TATCGATAAGACTTGGGGCTCCATTAAGAAGCTCATGGGAGATATTGTTGGAACCCCGCTCTTGCCGATGATGGAGAGTATCCGAGTTTCGACAGAAGGCTTTCTGGAAAGCCTTAAAGAGGCCAAGAAAGCAGGCAAGTTTGAAGACCTTCAAGCCGTAATAGCAGCACTAGGCACTGCTTTCCTCACAGTCAGAGATGCTGCGATTGGAGCATTTAAAGAAGTCGGCTCGGCAATCAAGACTATGCTTGGCGGCGACGCTGATTGGTCAAAGAACCTCATTGCAGGGATTCAATTCATTGCAAAAGCAATTGCAGGGATTATTTCACTCATTGGTAGTGTTGCATCGAATCCCCTTGTCATATGGGCCGGGGCAGCACTTATCAGCATTCGGTTAGTCTCCGGTATTCTGACATTCATAATTGGTAGCTTTACGCGGCTGCTTAACCTTTTTATGGTTCACCAAGGAAGTATCATCAAAGAGATAACAGGCGTAACGCAGTTGAAAGTTGCATGGGATGCTGCAACGGCAGCCAAGGCTCGATATGCGATTACGCCTGTAAGCAGTACGCCTAGCGGAGGTCCCGCGCCTTCTGGCCCAGGCTATTACGGACCAGGAGGAGGTCCCGGAGTTCCGCCTACACTTCCTGGGAGCTGGACAGGAGGGGGTCCCCAAGGGTCAGGTCCTAGTCCTTATGGTCCTGGTGGCGGTCCAGGAGTTCCCCCGACTTATCCGGGAAGTTGGACAGGAGGCGGGCCAGAAGGCCCTGCCCCCGTTCCTAGTGCAGGACAACAGCCTCCGTCGCAGTTTGTTCCTACGCCCGCCGCTGGGTCGTCTCGTTTTGCCATGCCGCAAGTTCCTTTGGGTGCGCTTGCTACTCCTGCAATAGGCGGGGTAATGGCCGGAGCCTTTGTAGGCGAACCCGGCACAGTAGGCGGGAATATTACAGGTGTTCTAGCAGGCGCAGCACAAGGTGCGTTAATTGGATTGGTTGTTCCTGGCATAGGGACCGCCATCGGCGCATTAGGCGGAGCAATCGGCGCGGCGTTTACAAAGATTGCAATGAGTGTTCCTGATCTTCTTGATACTTTAGGTATTACTCAAAAGGCAGGCGCGGTTATCACTAGCATTTTTGGTGGCAGAGGAAAAGGACCAAAAGCAGAAGCAGAAGCAGCAGAGCATGCAACCAAGATGCAAGGGATCTATGAGACGCAAATTAGCACAGACGTGGCTGTAAAAGGACCAGGCCAAGTCAAGTATATGGAGGAATTAAAACGGGCGCAGGAGCAATATAAAAAGACCTTTGGAACCGAAATGCCTGCGGAGGTCGAAGCTTCATTTAATAAGGCATGGAAGAGCGTCATTGGTGCGGCCAAAGATGCACTTAATAAGATTGGCAAAGATGCAACTGGTTTTGGCGAAACAGCAGGCAATGCTTTTGAGCAAGCCGCTGCTCGTGGTAACACTATTGAGGAGAAGCTTTCTGCTATTAGCAAAGAGTATGAAAGTCTCAAACGGCAAGTGGATGAAACTGCTCATGTCATGGAGAAGATGAACGAGTTTACACTTGAGCATGCCAAGACCGAAATCATGTCCATGACGCAATCGGCAGAGGAAGGAGCCCTTCGGGTGGCTCAAGCAGAGGCAACAGCGGCCTCGACTCGTGTTGCTCTTGCCCAGGATAGCTATGCCAAAGTCACGGCATTATTGGAGCAGAGATACGCGGCTGAAATAGCGAATATTGATAGGTCTCTTGCCATTGCCGAATTGGAAGAAGGCAAACGACACAAGCTTGAAGAGCAGAAGCGCGAATTGAAAGAAAAATATAGCAAGGATCGCTCCGAAGCTTACCAGAAGGCAACCGATACCATTATCGGTGAGATGAACAAAGAAGAGCAGGCGATCCAAAAGCTAATTGAGAAGCACCGGGAACTGACCAAGAAAATTGAAGAGAACGCCGTCGAGGGCGGAAAGGCCCTGACTGCGGTGACTGATAAGTCTCTTAGTGAATGGGCTCGGTTGCAATCCTCATTCAAACAGGCTGCCGAGGACTTGAAACGGGCTGTTGATCTTATGCCTACGCAGCCTGAGCGGGCCATAACATTAGCACAATCGGCAAGGCAGGCGTTCCAGGCTTTAGCCCAAGATGTTCGTGCGCTCACGCAAGAGTTGATTGCAGGCGAGAAGTCTTTCCAAAATATCTTCAGGGAGATTGAGAAGGAAGGCAAGACCCCCTTTGAAAAGTGGTTGCTTGACCTGCGTAATGTTCAGGACGATTTGGCAGAAGCACAAGCAGTAATGGCCTCCGGTGATTTCAAGAAAGCCGCCGAACTCTTCAAAGAAGTAGGAAGCAAAGCCGGAGGCTTAAAGACTGCACCCGAAGGAATGGCTCCAGATCAGGCTGCCAATGTTGCTGCGCAGTTGGTTCAGCAGGCCCTGGAAGGTTACAGGACGGCGCAAAAACAACAGATTGCCGATGCGCAGAAACTCAATGACAGCCTTATTGCCAAGATCAAGGAAGCAACGGAACTGGCGAATCAAGGACTAGTTACACAGCTTAGTGAAAACACTAAGATGACAGAGCTTCATAGGCAGACCCTTGCTAAGCTAATTGCTCAAAATGAAGTATTCCTTGCACGCGGCTCCGGCACTCCAGGAGCACAGCCGCCCGGAACCGAAGGAGGACAACAACCCGGAGCGGGCGGAGGTGCGCCTGCAGGCGGATCAGGAACAGAAGGAGGGGGTTTAATTCCTGCTGCACAACAATCCTCGCCCGGCGGGTGGTATGGAACCCCAGGCGCTGTTCCCGGCGGCGCAGTTCAAGTAAGTCCTGAGGAAGAAAAAACGCGTAAAAAAGAGGAGGCCGAATACCAGGAGCACCTTGCTCAATTGAATGCCCCGACGTATGAAGCCAAGCGAACAGAATTGTCCGCCGAAGAAAAAGCTGCTTATGCGACGACACAGCAATATGAGGAAGGCGGAAGTGTTGAGTCAGGCAAGCTCGCAGAAGCGCAGAGAATAAACGAAGCACGGTTACAGCGGAAGTATGAAGAAGACGAGGCGATTAGACAAGAGCAAGAGCGCAACAAGATTGGAAAGGACAAATATGCCGGACTAAGCCCGGAGTCAATTCTTGAAAAGTTTAGCACTGCTTTTGTTGAAGGAACAAGTGCAGCACAAGAAAAGCTAGCTCCGGAAGGCAGAGCGGGCGAATCCCCAACGGCTCAGCTTGCATCATTCGCAGAGGATATGCAGGACATAGTGGAGACTTTCGGAGAGATGAAAGAGCCGATGATGGCACTTGCAGCAGCTATTCAAGACGGCAGCCTCAAGGTGACAATTACTTCTGGTGAGTCTCAGACCCAGGACTATGAAATCCCGTTCAGCGCATAGGCAGGCATGGACATAGAGATTGACATAAAGACCAAGAAGAAGCAGAAGAAGCGGAAAGAAGCCGATCCGGTAGTCGAAACCCCGGAAGTCTACCCGACCATGCTTCCGACAGATGATCCATTGGAACTAGAGACTGTTTTGACCTTCTTTGATGGTGGGACGAAAAAGAGTGGCAGTAACTGGATAGACATTCCTGGCTGGAACAATGACTACGAAGAGGAAGATCCTGGCAACTACAAAATGACTGAGCAATACACCACAGATTGGCAGGCCCGGACGCAGAAAGAGTTTGTCCATGCGCCTAAGAATGTTGATGTGCATATCTATGCTGCAACGGATTCAAGAGTCAATCCTGATGTAATAGCAGAGGAGTACGGCGAAGCAAATGACGAGCGATGGGAACGTAAACCCCTTTTAACTATGGCCTATGATTGGCAATTTCCAGGCAACCGATGGCATGTTGGAGGAAGCTATTCCGCAATAATCGGCGGGGCCGATACTCTCAAGTCAGATATGGGAGGGTTTAATATTCGAGCCATTCTCAAATCAGATAAAGATCAAGAAGTGCCTACGGCAATTATTGATCCAAGCATGTTTCATGCACAAAAGGCGCGAACACTTCAAATGAAATGGCCTTATCATGTAAATGAATTACGGCCCTTAGTATATCATGGATTCACTGGCGGCACTTATGGTCTTCAAGTCAAAGATCTATCTAAAGCTTGGGCGCATTATATCAATGGTCCATCGTCTGAAGATTACACGTATGAGTGGATTGAAAGTCCCTATTTTTGTCCTTTTGATACAACAGACGATGTGAATTTCAAAGTAACCCGAACTCCTAATTTTGAAGATGACGAATCATCAGGGCTCTTTATTGATGGACGGGAGTTCGATGTTTTCCTGATGCCCTGCCGGTGGGCGTTTGTGAATTATTATCATCAGCAGGTACTGACAGGAGATACTGCAGTGACTTCCGGTCTTTCTGATTATTCCGGGTTGCCTCCGGCTCCAGATGAGGATTCTTTTGATTTGCATGATGAAATGCGGTATTACACTGCTTCAGGAAGTGAGGAGAATGCAACAGTTACCGCCAATATAATCAAGAGTGATTGGTATGTCGGTATTATGTGGGGGCGCTGGCCTTGTAGTTATACTCCTACTGGGTGGCTTCCAATGGGCGGCATAGGGGATGGAGAACAAGAAGGGTGTCAGAAATCGAATTTGGAAAAAATCAGCTTTTTTCAGTATACAGATTTAGGTGTTGAAGGATGGCAGCTAGATCTTGTAGGCACGTTGAGTTTAATTAACCAAGAGACCGCGGAAGACGCCAAAGCCCATTATCTTGCAACTACTGCCGAAAACGAGACAGCAGAACAGCGGGCCGCCCGTGCAGAAGACATTTATTCCGGCGGCGGTGGCGATATTCATATCATTCGTGATGGCAGCAGTTATTATGTAAAACTCGGCATTCAAACGGGTAATGGCGACGAATGCGGCAACTTAGACTGCGTCAAACAGGACAAGTATTTAATGCCTCCGCCGGAAGGATCTCAAGGGGCAGATATTTATAATCTCCAAGCAGAAATGGCAGTTCCCTTTAATAACCCGGTTTTTGATGTAAGTTGCATTTGGTCGTTGATTGAAAATTCTACGTATTGGCAACAAATAATCAAACCGTTGAGAGACGCCGCCAAGCCCGGAGGCAATGGAAGCATAGGCAGTCCTATGCAGTCTAGTCGTATAGACGAGATTCCGTATGGCTTTGGTATTAGTCCTTCAAAAGCCGGGTCTTTAGTAGCGATAATAAGGAGTGGAGGAGATGCCTGGTATGTTTGGCGTAAGACGAACGAGAATTTTGAAACGGAAGGGCGCATTAGAACCAAAGAAGGCGGAGCCAAAGGCCACCTTTCGTTCCTCTCAAGAAACGCCGACGGGAGCCTTGAAAACTACTCAGAGGGAAGTAGTCCTGATGGCTATAACAAATACTGCGACGGTGAGTTTCCAGAGCAATTCAGTGGCGATTCCAATCGAAAACTTACCGCAGTCGGGCGCGCCGGTGTTCTTGAAGATGGAGAAGACGATCCAGGACAAATGTCAAGCCTCAAACTTGCCAAGTGTACCGCAGATGGCCCTGGAGGGTACACTTTGCATACGCCGATCTATGTCTTAGCCTCCAAAGAACGTGCAATGGCCGATGCACCCCGGCAGATGTCCGAGTGGTTGCTTGGTTATAATTTTTGGCTGACAGGTCGGTTTGCCCGAGTGCAGTACATATGGATTCTTGGCTTATCAGCGCATGATAGGAATTTGTTCTAATGCAGTGGATCTATGATGGGCAACTTCAAGCGACTTTGACAATTCCCTTCTATCCGGTAGGCACGGACAAGATTTTTCAAGTTCGGCTTGCAACTAAGGATGGAGAGAGTTTGTTGAAAGCGTATCTTTGTTTGGAAGATGCTGATTTCGTCGGCTCGATATGGGCCAGAATCAAAGGAATGACAAAGTGGTATAAAGTCGGTTATTTGTGGGATTCAGAATGCTTCTTAGGCTCCATTGGTGACTGGAGTTTTGTTGACATTGAAATCAAGATTGCATTGCCCGCTTCGGTTACTAGCGGAGCGTATCGAGTCCGGTTTGTCGCTCTTCATGGCGACAGAGAGCACGGCCCGAACAGGAACTTCTGCGCCAATGTACCGGACTCCTTGCCTCTCTTTGGTGACGATGAATTTAAAGCCCCTCTTTGGTCCGGCTCGTTAGAAGGTTGTCCCGGCTGGGAAACAGGATCAAGCTGTGCGCTCCCGGTTTATGGGCACGCTATAGCTCGCGAAAATATTGCTCCACATAAAATTGTTACGACATATCTTGTAGATGGGGTTAAGAACGTGAAGTTAGCAACCACAGACACTGTTCAAAACGCCGCTGCCGTTGGAATGGTTGTAACAAGTATGGGTTTCCCCTGTCGAGTTGAAGGCGCAGCAACTACGACATCGCCCGATGGGCGATATGTCTACCAGTACGGTGGACAAGAAATAGATGAAAACGGAAATTTGATCGATACGTTTTATCCGGAGATATGGCGATTCGATACTCAAACAGGGGAGTGGGTCATGCTTGGAACTTGCGGACAGACCATTATCAGAGACGCAATGGTAACATTGTTAGCCGGAGTTTTATATATTTTTGGTGGTTTTGATGGCAATTTCACCTTTTATAAGACACTCTATGCGTTTAATCTGATCACGAATACTTGCACACAACTTGAAGACGGGCCGATTGAACGGGCAGCAGCGCTAGCCGTTATTAATGAACCAGAGATTCATTATATTGGCGGCTGTAATATCAATGGAATAGTAACGCAGGCAGATTGGTATGATATTGTTGCAGAGGAGTGGCATACGATTGCATTGCCCTCAGATGTTCCAGAGCCAGGCGAGCCCGGCAGCCCTTTACCAAAAGAGTCTTACATCAGCAATCTGCCGATTTTGGCTTTTAACACCAATCCTACGTTTCATTGGTCATGGTTTTGCCACGTAACACCAGATACGGAGGGCACTGGAGCATATTACCTTTATTGGAGCATTTACCCACCTTATGGTCCGAAGACGCAGGACGTTTATTATGAGATGCGTAAATACAATTTCTTGACCCATGAAGCGGAGTTGCTCCCGATTCCCGCATCCCTTCCAGAACTCACTTCCCTATGGAATGTACACTACGTATGGCAAAGGATTGATGAGTCGTCTACGCATTCTATAATGTATGACGGCAAAATATATTATGGACGGCCCTATTGGATCAAGACCACACATGAGGATACCTCTTTCGACTTTGTCGCAGATGGGCCTCTTGTGGTTTATGACATCGCTTCGAATACGTTTTCAATAACTTCGGCACCTAATTTTGCAGCACCTACCACTGGGGCATTTATTCACGGCACCGGCGGCGACATTGACAAAGGACCGGAATTTCAATTGTTAGGTGTGAAGCCCTTTGCTTATGACGGCAAGCTTTATTACAGTTATGGCGGCGTTAATAGCGCATTTATAGAAGAAGAGACCTGGGAACCATTGGTTTTTTTGGTCTATGATATTGCTGCAGACACCTGGGCCGAGCCTCAAATATCCAATATAGTGAGAAAAGGCACTTTTTTCAATAGTGGAGTCGTCGGCAACCAACTCTATATGCATGGTGGCAGGGGCATGATTGGCTGGTTTCCTGACTATGTCAATCCGCTGGCAGTCATAACTTTGCCTGGCGTCTTTGGCGTACTCGATGAAGCTCACGCCCTTGAGGGGTATTCAATAACGAACGGCACTCTGGATTGGCAAATGTCTGTGCAATATCCGCCAATAGTAATAGATGGCATGATGTATTGGCTTGGATGTTACACGAATTACCCACATTGGCCGGAAAATTATGGATATTCAATATTCAAGATGGACCCGGCAACCCACGTTTTCAGTCTAATGCTCACATATTCTTATACTGGAAGTAGCAGTCCCAAATGGCCTGATGGACCACAGCCGACAGGAAGCCCTGCGGATATAGGCGCCCTGGGCGGGTCTTCTTCAGAGTTTCCTTGTACGGACCTTGAGGTATACACAGATCAATTCCTTTCGTATATTCTAATAGGCGGAGATTGGAGTATTGTTTTCAATCCTCATGGGACTGGGCTGCGGTATAATGTTGCTGGCAAGATTGCTTACATTCAAAATCCAGACGGAAGCATTACGATTATAAACTGGGGTTCGACAGCAAATATAGCCGCCGTACCGAACAAGGAACCCGTAAATCCTCCGGCATACGATCCAGTCAAAAAGACCTGGAAGACACCGGCGCACGCTCCCGCAACAGCCCCCGCAGGATATGGCCCTGGAGTGATTCCGTTTCCAATAAATGTAAACGGCGATATGCAGATTGGCAACCGAACGTATAGTCAAGAAAATGGGAGGTGGTTGTAGTGGCAGGGGTGTCAGCGGTGTCAGCGGTACAAACTGGCGATACTTGGTATTTTTGGAACGGCATCATCTTGGTCATGATGGACATAGCTACAGGAGCCACCAGAGTCGTTCGTATGGGTGGCGGAAAATTTCTTGCACAAGGATTTGTAACTAATGATGCCTGGAATTGGGTTCCTGGAAAACTACTTTACCTAGCAGCCAACGGAACAATGACCCAAACAAGACCGACAAGCGGCCCCGTCACTGTGTTAGGAATAGCTTATACGTCAAAGAAGATTTGTCTTGACCCAAGACCGCCCAAGATGGCTCTAGGCTTTTCTCCTGGGAATTGGGATGGCACAATGACTGACTTTTTCACAGACGATATTGCCGATTTTTTCGAGTGAGGGTATCATGAGAGCAGCAACGTATGTATCGGAAAGCAGCTTTACCGTTAATGGAAATTTCGAGCAATTTTATGAAACTGGCCTTGCCGTGGAACTTGTTCAAGGAGCAGACCCTTCGATCAAAACTTACGTTTCCGGGGCATCGTATAATGCTGAAACGAGCAAAACAACCGTAACTGTGGGGGCTACGAGTCTGACGGCTAACCTAACGGAGGTCTTGAACTCGCGTGTGAGTCCTTCAAGTATTCCCAGTACTGTCCCTCAGTTAGTTAATGGATTGATCCCGTCTCAGTTACTGCCGCCGATGGGAGGATTGCCGGATGGAGTTTATTTGCTTCCGATTACGTCTCAAAATCAATTTAGAAGTGCCCTGCCCGTATCTCAGGCAAGTCCTGCATATTTTGCACTTTCTAGTAATAGAGCGTATTTTGTGTATCTAGGGTTAGTGGCGAAAGCTTGCGTTCCAGTTTCACTATGGTGCCGTGTGGCTTTGCAAGGAACAGGAACCCCTGTAGCAGATTGTGGGTTGTTTTCAACCCCTAACGCGCCAAATGGTCAGGCACTCGTCTTTACGAAAATTGCCGCTGTTGATATGTCTTCTGATATTTATATGTCAGGGGGGACAGGAAATGCCAAGAATACGTCTTCTCCGTTTGGGGCCGAAGTAGCCGCGGGAACTCACTTATGGGCAGGATTACGAGTAGCTTATGGAAGCGGTCAGCCGTCACTTTACATGCTTAATTACGTACCAGATTGGGGCAAGGGCGAAATTCAAGTGTGTAGTTCTGCTGGGGCTTTAACGAACAGCAGCAGCACCTGGACTGGACAGGTGTGGGTTGGCAATATGCCCGATCTTAGAGTAACCCTGGATTAAAGGAGATATCATGGGCATTCCCGCAACATATATTTCGGCAACTCAGTTCAGCATCGAGCATGAGTTCGATAATGAATTTCCGATAGGCCGTAAGATTTATGCAAATCAAGGGATAGACCCTCTTTTGGAAGTGGGAGTAGCCGCTGTTAGCTATGATGCTGAAAATGATTTAACCATAGTGACGATTGATGAAAGCAGCCTCACCTCAAACCTAGTCAGTATCAAGCTCGGAACCGGGGATGCCACATCGCTCGGTTTGCATTATCATACCGGCAAAGATGATGCAGGCTATATTCCTGCATCAGTGCTTTCCGAAGCACAAGTGGACGTCTTGCGGAGAATCCCGGACCCAACCGGCGCGCCGGACGGGCAGATACTTGTCACCTATTTAGGCCGGTATATTCTCACAACACCAATGGTACAGCTATTCTCCACGACTACCACGACAACGACCAGTACCACGACAACGACCAGTACCACGACAACGACTGTATAAGGATAGAAACAATGGCATTGCCAGTAGTTTTAGGACGAGGAGAACTTTATGTCGGCGGCACGTATATCGGAAACTGCACCCAAGTGAAGTTTGCCCCGAAAATGCCTATTATGAAGCATTATGACTGCCGAGGTGGCCAGAAGGTTGCAGATTGGATCTTTATCACGCAACGGGAGTTTTCCGGCTCGTTTCAGACTGATTATATTACACCGCATAACGTGAGTCTATTTTTAATAGGCGCAATGGGCGTGTCGCTTAGGTTTGTTGGTAAGAACCCGATCAGTTCCGGTCCGTCAGTTACCTATTCATTTACGGATGTGACCATAACTCCCGGAGGCGATGCGGACTTGATTGGTGATGATTGGCAAAAGTTACCGTTCAACTTTGAAGGAACATCTGTCCCAAGTGCCGGAGTTTCCGCTGGTGATCAAGGCTATTCAGAATGGATTTCGGCCAGCACGACAACCACAAGTACAACGACGACAACGACGACAACGACCACGACAGTATAGAAGAGGTGTAGAATGTCAGTTCCTTCGGTAGTATTAGGAGGCGGCGTATTCAGTTGCAGTGGGTTTTCTGGTAACTGCACGAAAGTGACGTTTGCTCCTAAGATCGAAGTGGCAAAGTATGCAGATTACAGCACAGGCGTTAAGCGATGGGGCAAGATTCGGGCGTCTTTTCGTGGCTTCACTGGAATGTTTGTTACCGACTACATTACTGGCGGCAACTTGGCTTTGTTTATTGCGGGCATGACCGGCACTTCCCTAGCTTCTGCTAGTTTTTCTGGTGTAACCGCAGACGGAAGATCTTCGTCCTATACGTTTACAAATGTGGCGATTACGCCAGGGGGAGAAACGGATCTGATCAATTTCGATAAATTTCAAGAGGTGCCCTTTGCTTTTGAAGGGACAATGACAATGCCAAGTGGCGGCGGAGTATAAAGATGGTATTATTTGGTTTGCATTATAGTTGGAATGGGGTATGTAACCCCGCAGAGGAATGAAGCATGAACATCTTCAAGATTTCTCACTCAAGAAATGGAAACACAATTTTCGCAAGTCTGCGAGTGGGGAGAAATCTGGACAATATGAAACAGGCTGGAGCCTTCACGCTTTCCCCCCTTGAATGGGAGCAATTTTGTTATAACTTGGACGCAGGATGGCCGAAGGCTGAACTCATAATGGAAGACACGACATTACCAGAGCCAAAAGAAGCAGGTAGTTAATAAGATGCGCTCAGACAAGTTTATATGCCCCTCATGTGGAGACGAGAAGACAGCCAAGGAAGAGATCCTTCCTGTAACCGTCTTAGAGGGGCATATTTTGCACCTTTTTTGCACTAAATGCGGCTTTCCATATAGAGTCACAGTCACGGATGGGCAATATGATATAGGGCCTATTTTAGCGGTGGATGAATAATGGCCGGAACAGTCACACCATTATTGACTAATATTTCTCTCTGTGAAGCCACTACGGGGTGGTCGATAGAGTCTGGTTGTTCGGGTGCTCCTACATTGACCCCCGCCCCTCCTGATAATATAAACATTCAAGGATCATACTCTGTTTATTCCTATAATGCCGGCGGTGCTGCTAGAGGACACTCGTATGATTTGGGCGGAAACACTGATCTTCGCAATCTTAATATTTATTGCTGGTTCAGTTTCTCCAATAAGGCAAATATTCCCGTTAAGGGCTCTACAGGCATGCGGCTTAGAATCTATGACACCGCTGTTCGCGGAACTACTTGGTCTGAATGGGATCTGTTCGGGTCTGATACGCTTCCACATGGCGGCTGGCTTCCGTGGGTTGTCAATACTTCTATCTCGCCATCAAGGAATGGTGGTGGTGGTGCTGCAAATCTTCAGACTGCCCGTTGGGTAGGCTGGATTTGTGGTGGAACTGTTACCGGCAAGACCTATATTTATCACGATGCCTGGAGATACGGAACAGGTCTGAATATCAAGGGCGGGACTTCAGGAACACCTACATCCCTGGCGGATCTCTATACTTACGATGCGGCCAATGCCTGCGGCGTAATTGATAAAATCAACGGAGTGTATTTTGTTCAGGGCCAGCTTACGATTGGATCAACGACGGGAGGAGACGCTACCTACTTCAAAGACACTTCTCAGGCCGTAGTTTTCAAAGACGGCATGATCCCTGACGGATTCTACGACCTCAAGCTCCAAGGAAACGCCTCTGCGAATACGGAAGTTTACTTTGGGGAATTAACAGGAGGCCGTGGTATTTCTGGATGCCTCTTCAGATGCCAGAGTCCCTCACAGACCCCGAAATTCAAGATCACAGCCACAGACACAAACATCACTAAATTTGGACTCTATGGTTGCACAATACTGAACGCTGGAATAATCGCTGGACAGGCTTACAATGCCGACAAACAATTCGTAGACTGTTCCATTATTGCATCTGCCGCAATGGAGCCAAATACCGGAAAAGTTCAGTATTGCAACTTCATTTCTGCTGCGGGATCTGCTATCAAGCTGGCTTCTACTTCTCACCATACGGACTACTGTAACTTCATATCCTGTGTGGATGGTGTGGAACTCACCGCCGCCGGGAACGCTTATACTTTCTCTGCCCTTATGTTCTCCGGCTGTACGTATGATGTGAAGTTCTCTGCTTCCGGCACGGCGTATGTCACGCCGACAAACTCTTCCAATGTTTCAACACACCATGAAACAGGAGGTGGCACTACCACGATTAACTATGTCCAAATTACACTTAGAATAAATGGCTTAATTACTGGGAGCGATGTGGTTGTTTATACAGCCGGGACCACAACGGTCCTTGTGAGCCAACAGGAAAATAGTGGAACCTATTATGACTATGTATACCCCAGTGGAGACGCTGGAAACAATATAGATGTTGGGGTGTTTCTGGCAGGATATAGACCTACGTATGTTCGGGCGTATACACTCCTGTCGTCTAACGCTTCACTTCCAATAGCGCAACAAATAGACAGAGACTATCTTGTATAAAGGAGAATGAAATGCCGAAGATTACCGATCCCGACAGCTTGGTAGTAGATACCGAAATCAGTTTTAACCTTGCAAGCAAAACTTTTACCTTGCATGAAGCCGGAAACCTTGTAGCGAAAGATGGAGTCACAGGCAACGCAATCTGGGCAAAATTTGTTGACCTGTGGACTTCTGCAACATATCAGCCGTATCCATTCCCCATGAACGTCTTGGATGCACGGTCTGGTCAGTTCATTTTTGGGCAAGATCCAGGTGGAACTTATAATGGGTGGAAGCCTGCTGACGACACAACTCGCCAGATGATTCGAGATGCAGGTTGGTCAGAATACTCTAGTGGCGGAGTGCTTCTCAGACAGTATGTGGGTATGGTCGCCCTGGCTTCTGGATATCCTTCTGGAGCACAGTTCTACTATCAGAAGGATAGTTCTGAGGCAAGTGCGGACTTCACGTTCGATGATGCTCCAAACGAGGCAATTCAGGTCTTTGGGGATGCCGCCAACGGAGACTTCGACACTAGGACGTTCTTCAAGCTGTTCTGTCGTGAGTATAATTATCTCTACGACGATGCGGTTTTGGGAGATGTTGGTGAAACAGGGACTGGTGCATATAAGGTCGCTCTGCCCGTTGCCGTTGGGTCGGACTTAAAAATCACGGCAAACGATACGGCTGTCTTGTCTGCTCCCTATGATGCAATCAAAATTCGGTATTTTTCTGGTGCTTTCACGAGAGATATTGATACCGAAGGGGTAGGAAGAAGCTTTGGCATTGTCATAGATGTTGGGACTCATAGTGGTATAGATGGATCGGCTCCTGGTAGTGGATCAGTCTTGACTTCTGCGGCTGGAGGAATGACCGTAGACGCCTTCAACGGTGGGACTCTAACTATCTATGAGGGAACAGATGCGGGAACGTCTTTCCCCATTACTGATAATGACGCAACAACCATTACAGTCACAGGGACTATTGCCTCTGGCTCTAACTTGTCATTCACGGCACAGAAGGCTACACCTACAGTTGCAACGCTTCCCCAGATTTACACGAAAATCCAGTATCAACTTCGTCAGGACTCGAACATCAATGCCGCCTCTGGAACCGTCAATGGCAAGACCGCTACGATGTTGCTCAATTTCGTTGGTGATTCTTTGAAGGCTGGTTTTTATGCTCCTGCTAATTCGCAAGGCGGTGGAACTGGAGTTCTTATCCAGGGTCATAGAGATGCCGACTTGAACTCCATTGTCTTTTATGACAATTCAGCGACTTCTCGTGAATACCCGTATGCCTCCGCAGGAACAATCAACTCCAATGCGGTTTTGACTGCTGGAGGAACTGGCTACTACAGGATGTATTTCACGACCCTCCCCGGAGCGAATAATGATTATGGAGAGGCTAACGCAGTGACAGTGAACGACAAAGATGGCAATCCGATTACTGGAGCCATTGGATCAGGTTCCATTTCGTTCTCGTTTGACTACTCTAATAATGTGCAGGGAGGCAGAACGGGTGGTACTGATGCAGCCGTAACGCTTGTTGCAGGGAATCCAGGTAGTGCAAAGCCAGTTGTTACAACAGGAACACTTACGGCCAGTAAGAGTATTGTGCTAACGCTGACCGCTGAAACCGACCGAGCCTACATAGCGTAAGGTGGAACATGGCGGTTGTATTTGATGGCCCCAATAAACGGATAATCGTCCAGTTAGGAACCGACATCCTTGATATAGCGGAGATGTATTCAAGATGGGTGGACTGGTTCCTAACTGGCGATAATTCAAAATACCTTCCTGCCATGAAATATATAGGAACAGACCCGACTCTGCCGGGGCAGTCCGTAACCCCGTATTTCTATATGCTGAATGGTTGGAAAGTTGATGCGTGTTGCGAATTTGAAGGACTGAATCATGAGTTAGACGTTACGGGCATCCTTTTGAGTGATGATTTTAGCAGTCCTTATTACATGGACCCAACAATGCCCATGACAATGCTGAAGGCCATTGTCCCCATTAGAACTGAGACAGTATCCACTAGCGGTTCAGATATAGATGTTCCTTCGATAGTGAATGGAGTCTGGGGAGAATCAGTTAAAACTGGAATGACTGCAAAACAGGCAATAGTGGAGATTTCAGACTTTGTAGAAGATCCCCCAGCCGCATCTGTTGACGTGCCTGCGATTGTTGATGGCCTTTTAAATACGGAGGACACGATAAAGGTCGGAATGAGCGTGAAGGATGCTCTGGTGGAGACATCCGACTTTGTTGAAGGCTACACGCCACCAGCAGCAATTGACATTCCGGCAATCGTGGATGGTGTTCTCAATACCGAGGATAGCATAGATGAAGGGAAAGACCTCGGCACAAGTATTCGGTCTCTTCTGACATTGCTTGCCCTTATTGCTTCCGACGCGGAACAGAGCGCGAAACTCGCAGCCCTTTTCCAGAGGTTCGCATTAGACCAAGCAATACCTGTTGTCCATGCAGACACCAGCATTGTTGCGGGTGATATCCATATAGCGATAACGGACAATCAGGATGGCACCTTTACGGAGCAGAGACAATGAATCCGATCCTGGCCCGAATCCATATGGGAGTAATGGGTGGCGCTTTTCAGTCAGCCACATATGGATGGTTCGGTGTTTCCCTTGCCGCATTCGGCAAACTGATCGTGGCCTTTGTTCTTGGGATCAAACAAGCGACGGTCCTAAATGTTGGGGTCAAAAAGTCCTCGATAGAGTTTGAGGTTTGATATGGACGTAGTGGAGTTCAGCCTGTTTATTCATACAGCCCCGGCGCTAGAGGCGGGCATTTATTTTTTGATGTCCTCGGACCTGTCAACCATGCCTGTGTCCGAGTGGTCCGTTGGTATCCTCAAAGAGGCGAGTATGGAGATCTGATATGGCATTGCCGCAAGAAATACATGTTGATGATGTAGGGTCCGTATTCAAAGTTACCATATACGATGGGGCGACAGTGGTTGACTTAAGTGGCGCGACCAGCATTGTTTTGACGTTCAAGAAGCCGAACAAGGCTTTGGTTAGGAAGACTGCAACAAACTTTACTGATGGTAAAGACGGCGTTGTTAAATATACCACAGTGGCTGGTGATCTTGATATTGCAGGTAACTGGAAACTACAAGCAGAGGTCTTATTCACAAGCGGCCACTGGTGGTCAAATATCGTTGAGTTCCCGGTTTATCCGAACCTGAAATAGGAGGCGTGCGTGGCCGTTACCTTTGTTAATCCTGTATCAGTCATTGAATGCGATCCTATGGTCATCGGTTCGGATACCCCAACGCTCGGCGGTATGGTTTTCCTTCGTGTCTTGAATCCGGCTGTTCATGGTAAGAAATACAAGATTCAGTATAGGTGGGAACCCTGGGCGACTATAACCGCACTCCGGGCAGCACAGATAGGGCAAGTTCCGGTATATTTTCCCATTGCCGGGAATGCAATGATTGCAGCGGATGGAGGGCTGCCCGCACCGAAGCACCCCGTTTATGGTACAGAAGCAGATCCGACGCAGCTTGTAGGCGGCGACATGGACATTTGGGATGGCGAGGTGATCGTCATTAGCACAGGAACCTAGATGGCAGCAATTAACATTCCAGGCTTTATGGCTACAGTATTAAGGAACGGAGCCCCTGTTCGGTTTTCTGGGTGTAGTGTGGGTTTTACTGCAAACAAGCTCGGCTCGCAGTGGAGCATTGACTTTCCTATGCCGATGGTGATTTCGAGTACTGATACGTGGTCGATCATACTGGCTTTTGCAGGCTATTCCCGAACTCTCGTTAGCAATGCCCTTTCCGAGCTCTATGGGCAAGAAGATCAAGTTAATATCTCTACGACCAAAGTATCTAGTCAATCCTTGGATACGTCAGAGAACATGGATGTTTTGAACAACTATGGCATCCCGAAGAAGTTTTGCTTTATCAATCCAGAGTGGCTTGCAAAGCAAGAGAAAAGCGCCCATATTGATAATGGAATCGTAGTGAAAACGTCTTCAGGCATAGGGTTTTTCGGCGCTAGAACGGGGCCGCCAGAACGATACTTTGACCCCCTCGGCAAGCTGCCTGGCAAAGAACACGACATGAATTCCGAGGGCTCTTACGACTACCAATGTTTTTATGCATACAGTCATCAGGATATAGCCCGGCAGATATGTCAGATGATCGGCGTTCAGTTTCGAGTCAACTTGCCGGACATTCAGCTTATCGATGTTTGTACCTTTGAAAGCGGCACGAAATGGTTTGATGCGATTACTGCAAATTTCTTGATGTGGGCTCCAGACATTAAGCCAGAACGGGATGCAAAGGGTAATCTGGTTGTTTCTGTTGAAGACGTTATGCGCGGACCGACCGGCCCGGCAGTTTCGGAGATAGTCTATATCGACAATGCGTCGGTCGAATCCATTAGTCGACAGCTTTCCCGTCCCTCGGATTCAAATCGGCTTGTAGACCATATCATAATCACTGGGCGTAAAACCAAAGATACGACCACGATTATTCAGAATGATCAGCCTGATTATTCAGAGGTCGAAATCCCGGCTTATTTCTTTGAGCCCTCATTCAAGATAGAAAGTTCGTTTAAGGAAGCCGACCTCTCAAAGAATAAGATGCTTGGTGCATACACTGGAAATTTTGGAATCGGCCAGGACGAGTACCAAGTAGGTCCGGTTAAAGACACAGTTCATTATCTTTACTATCATGAGTGGAAGGATGGCAAGAAGTTTCGGCGCATTCCTGTAGCAGAGTCTGTCCATGCCTATGATATACACGGCGAAGTCAGTAAAACCGTCACGACACATTATTACGGGCCAGACAAAGGAAAAGTTGTCAAGACTACGGAAGAATATTATTTCCTGACAAACATGCCGGGAAGTAAGGACAAAAAATTATACCGGGTAAGATGTAAGACTACTCTTCAGAATTATGTCATCAAGCCTTTGAATTTGACGCTGACAAAGGAATTAATCGAGGATGCAGTGGTTTATAACGAAGTTACCGTTAATGTAGGCAACGGTCCAGAAACAAAGCGGACCGATCCAAAGCCGTTGATGGAAGTATTGCGGTCGAACCCGAATTTTATTAGCAAAGACTCCAAGACTACACAACGCATTATGGAGATGACGACTTACTTTAAGTTTACCCGGATAGACCGGTGTGATGATCGGACCCTCATTAAGACTGATGTGTCCTTTAATGTCTTGGCTAAGAACCTGCCTCAAGTCAACTCACAGATCCTTGACAATCCTCAACGAGGTCCGGGAGCATCTTCGACTGATAAAGATGCCGTTTTTAGGCGGGAGTATACAGACCCTCGTGCGGTTGGTCGCTATATCAATGGCAGAGGGCCGTATTATCATCCGGCAAAGACAATCAATCATCCTGACATTTGTACAGAGGAGATCGCATGGGCAATTGCTCAACGGATCTTTTATCGCAAGCAACTGGCCCTAAGCCCCACGCAATGGCAGATTACCTTGAATGAAAAAGTTCCTATAACGCTGGATTATACCGCATTGCAAATAGGGATCAGTGACTTGACCCGTATTGTCAATGGGGAAGAAGTCACAATACCCGGAGATATTTATTCATTGCAAAAGGTCAATTATCAGGTTACAACAACATCGGCTAAAGGCGGCGCGAAGGTCGTTTTCAACGAACAGATCGTGATAGGAAACTAAGATGACATGGCAGCTTTCTTATAACCAAGCGGGCGAACTCATTCCGGCAGATATATCCTTTAGAAATGTTCTGGGAAGTCCTATTTCTGCGGTTAATCGTATTGCCCCTTATGCAGCAGGCTGCCAGACTCCCCCGGCGGGTATTTTTATCGTTACTGCAATTGACTCAGACAAGGTTATTGTGGAGCCAAAAGGATCGCAAGACCTCAAAAGTCCGGCTCTCAATAGCTCGCCTATAACCGTAGTCGCCGATGGCGCAACATGGAATACAAACGTCATCCCAGGACTAGCCATCAAATTTGGTGTATTTTATGCCGCATATCAAGCTGAAATAGGCGTCGGTTGCGTATGGGATAGCTCTGCACACTGGTGGCAGCGGATTACTGCTCTTGGCCTCGGCCTTGGAGGCGTAAGCGGCGCAGACATTAGTGTGATTGCTACGAATACCGGGACCGATCAGTCCAACAGCCAAGTCGTAGTTACCAATGCAGCCCGGCTCGTTAATTCTGCATCTGTCTCCAGACCGTTCTTCTCATTCCAACAGGTCGGTACCCTGAACCCGACCCCCGACGAATCCGCAGAAGGCACGCTGATCGCTTTTGATAATTATGTGGCAGGATCCCCGGGCACGGTTGATATTTTGGCTGACGGCGTTCCTATTAACGTATTCGACGTTACTCATTGGAACCTGATAATCGGCGGCTCAGGTTTGTTATGTGATGGCCTCACTGTTTATCGGTTCGCCGACGGCACTGCTTATCAGTCTTGTGAATTTGTTCTTTCCCCCGATCTGGCAGAGATGGACACAGCACAGATCTATGTCTCTGATGGTGGGGCTTTTGTAGAGCTTTTCGATGACCTATCAGGAGATTATGTCCCAGGCACAACAAGCATTTATCTCACTAGCACCGGGTGCGGCATGGGCGTGGTTCTTTCCGAGGATTCTGTGAACTTTCGAATGAGGCTCAGTCCCCCGGCAAGCAAAGATATTTCACTTAATCAGCGGCAGTTTTCAATCCGAATCTGTTCTGAGGGTGTTTAATGAACCCGGCATTTGAGGCAGCAAAGAAAAAATGGCTTCCCCGGCCCGACGTAAACGGGGTATTTCTAGCCCGCCGAAAGAAAGGCAAGGAATGGACAGACGAGATCTGTCTACAGATTCATGTCAAGAAGAAGTTGCCCAAAGACGCCTTGACAAAGGCGCAACTCATTCCTAAGACGATAAAAGGAGTCGCCACAGATGTTTTGGAGACTAATCCGGTCCTATCCATTGGTGGCGGCAAATGGTCCGCAGTTCAAGGCGGGCATTCAATCGGCATTGAAGAACAGACCGATGCCGGGACCCTTGGCCTTGTTATGCTTGCAGGCACGCCGCCGGTGCCTGTCGGGGTGACCTGCGCCCATGTGCTTTTAGTGCGCGGCGCAGGCTCGCCCACGCTCGGCGACTTTGTTATACATCCAGCCCAGGACGATGCCGGTAGGATTATTAGGGACAGGATCGGCGTTCCCCTTTCGCAGATCCTTGTTAGTTCAAGCCGGGATATTGCCTATTTCTCCGTAGATTATCCCTATGGCCTGAGTGTCCTTGATACGAATGTCATTCCTACTAATGCGGCAGATCCGGTGATTAACGATGTGCTGGAGAAAGTAGGCCGAACTACCGGTTGGACTACAGGCCAGGTTGCAGGCTCCGGTAACATTTCCTTTGATTACACTGAATATGGAGCGGGCGTTATCAGTGTGCCGGTTGTCTTTATGATTCCTTTAGACACGGATGATCCGGGTACTATTATTGCCGATGCCGGAGATTCTGGCGCACTTTGGTATTTCCCGAATACGCAAGATGCTGGCGGGATTCATACCGGGCATGATACTGTAGATAACATCGCCTATGCCGGGTATTTCGTTCCCCCTGCGAGCCCTATGATTCCCCTTGAGTATTTCAAGGACTATAAGGGCTCGGCGAACTTTGCAATTCAAAACGTATTCGATTCTAAGGGAGCCATGAATCTGTCTGGTGCATCGTCGCCTTTTGTTTCCCGGCTGACGGTAGTTAATCAAGACACAACAGAAGTACAATATCCAGCCATCACAGATATATATGCAGCGGCAGGTATTCAATTCATAGTTCCCGGCTCGTCTCCAGTTCCCCCTGAGGAAGTTACCCTACCAGTTTGGAGCGACCTGCCCGTGGTATGGAACGATTACCCGAATGCATGGGGCGACTATGGCGGCGAAAGCGGTTCCGGCGTAGCGATAGTGGTTCCGACGTATATCAGTTCGAATAGTTTTTCTGTGCCTTTGGATGTTGCTTCAGATTATCCCGAAGGCCGCAAGCTCAAGCTCATTCAAGGCACTGATGCGGTAGTCGCAGTCGTCAGCGCAGCCTATGCCGGAGGCATTACCACAGTGGTTGTCGATCCGGCATCCGTGCAGTCTGATGTTGTACAGATCAAGTTTGCCCCGATTATCCCGGACTCTTTGCCTATCCATTTCCACCCACAGATCCAGGATAACTTTGCACAGGCTAGTCATGGATTTTCGGCACTTACAGCGATTTATCGCAAATCTGATTCGACTTGGGCTAAAGCTAAAGCTGACGCACTTGCTACTGCTGAGGCTGTTGGAATTGTTGAGAGCGTATCAGGGAACGACTTTACTGTTATCTTCAGCGGCTTAATTAAGAATCAAATAGATCTTACGCCAGGGGCGAGTTATTTCATATCCGCAGTGACCGCCGGCTTGTTAGTTACCGAAGAGCCTGACGCTAATATAGCAGTTTCAAAGCCTATGATGATTGCTATCACGACAACAACCGGCGTTATAAATAACATGAGAGGTTTGGAGTTAGCATCATGAGTGATCCAACTAGCTTTGTAATTCCGGCTGGAGGCACGGGTATAGGAGTTCCTGCTGGCGGTAATGAAGGACAATCTTTAGTGAAACTTAGCAGTGATAATTATGATACAGGATGGGCAACTATCGCAGGAGGGAGTGGAGGATCTCCTAATTTAGACGGTGGGAGTGCTGATTCCAATTATGGCGCAATCAGTCCTGTTGATGGAGGAAGTGCATAATGGCTGTTATTGTTCAGCTTCGTAGAGATTCAGCAGCAAATTGGACAGCAATTAACCCAGTTTTAGCTGAAGGAGAGGCAGGGTTTGAGCTTGATACAAAAAGCTATAAAATTGGTGACGGCGCTACTGCCTGGAACGATCTTGATTACATGGCGGGCGTAACAGTCCATGCCGATCTTGACGGATTAGACTATGAGACTTCTGGACATATTGGTTTTGTTGGGGAAATAGAGCTTGCTTTTACTTATCAATCTGATGCTTCCACAGTCATCCTGTCTGTTGCCGAAGGTGTAAGAATTAGAAGAGTGACGATTTCTATTGATACTGGTTTTAACGGGACCACTCCTACCTTGAGTGTTGGGCATACAGGGGATAATGGAGGTTTAATGGCAAGTTCTGACAACAACCCTAAGCTTGCAGGGCAATATGAAGTGGAGCCTAATTTTTTATATGGAGGAGCAGATACGGTTGCCTTTTACATAACATCTAGCTCGTCAACACAAGGAAGCGGAACGCTTTTTTTGGAATACGTAAAGAACTAAGGAGAAGACAATGGCTGACAACAGAATCATTTCGGATCTTATCGGGACCATACGAACTTATTTCAAGATTGCCACGGTGCGACTTAAAGACGCAAGTGGGGTTCTTGAGGTGAGAAATGCTGGCGATACTGCGTATGCTCAGGCAAATGCACATACGGTCAATATTGCTGGCTCCAATGCGTCGAACAAGGTATCGCTAACTGCTCCAGCTGGGCTAAGTGGCAATGTAAGTTTAACTCTTCCTCCCGATGCCGGGACTAACGGTTGGCTCTTAAAAACTGATGGATCGGGAACCCTAACATTTACCGCACCAGCGAGTAATGCTACGGTTATGCAAGTTGAAGCTTTTACAGAAGCTACGTCAAGCCCTCTGACTATTGTAACGCCAGCAGCAAACTCTGTAGTTTCCAAAGTGACTGTGGTTGTGGACAGTGCTGCTTCTGCGGGTAGTCCCACCTTTTCTGTCGGGATAGCGGGAACTACAGAGCGAGACATGGCAGCAGCAGATGTGGATTTAAAAATCGCTGGAATTTATGAAGTCACTCCTATGTCCGATTGCGGGGGAACTCCAGGAGCAATTATCGCAACTATCGTTGCAAGTGCCCAGACATTTTCAGGTAGGGTTTATGTAGAAGTAACTGTCCCAGCATAGGTGATACATGGCCGACAATAGAACCATAAGCGACCTTTGGAGAACTTTTAGAAGTTTCTTGAGAACGGAAGGTGGATTTGAAGGCAAGGAAATCACCACGCCTTCAAATCCTGCTTCTGGCTATAGAAGGCTTTATCCAAAGAGTGATGGTTGGTATGGTTTAACTTCTGGTGGAGCAGAAACAGCGTTAGGAGGCACCGGGTCGGGAGATTCCGTCAAGAAGACTTACAACCAAGCCTCTCATGGTTTCGCTGCCGGTAATGCTGTTTATCGTAGTTCGGGGGCTTGGGCGAAGGCGAAGGCTGATGTTGATGCTACGGCTGAAGTCCTGGGAGTGGTTGAGAGCGTGAATGGGGATGCCTTTGTGCTGGTTATGTCTGGGCTTATTACCTTGTCTGGGTTGACTGACGCTTCCGTGTATTTTCTCTCCGCTGCCACTGCGGGCCTTTTGACGACGACAGAGCCGGATTCCACCCTTTATGTCAGTAAACCCATAATGACAGCTATAAGCACGACCGTAGCAATCGTGAACATCATGAGAGGGATACGGACGGCATAATGGGCAGTGCAGCCACAATATTGGCCGTAGATGGAAGAAGTGTAATCGCCAATCTCCACAGGGAGATGATGACTCTTGCAAGGATAGGGGCTATTGCGGCTGGAGATATTCCTAATGGCTTTTTTGATGGTTATCAGTCTAATGCAGGTATAGATGCAGGGCTTTCCAGCAACTATACTTATGACGGAACAGGGAAGAAGGTTACGGCATCTGGCGGAAACATGATCTTAATAAGTACGGCTTTTGCTGCCATTGTCACTCCTGCTTGGGCAATGATTTCTCTTTTGGTCAAAGGTTTTGATGCTGGTGATACGATACAGGCATTCTTTTCGTCTGCGACTTCCCCGTCATGGACGGAGCTGACAGGATTGACGGCGTATACGCCAAACGTAGGGGCTTCCGGGATAACTCAATTTGTGTCTGGACGGATTCCTATTGTCGGAAGTTCAGACAAATCAATACGGACTAAGATCCTGATGAATGTGAGCCAAGGACTTGAACTTTACGGACAGTGTGTGACTTATGAGTAGCACGATTACTCTAGTTCCCTATAGTGATGCGAACCTAATCGCCAATATTCAGCGAGAAATGCTAGAGTTAGCGAAACAAGGAAGCTTTGCAATAGGTAGCACTCTTGACGGCTTTTTTGATGATTATCAAAGTAATGCGGGGATTGATGCAGGGCTTTCGACCAATTATATTTATGATGGGACAGGAAAGAAGGTCACTCCAGTTGAAGCAACAACCGGCAACATTGAATACGAGGATGTTACGGATGTAGGCGTGTCTTCTGGAACTTCTCTTATTCAAGATATTAAGGCATCCATCACAACGTTTACCAAAGATGCTTCTACACGCGGCCATTTCAATGTAGCAAATGCGGCAGTTACTACTGGATGTGTCATAACTTTTGCAGATGCTTCTACGGCCATCATTATCGGCAAAACAGGTGATGGAACTGGAGCCAGCAGTATTGCGCTGTCTGTAGACCATGCTACAGACGCAAGTTTAGCGAGCATTACTGGTATAATTTATACTGCTCCTAATGCAACCTTACCTAGTGCAGATGGGGTGGCAGAAACAACATTTAGTGGTACTTTAACTACAAACAGTACTGGCTGGACGAACTACTCATTGCGTGAAGTTTACACGGCGAGTGTGATAACTACCAGTGGAACGAAAGTTCGGGTTACTTTTACCGCACCGAATGCAACGTTCACGGTGGCTCATGCTAGTATTGGAGAATTAGTATCAGGCTGTCAAGTTGTATCCTGCAACGAACTTTTATTCAGTGGTGGTTCTGGTTTTTCAATATCGTCTGGAGCATCTATTACAAGTGATTGGTTGACATTTGCAATAGATGAGACAAAGGGATACGTTGTTATTTTTGACATAACCTCTGATTCGGTCAGATGGAAAGCCACTACTGGAGTCAACGAGTATTATAAGGCGGGCGCAACTTACAACGTGACAAACCCGTCTGGCACGACAAACAATAGTGGATATAATTATAATGTTACAAAAATTGAAGTCCTCAATCCTGCCGTGCCCACAGGTTTATTTGCCCTCCATACTAATTCAATTCAGTTAAATACATCTGGATATACGGCAATAACTAATGTTGCAGCTACTCAAACCACACCGGGTTCATCAGTAATCTATCATGCTGCTTGTGTCAATAAAGGAAATGCAGCGGAGAAATGGTGGGTTTACCTCTCCTCGGCATGGAGATCCATTGTTGAATTGGTCAGCGGAACATGGAAGTACCGGGACGCGGGCGGAACGCTTCAAGCCGCGACAATAAATTCACGACTTGGGGCTTTGGCGCAAGCCTTTGGAATAGCCCAGAATCAACTCTCTGCTGCCGCACTTACTGCAATTACTTCTGGGCAATGGGCAACGCCATTCGTAGCAGGAACTTTTGACGTGGCTTGTGGACTTCAGGCAAGTGGAACAAGTATTCCGACGCTGGATAAGTGGACTGTCACTTACAACCTACCCGGCCAGAATATGAGTCTTGTGTCTACTGCTACCCCTGGCTTATTAAGCACTCCTGTTTCTGCCAAAATTAGTCTTTTAGTTAAAGGCTTCGATGGTGGGGACACGATGAAGGCATATTTTTCTTCGGCAACTTCCCCGTCATGGACGGAGCTGACAGGATTGGCTAAGATTGCATCAAATATAAGTGGTGTAACTGGAGTGGATCAATATGTATCTGGTCAGATAGCCGTGACTGGGAGTGCAGATAAGTCACTCAGGACAAAGGTAGAGATGAATTGTGGTCAAAATTTGGAACTTCATGCTCAGGTGGTGAGCTATGCCTAGTACGATCCAAATAGGTCGAGTGTCAACTGCTTCTAATCTCAAAAGGATTCAGCGACTCCTCTTGCAGAATGCTAAAGTTGCGAATCTCACCTATGGGTCGATGGCTAATGGTATGTTTGACAGGTTTAAGGATGCCAATGGGGTTGATGGTAGTTCGGTTTATGCTCTAGGAACGGGGTGTTGTGGGCCGACAGAGACGGGATCTGGAAGTTACACAGGATATGAAGACATCATCTCTATTGGAATATCTTCAGGAACAGCGCTTATTCAGGATATTAAAGGGTCAATCACGACATGGACGAAAGATTCAACAGCTATGGGGCATTTTAATGTCGCCAATTCTGCTGTTATGGCAGGATGTATTATTGTTTTTTCAAATGGTGCTACGGCTAGTATACTATTTAAAAGTGGAGATGGGACCGGAGCCAGCAGCGTTACCCTTTCTGCAGACCACATTACAGATGCGGCACTTGAAAGTATTTCAGGATTGATTTATTCCGCTCCAAACGTCAAAATAAATTCTATTGTAATTGATGCGGCCCAAACCTGGGCACTTAGTTTAACAGATCTTGAGAGCGGACACGAGGGTTATAATTATAGGCAATGCCATTCATCTGGAAATTTATCCGTGAGCGGCACTCAAGTGAGAGTTACATTTAAGGCCTATTCATCTGGAGGCAATTTTGGAGTTGTACATGCTTCCTTTGCGGAGGATGATGGAAGTGGAAATGCGGTCGGGGCATTTGGAGGCTCTCAGTTCAAGGAATTGCTGTTCTCCGGTGTATCTGGTTTTAATATTGCGGCAGGGCAGACGATTACAAGTGATTGGCTTACTTTTACTGTTGATAAAACAAAAAATTACTGGACAGATATGGCGTTTTCAGCCAGTAGCGCAAGGTGTTCTCGCAACATAGCTTCTGGTGATGGGGCCTACTGGAAAGCAGCGGCAGCAGCAGATTGGAATGTTCAAACCGTTTCTGGATATACTCTTGCTACTTCTTTTGGTATTGGAGTATCTAAAATTGAGGTTCAATCTACCGGGACTCCAACTGATCTTTGTGCTCTTTATACAAACACAATTCAATTAAATAGTTCAGTTTGGGCGACAATAACGCATGTCACAGCAACACAAACACTCAATGGAGCATCAATGGCATGGCATGCAGCCTCAGTCAATAAGGGTAACTCCGCTGAGAAGTGGTGGGTTTACCTGTCGTCAACTTGGAGATCCATTGTTGAACTAGTTAGCGGAACATGGAAGTACCGGGATGCTGGAGGGACTCTTCAAGCAGCGACAATAAATTCACGGTTAGGGGCATTGGCACAGGCTTTTGGAATTTCCCAGAACCAAATGAATGCTACGGCCCTAGCTGCAATCACGGAAGCACAATGGGCAACCCCATTCGTGGCCGGAACATTGGACTTTGCTTGTGGATTGCAGGCAAGTGGAGACAATGTTCCTATGTTAGATAAATGGACTGTAACTTATACCAAAACTTATGAGGGTCAGGACATGGTTCTTATTTCTCAACCCGTCAATGCCCTTGTTGTAGCAAACAATGCCATTGCAACTCTTCTCATGTATAACATCCACTCATCTACAAAGGTCTACGTCTCAACAGCAACATCGCCTTCCTGGACAGAATTAACAGGACTTACTAAAGTAGCAAGCACAATCGGAGGCGCAGGGATAGATCAGTATTCAAGTGACTTGATATCCATCACAGGAAGCGCAGACAAGTCAATGAGGTGGAAAGTCGAGACAGACGCAGGGCATTCAACGCTATGTTATGGCGTGGCATTGAATTGGGTATAGAATATATGATTGGGAAGAAACAGGACATCGATGGCTTGTGGGTGGTACTTATGACTAAACATAGGCGGCAGCGGCGGCCAAGGCGGCAAAGGCGGGGACGGAATAGTCATGATCTTTACGTGGTGAGGTGTGTTATGGAACATCAAACGGTCTTGTTGTCTGTCTTAGAAATTATTGAAGTAACTATCTTGATATGGGGCTTTCGGAAGTTTTACGGGGAATTGAAAGCAATACGAGAAGTGCTTCAAAAGCAGAAAGGAGTGCAATCATGAGTTGGGATTTCTGGACTGCCCCGCGTATCAACGAGGTTTTGAATCTCATTCAAATTGGATTGCTCATTTGGGGTTTGCGATGGTGGGCGCAACAAATACGAGACTTGGCCGAAGCAATAGCCGACCTAAGGAGGGATAAGTGATAGGCTGGCTCGCCGACTTTCTTGCCCTTATTACCTCTACCGAGAGTCTTTGGAAAGGCATTGCCTTGGTATTGATGGCCGTCTTTGGATACCAAGTGTATAAGGAGCTTACGAACGTCAGGCTAGAGCTTCAGCAAGCAAGCACGGCGCTCATTAAGAACGGCAAGCCGATTTCTATTTCCACGGAGCTGACTGATTTAGAGTCCTCGGTCAAAGACGACATAGATCGGATAGAACGCCTAATAGGAGCGTTGTTTGATACTCATGAGAACTGCTCTTTGAACCAGGCTCAATGTATGAAGCTTCAGGAAGAATTTAAGGAGAAGCCGTGGCGGTTTTGTGAAAAGTTTGTCGATTGCCCCGCAGTTCAGACAAAGAATCGGCTCGTTCAGGATGTTAAAAATATGCTCCAAGCGCAGCTCAAATTGGAGCTTGACGAAAGGAAGAAACAAGAAGAACAGTTTAATGCAGTATTTGCCCGGGCCGCTGAAGACCGTAAACGTCTGGAAGACTTAATATTAGAGAATAGGAACATTATCACAGCGTTTACTCAGGAATTTGGTGCGGAGGTTATTAAAGCAGTAGCAAGGGATAAACGGGAGCAGAACAATGTCCACCGGAATAAATGAACTTGGCGAAGGCATGGCTAAGACATATGCTAGAATTTGCAAAGAGATCCGAGAGCAGAACCCAGGGATTTGTCAAGATCTAGTCATAATCAGGACATACGCTCGGTTGATTCATGATGCGATTGACGCATTGGAGAAGCGGTTTGCCAATGGAGAGTTTAAGCCGCCGAAATCTGGTTGACAAATCACGGGATTGTGTTACAAGCAGTTCCGTTTTGATCACTTTTCTTGGGAGGGAAAATGTCATTAGGAAAACGACTCAAGGTAGCTATTCTCACGCCAGCATTTATGGAGTTTAGATCAGGATACTCATTGACCGGCATTGTTACCGACCAAGCACGAATGCTAATCCGTCATGGACATGAAGTGGATATTTATGTCAGCGAACAATTCAGCGACCCCGCCTACGTTCCGCCCTTAGGTGTGAACATCGTTCCGAAGATCCCTTTTTTGCGACAGGTTGATTACGCCAGAGAAGCCGACTTCGGCTCTGCGTGGCCGGAAGAGGAGAACTTCACGGAAGAAGACAAAATAGCCCACCGCACAGGCCCAGAGAATACGGCTCGAATGCTCAAGGAAGCCATGCCTCAGTACGACCGGGTCTTTACTCATGATTGGCTGCTTACGGGCTGGAAACTCCCCTATTATATGGGGCTGAGATCCGTGTCGGGAAGCCCGGCGCTCAAGGATGTTCGATGGCTCCATTGGATTCACTCCACGCCCACGCATGGTTATGATTGGTGGGATTTGTCTGATCTTGGCCGTAACCATAAAGTGATCTTCCCGAATCGGTCGTATCGGCAACTTGCCGCTGAAGCTTATAAAACGACACAAGAGAACGTAGCAGTCATCCCGCATATCAAAGATCTGCGGGTGCTTCATAACTTCAGCGTTGAAGCCCAAGCATTCATTGACAAGTATCCGGGAGTCATGCAGTCCGATGTAGTCCAGATTTATCCGGCAAGTGTGGATCGGCTGGAGCACAAACGTGTCCGAGAGACAATTTTGATCTTCAAGGAGATAAAGAAACTGGGCTTCTCGGTCTGTTTGGTCATTGCGAATCAATGGGCCACGACCTTAGCACGAAAGGAAGATGTCGAGGAATACAAGAAACTAGCCTTGAACAACGGCCTCACCTTTCAGGAGGTTATATTTACCTCAGAGTTCAAGCCAGAGTGGGAAATTGGCGTTCCGCAAAATGTCCTTGTCGATCTCTTCCGGTGCACAAACCTCTTTGTATTCCTTACGATTAGTGAAACCTTTGGCTTAGTCCTGCCCGAAGCGATTTTGTCAGGCGGCGTCCTTCCCGTTATCAACGGGGACCTCGATGTTCTGAATGAAATAACCGGTATGCGCGGGCTACGCTTCTCGTTCGGAAATTTCCACAGTAAGGTCACACACGCCAACGGCGAAGCAAACTACCTGCGGGCCGTTGCCTCCGTTATCATGGATCGGATGCAGGCAGAGGAAACTATCGCCGCAAGGACTTACATTCGGCTGACTCTCAATATGGATGAGCTTTATCGAAAGTATTACTTGCCGATTATGGAAGGGGCAGCAAGCTGGTGAACGTAATAAATATTCAAGACCAACGATTTGGACGGCTTGTCGTACTTTTTCGCATATCCAATGACAGACTAGGAAATGCAATGTGGAGATGTCGCTGTGATTGTGGTAACGAAAAGGATGCAATGGGAATTAAGTTACGGCTCCGGCGGATTTTGTCTTGTGGATGTCTTATGGATGAAAGCCGGAAAACAAGGAGTATTAAGCATGGTATGGAAGGAACAAGAGAATACCGTTGTTGGGCGCACATGAAAGAACGCTGCATGAACCCTAAACACAAACAATATAGTGATTATGGAGGTAGAGGCATTACAGTTTGCCTAGAATGGCAGCAGTCTTTTGAGGCGTTTTACGCAGATATGGGTCCGATGCCTTCTAATCTTACTCTAGAGCGTCTAAATAACGATAAAGGCTATCTCAAAGAAAACTGCGCATGGGCTACCCGCAAACAACAAGCACAAAACAGACGCCCGCCACAACGCCAGGTAGAAAGGAAGGCCGCCGCATGGTAGCTAAAGATGCAGTGTCTGTGGAGTGTGTCATTCCAGTCTGTAACCAATGCCGATTTACGGAAGAGATCCTCGGCCATATTGCGGAGCAGACTTATGTTCCCCCGGTGATTATCATAGACAACGGCAGTCAAGACGATACGGTAGCGATCATTCAGCGATTCCAGAAGCACCTTGACATCAAACATGTTCGGAACCCAAGCAACGTAGGCGTTAACAACGCCTGGAATCAAGGACTGCTTCTATCCTCTGCGATGGTCGTTTCGATACTCAACAATGATTTGGTTTTGCCGAAGTTTTTCTTTGAAGCGGTTCAGCAGGTCTTTTTCAACTTCCCAAGATGTGGATACCTGGTCCCAGTGACTGTGGATAATCCACTGGAGCCAGGCGCGACCGAAGCTATCGAAACCGTAGAAATAAGGGATCTGCCCTTCCGGGAGGGGTGGGCGCATTCAGTCCGGCGTGCAATCCCCATGTCCGCAGGGCCGATCCCTTCTGACGAGATATACACCTTTTATGGGGACGATTATCTATATCATATATGCGTAGAGCAAGGCTTTGCCCGGTATCAGATGGTTAATGTCCCGATTCATCATTATCTAAGCCAGACCCTCTATGCCACTGGCACCCACGAAAAGTTTGGCGATGATGAGGTTGCATGGCGTCGTATTAGAGATGCAAGAGGCGCAGGAACTAGACCAGATGGTCAGAAAGAATGGAGGAAATTTCAGATGAAGTTATCAAAAGAAACAGAACAAACATCAGAACCTAAAGTGGCGCAGTCGCCTACCTTGCCCAAGCCCTGGAAGCACCATTGGAAAGACCTTCCGGCAGCAATAGACATGGCTTGTTATGCAGAGTACTACCAACAAGCCGTTGTAGACATGATGGCACGGCTGCCCGAGGACAAACGCAAGACCATGGTAGAAATCGGTGCTCGATTCGGCTGTTCCGCCAGGATCATGTTAGATGCGGCGCGTAAGCACGAACATTGGCATATGGTGCTTATAGACCCTACGGACAATCAGTATCTTGTCGAAGTTGTGGATGACTCCAGAGTCGAATTTTGGCAGACTACGGGCGAAGAGGCTGCTAAAAGATTCAAAGACGACCGGCTTGCATTGGTTCATATCGACGTAGATCCTCATGAGTATGAACAGACCAAGAATCTGTTCAATCTCTATGCGCCAAAGGTTAGAGTAGGCGGCGTGGTTTTGTTCCATGATTGCACCAGTGCCTTTGGAGTCATTAACTTTGTCAGCGAACTCAGGAATGATCCGAATTGGCAAGTAGACTTTTGCCCTGCGCACCCGGAAAGCCCCATTTCCGCCCCTGCCAAGGCAGTAAAGATCGCGTAAATTTTACTAGGTGAACTAGAGATATCTCTATATTACCTAGCAAAAAATACTAGGAGGGAATATGAAACTCGGTCTTGCAGCACGGCCTACGTTTATTGGTAGAAGCTACCGCCTTCTTACCACGGTTATCTTAGGAGTTGCTGTCGGCGCACTTGCTACGATGGCGATACTTCTTTTTTCAGGCACTAAGATAGACGAGCAAGCATGGTCGTTGTTTCTCAATGCCAAGCTACCTTTGATTCTTACTCAAGTGTCGGTGCCTTTATTGGTTTTACTTCTCGTAGACCTCGGCACTCCTGGAAGGACTGTCAGCGCCATCTGTGACGTAGATCCTACAGATGCATGGCAAGAGAAAGCCACTGCTGCGGCATTTCTCTTGGGGCTTACTTATGTCATGGTGCAGGCAGTCAAAGGCGGCTTCTAATGATGAAGATCTTGACATGGATCTTCATTGCCTTTGTTTTAGGGCTGATTCTCGTTGGTTGGGCATGGAGCTATGATGTATCAGATGTCCAAGTTAAGTGAATACAAGATCGGCTCCAGTTGGAGCTTAATTTCAATCCTATTTATCTTTGGGGTGGAACAAGTCTCCTGCCCGGTGCGCCAGGGGATTGCAGCGGGAAGATTTATGCTATCTTTGCTTCGTGCGGCGTTCCTGTCCAACGCCTTACGGCGAAGATGATGGCAGCCGGGTTTGATGGCTGGAACTTCCCCAAGGTCGATTATGCGCATGTTCGACCCTTGGCCGTGTTTTATATGACAATGGTTGAAAATAGACCACAGGGGCATATGGCGATCATTCAAAAGACCACTAGTCCGGGCGTGTATATCATGCTGCACATGTCTTCAACAGCGGGCTTTGTGGCCGTGACTGTAAAGGCCGGGACATGGCCTTATAAACACTTCGATTGGGCGAGGAACGTAAAATGATCAAGATACAAAGGTATGGATGGAAGAAAGATCATCCCGACCATAGGGATTTTCTTTACTCGAAAGTGGCTAAGAAAGAGGCTCCGAAAATCCTTCCTCCAAAGGTAGACCTCCGACCCTTTTGCCCCCCGGTAGAAGATCAGGGAAATTTGGGAAGCTGCACTGCCAACGCCCTTGTGGGCGCAATGGAGTTTCTTGAACTCAAGATGGGCAGGCCCCATGTGGATTTGAGTCGGCTGTTCGTTTATTACAACGAACGAGTCCTTGAGCATAGTATCAACTATGATGCCGGCGCGCAGATCCGCGATGGCATCAAGACATTGGCTGCCCAAGGCGTATGCCATGAAGAGATATGGCCTTATAACACCTTCAAGTTTAACCGGAAGCCTCCGGCGGCTTGTTACAAACAAGGCTCAGAGCACCAGATACTCAAATACTATCGAGCGACATCTTTGAAGCTGATAAGGCAGTCTCTTGCAGCAGGCTACCCGGTAGTCTTCGGCTTCACTGTTTACGAGAGTTTCGAAACAGAGAAAGTGGCGAAAACCGGCATTATGTCCATGCCCAAAGAGAACGAGGAAGCCGTAGGTGGTCATGCTGTTCTCGCCGTCGGGTATGACGACATATCAAGCAAAGTCATCGTCCGCAACTCCTGGGGTCCAAAATGGGGCAAGCAAGGCTATTTCTTTATGCCTTATGCTTACATTAGCAACCCTTACCTTGCGGATGACTTCTGGTGCATTCGCGCAATGGAATAACCGTTAGGCTGCCGATTAATCCCGGCGGTCTGTTGCCAGGGGGTTGTCGAACCCTCCCACGGCTCCCCCTGGTTTTCTATAAGGTAGGGTGAAAATATGAAAGTGTGCGAAATATTTCGCAGTATTCAGGGCGAGTCTAGCTTTGCAGGCTTACCATGTACGTTCGTTAGGCTCAGCGGCTGCAACCTGCGATGCACTTATTGCGACACTTCATACGCCTGGGAAGGTGGCGATGATATGGAAATATCAGGTATTAGAAGCATCGTTAAAGCCATCGGATGCAAACTAGTTGAAGTTACCGGCGGGGAGCCCCTTGTGCAACCAGAAACTAAAGACCTGATGCTTGAACTCTGGTCCGATGGGTATACTCTGCTTTTGGAAACAAATGGATCGTTGTCCGTAGCAGGGATACTTCCATATGTTCATATCATCATGGATATTAAGACCCCTTCTAGCCGGGAGGAAAGCCAAGTCTTGTGGAATAATCTCGACTGCCTCACTGAGAAGGATGAGATAAAACTTGTCATTTCAGACAGGATCGACTATGAATGGGCGCGAAACGTCATTCAAACACGGCTACAGTCGGGACCCAACGCACCCGGCATTTTATTGTCGCCTGCGTATAGCACAATGCAGCCGGACGAGTTGGCAAAATGGATTCTAGATGACGGATTGAATGTGCGGTTCCAGTTACAAATGCATAAGTATATTTGGCCTGCTGATAAAAAGGGCGTGTAAAGGAGCGTTGCAGCACTTTTAAGGAGGATTTCACTATGAAATGGACTAGATCTTTTCTGGCAGTATTGGTGGTTTTACTCATACCAACAGTCGGGTTTGCCTGGGAGTTTCAGATGACCGGCTATTATGAACAGACCTTCAGTTACCTTTCAAGAGTGGGCCCGGGCGATCTCTTTGGTAACACTGAAGCAGCACAAGCCTTGACTCCAATAACTCCAGGACTCACCACAATAGGCTTGTCTGGCCCGGTTAATGGGGTCGTTTCTCCTGAAGGCCTATCAAGCAAAGGGTCCGATGGCTCCTGGCTAATGGATCGATTCGTCTTGTATCCTACCCTGAAAATTACTCCGGCGATTAAGCTCAATACGATTGTCGGCATTCAAGGCAGCTTGAACGGGCCGTATCAGGGCGGTGTAAACTGGACAGACAGTATCCATAGGTGGGGCTCCTATAATATCAATTCGAGGTCTGAGTCTATTTGGGACCCCATGGCCGCAGTCTTAGTGCGAGCAGCGTGGGCGCAGATCGAGACTCCGATAGCTCGTATAGAGTTTGGACGCAGACCTTTTGGATTCGGCCTCGGCTGGTCCGGCTTCAGCAAGGAGGATTATGCAGACACTAGCCTTGCCTTTACTATTCCCTATGGGCCGTTGTCCTTCTTGGCCGCAGTTAACCTTACAAATACTGGTGAGCAAACCGATCCCTACGACAGCAGGGATGTGAACCTCACGCCAAGGACGGTTGTTAGCTCTGTGGATCGAAACGAAATCCAGACACAGAATTGGTATGTGGGAACGGTTTATACTAACGGGCCGCTAGAAATAGGCGTCCTCGGGAAGATGACTAAGTATCAGCGTGTTCATGCCTTCCCGAATGCCGGACTTACTTTGCGGGATGATCAGACCGCCTCGTTTGCGGCCATGTTCCTGTCCGCCTTTCGTAACAGCACCGGAGGCGGAGGAGGAGCAGGTAGCAGCATTCCTATTTATGGTGATGTGACGCTGGTTACAGTTCCGATTTATATGAAGTACTTCGACGGTCGGTTTTTCTTCAATGCCGAATACGACTTCCAGCGGCTTTATACTAGCAGGGACGGCGGACGACCCATTTCAGGATCGCCTAATGCCTGGATGTTAGAGCTTGGCGGACTTGCCGGCCCGGCAAGACTATCGCTTGCAGCCTTCTGGCGATCCGGCCATGACCGGCAGGGCGGACTCCTAGACACCAGTTCCGCCAGCGGATCCACCGGCACCGCCACACAAGTCGGCGATTCATGGTTGCAATACATTGGCGGTGCAGGCAACGCCGTCGAGCCTTATAACTGGATTCTAGGATGGTATGGCACCGGAAACAACAGCTATGATGCAGTCGGTCGGCCCATTTATACTGACTTCAAGGCATTTGCGGGCCGCTTTGATTATGCTGTTGCAGCGAACCTCAATGTTTGGGCTTCGTATATTTATGCAAACCGGGCCAGTAATACCGGCTCATGGTGGGGACAATATAACGGCGGTGTTGGCACAGTTCCGGTGGTCCGTGGCAATAATGTCGCAGACGACAATCTTGGATGGGAAGCGGACGTCGGCACTTCATGGAAGCTGCTTGAAAACCTTACCTGGGAGTTTAAGTTCGGCTATTGGAAGCCAGGAGACTGGTTCAAGACAGCATATCAGAACCTCGGCTCGACAAATACCTTAGCCAGCGGCGCATTTGGCGCACAATCGGTTCCGGTAGACCCGAACCGCAGCATCGATCCTATTATCGGGCTTCAGTCCGTCATTAGGATAGACTTCTAAAGGAGGCGAACATGCCAGGTATCATTGCAGGCTGGGGATTCCGGCTATTAGCAGGCTGGGCCATTGTTTCCGGGATTTGTATAGTCTTCGGAGTAGGGCATCCTGTTCTTAACTGGGTTTTAGGCGCAGTACTCGCCATTGCTGGCGGGTTGATCTTATTTAGCAAGTAAAGGAGGCTCCAATGTTTGAGTTTCTAATCGGCGGCGCAGTCGGCCTATTTATAGGTTGGCTGTTTTTGCCTTGTCCTGTAGCTGTTAGGGCTTGGTGGGATTCTATATTGCACAAAACTCCGCCAACAGCATAAAGGAGTTGCTGTGGGCAGAATAAAAGACCTAGCAGGTCAGACATTTGGCAGACTTTCAGCAATTGCACCAGCAGGAAAAACAACCTGGGGAGGTGTAATTTGGAAGTGCCTTTGTCAATGCGGGCAGCATGTGGCCGTTCCATCAGGACATCTGAGAAGCGGCCACACAAAAAGCTGCGGCTGCTGGAATGACGAAATGAGAACAAGAACACACAAAACACACGGACTTACTATGTCTAAGGAGTATGAAGTTTGGGCGTCGATGAAAACTAGATGTAATAATAAAAGGCATTCTGGGTTTAATAGCTATGGAGGCCGAGGGATACAAGTCTGCGCTCGTTGGCATAATTCTTTTGAGAATTTTTTGGAAGACATGGGGGCTTGTCCGAAAGGAATGTCCATTGAGCGCATTGATAACAATAAAGGATACAGTCCAAGCAATTGTAAGTGGGCAACTAGAATCGAACAAGCGCGCAACACGAGAACAAACCATATAGTACAGTATGAAGGCAAGCAGCTGACTATAAGTGCTTGGGCAAAAGAAGTAGGGATTTCTAAAGGATGTCTTTATGATCGAATATCTAGGAATAAATGGCCTATAGAAAAAGCACTGACAATTCCGCCAAGGAATTGCAGTAAGAAAGCAAAAAGCATAGTCAGCTAGGCCGCACGGGTCGCTCCAGGCATGAAAGCGATCAAGGTTCTTGGCTTGCCTTGTTTCCTTGCGGCCTCATTTAATGGAGTTGTCATGAAGCATTACAACTTCGTCCAGGGGCTTCTCATTGGTGTCTGCCTGTGGGGTGCAATATCTGTAGGCTTGCGATATCTTCATTACCAATGGGAAGCCCCTATTCCCCGTGTTATCATGGTTCCCCCGTATTCACAGCTTGCCAAGCCGCAAGTAAAAGCACGCACCTATGCCTCGTCCAAACTAGAAATTGACCAGTATGTCAAAAGCGAGACGCAGCGGCTCGAAAAGGTAACAGAGAAACTCGGAACGCGTCCATGGGAAGCTATCAAAGAGACGGCATCATTCCTGGCTAATATTGTTACGATTGTAGGCCCTATGTTTAGTGGCTTGATGTCTTTGATCCTATGGCGCAGGCAGCGGCGGCTTTTAATGGTAACCAAATGATTATTGCAGCACTCTTAGAATGGGCGAAAAGTAATCCCATGCTCGCCCTTGCCATCGTAGTCATTGTGGGTTTAGGGGGCACTTGTAGCGCACTTTATATCGACACGCACCGGCTCAAGTCTAAGATGGTTGATTTTCAAAAAGAGAATGCAGCATTGAAGGTTCAAATATCGACATACATTGCAATGACAGAGGGCGCTGCGGACCAGATTAAGCTGGCCCAAGAGCAGTGTAGGAGGTTGATGGAGTATGAAGAGAATAAACCTAAGCCTCGCCCTTATAGTGGCGATGATGATGACATCGACGCTCTTGTTCAGCGGCTGCTCGACGACCCTACCAGAGGCCCGGTTAATGCCCCTGGCAAAGATACAAGTCCCGCCGCCCCCGAAAACTGAACCGATCCTCGGCCTCGTTCCCCTCAAGTACGGCGAGAAAGTCCTCAACTCCGCAGGGCAGAAGCATTTCATAGTCCCCAAAGAAGGCGGCGTCTATTATCCTAAGAAATCGGCTGCGAATCAGGATTATAACAATACTCTTTGGGATTACTATTCCCAAGGCGTCGAACTCAGCGTTGGCAAGTACAATGAAGTCATTGACAAATGGAACGACAAGTTGGCAAACTTCAAACTGAGCCAGGACAACAAACGATGGTGGCAGATATGGAAGACAGAGCCGGGTAAGTCTTTTTACGAAACCCCGAAGTCAATGGAGCACAAGTACTGATGAAAGAGATCACACGTAAAGGGTTCTTTTCAACGGCCTGCCTTGTATTGGTAGGTTTGGCACTTCCGCTTAAAAAGAAACCTGTCGAAGGCTGCCGATATTGCCCACTGTGGCGGCAAACAGATCTAGTAAACACCAGCGGTAGAATAAAGGACAAATTCGATCTGCCTTTGTCTTTGGGCAAATGCATGGTTACCCATGACCCAAGAATAGACACTTCAATCTATGCCGGATATACCTGGAGCGATTCCCTTTGCTGGTGGAAGGCACAAGAGACACTGGAGCAGCAATGAGCGGAAATGATCTTATCAAAGGACGGCATACATACGGCGATCCTAATGTCATTTGGGGCGAATATCATGGTGGTAAAGTCACCACAGGCGCGTTCTGTTCCCTGGACAGCACCGCCACCTTTATGCTTGGTGGCAACCATGCCATAGACTGGGTCACGACATACCCTTTTATGTGCCTGCCTGAGTTCCCCATGCTTGCTGGTTTACCTGGCTTTGTTCAGACTAAGGGAGACATCACTGTCGGCAATGACGTCTGGATTGGGCGCAATGCAGTTATTCTTTCAGGGGTAGACATTGCCGACGGCTGCGTAATTGGTGCATTTACTACTCTTGCCAAGAGCATCCCCCCTTATTCCGTTGCCGTAGGCAGTCCTGCACGGGTAGTCAAGAAACGGTTTACAGAGGAACAAATAGAGGCACTGCTTGAGATCAAATGGTGGAATTGGCCTCTAGACAAGATAATAGAAAATGCTCCGCTGCTTTGCAGCACAAATGTTGGTCAGTTCATATCAAGGCACCGACCATGAAAACGCATAAAACGCATCAATATCATGGAATGTCAAATTTGCCTGAATATCAAGTATGGGCAGATATGAAGGCTAGATGCGGAAATCCAAAGCACCGTCAATACAAAAACTATGGAGCTAGAGGTATTGCAGTTTGTGCACAATGGACTGAATTTGCAACGTTCATAAAAGATATGGGACTAAGACCGACTGCTAGTCATAGTATCGAAAGACTTGAAAACGACAAAAATTATTGCAAAGAAAATTGTATTTGGGCGACACAGAAACAACAAAATAGAAACACTAGACAGAATCATCATTTGACTTTTAACGGAAAAACGCTTTCGATTGCAGAATGGGTAGAAATTACAGGAATAAATAGAGCAACCCTTTGTCATCGGCTCAGTTTAAGGTGGTCTGTTGAAAAAACACTGACAACGCCTGTGCTGCACAATAAGAGATATGTAACTGTAAACGGGCTTACGCTTACTGTATCAGAATGGGCAACGCGATTAGGACTTCTGAAGCATCTTGTATTTTACAGGATTTGGCAAGGTATGCCTGCGGAAGAGGCTTTAGGACTAAAGGAATAACAATGAGTTTAACTATCGATTGTGTGATCCCGGTCAGAGACAACGTCGAATATACCAAAGGCATACTGAATAGCATCCTTCAATGTGAAGTTAAGCCTCGGCGGCTTTATATCATTGACAACGGCAGCAGGGACTCCACGCAAGCCATTTGCATGCAGTTCAAGGTTGTTCTTGGACTGTCTTGCATGGAATATGTTCGGTTTGAAAGAAACATCGGTGTTAATGCGGCCTGGAACTATGCCTTCGAGCGCAGCGGTGACGCGGATCATATATGGGTCTTGAATAACGACATGATCCTCAATAACAGATTTTTTGAACGGACAATACGGACCTTTGAGGCGTATCCTAATTGTGACATGGCCCAGGCCCTGGATATTGGTCATCCAGAAGTCAACCAGCCTGCCCCGGATATATTGGTATCGAATCCCGGTCGCAATATGGTTGGCTACGCTTTTACAGTAAGCAAGCGACTTTTGTCCATTGCTGGTTTAATCCCTGCATCCATGTTTATCTATTGCGGCGATCAGTGGTTGTTTGACATTGCTCGGGAAGAGAAAATGCAGATATTATTGATGCAGCATAATTATCTCTACCATTTCATATCGCAGACCTGCAAACTTCACAAAACGCATAATGATTACTTCGTGACGGATCTTCAGGAATGGCAGCGGCTCACAAAGGAGCGGTGCAGAGCAAAAGGGGTTCCTTTGCCTTGGAATGCAATCCCGTGGCACTAGACTTTTCTGTCTCTATTCTTTATCATTCGGCAATCCAGACCACAGACCAGAGGAGAAGATATGATCGGAAAAATCTTTAGCCGACTAACTGTAGTTGAATTCGCGGGTACGCATAAACGCTATGGCAAGAGGTGGCTTTGTCAATGCTCTTGTGGAACAACTCGGATAGTGTTGGCATATTTTTTGAAGACAGGGCACACTCGCTCTTGTGGCTGCCTTAGAAAGGAAAGTTTGTCCCGAGTAACCGGCAGTAATACGAGTAGATGGAAAGGGGGAAGAGTCTATTATGGAAAACGAGCTTATATTTGGAAGCCGGATCATCCTCGTGCAAGTAAAAAAGGATACATAGGCGAACATATCTTAATTCTGGAAAAGAAACTTGGAAGATTTTTATTGTTTAATGAAGTTGCACACCACAAAGACAAAGACGTTACGAATAATGACCCTGGAAATTTAGAGCTTATGACAAAGGGCGACCACTCCAGATACCATAACAGCGGAGAAAAATGCAGTCTTGCAAAGCTCACAGAAAAGCAAGTTAGAGGAATTAGAGCTGCGGTGGGTAAGACACAGGTAATGTTGGCAAAAGAATATGCGATATCTCGAAGCAATATCGGAAGTATTTTGCGAAGAAAAACTTGGAAGGATCTTACATAAGGATCTCGGAGAGCGAAATGCGAACTATAAGATTAGCGATGGATGAGAAATGCATCTCTGAACGGAAGATTGTCGAAGATCGACTAGGCGGCGCAGAGCGTATGTTTATGCTATGGGACCGATACCTGACCCGGGCCGGATACGCTGTCTCGCGATGGCCCGCCCCTCCGCTTGGTCATTATGACCTTTGCATTCATTCGAATCAGTTCGATGGGCGCGTCCAAGCCACAAAACATTTGTTGTGGGGTGGAAGCTGGCATGTCGGCCAGTACCGGCAACATGCCGACAAAGTTGTCCTGCTCACAGATTTTATGCGGGAAAAATACGGCTGGGAGCCTGGCGCATGTGAAATCATACCCGCCCCCTATGACCATGATCTCTTGAAGTACCGGTCGAAAGACTTCATTCCCCGGCGTATAGTCAGCAATAGTAATCCAAGTCGTTTCTTTCCCCACATGGTAAAAGTAGCTGAGATGCTAGCCGCCAAAGGCGAGGAATTTGAGTGGCACTTCTGCGGCGGCAGCCAGCTATACTCGCCGAATTACCCGGAGGAATATAACCTTTATAGCGGCCCGCCTCAACTAATCTATCGCGGCTGTTTGCCCCGCCACGAGATGATTGGGATGCTTACTTTAGGGCATGTTTTGGCGTATCCTACATTCCATGATATATGGGAAACCCAAGGCGTAGCGTTTCTCGAAGCAGGTGCATTAGGCTTGCCTGTTATCCTGACTAAGATCCGGCCCCTAACAGACGTAATGCCGGAGGCTTTGTTTTGTTCCTCGCATGAGGAATTTGTAGAGGCAATCCTAGAGGCATTCAAGCATACTGGCAGAGTAGAATACCCGGAACTGGTGCGGTATGATAGCGATGTTGTCTTCGGCAAATTACTCAAGATCGTGAACGACCTTACAGGAGGGCCTGAATGAAAGTCATTCGCCTTGCGCTCACAGAAGCCGGACTGACAGAGGAACGAATCGCCCGCGACACTCTTGGCGGGGCCGAACGATTCTTTCTAATGTGGGAGCGTTACTTATTGCAGGCGGGATATGCAGTGTCCCGTTGGCCGCAGCCACCACAAGGTGAATATGACCTCTGTGTTCATTCAAACTTTTTTGATCACAACGTCAAAGCCAAAAAGCACTTGTTATGGGGTGGAGGATGCGAAGTAAGGGACTCGGCTCGTTTTGCGGATAGGATTGTCATTCTGACCGACTATATGCGGGAGTTATTAGGCTGGCCCGAAGGCTTTTGTGAGATCATACCCGCCCCCTATGACCATGCCCTTTTAGCTCAACGCACAGAGGACTATGTTCCGCACCGGATCGTCAGCAATAGTAATCCAAGTCGATTTTATGATCACATGGTCACTGTGGCTGATTTGCTAGTGCAGAAAGGCATAGATTTTGAGTGGCACTTTTGTGGTGGGAGCAAGCTCTATTGCGAAGCCTTCCCTGAGAGGTTTGATTTGACCTCGCATCCGAAGCTAGTTTACCGAGGTGTTCTTGGCCGACAAGAAATGATTGAAATGGTCAATAGTGGGCATGTCCTAGCCTATCCTAGTTTTGATGATATTACCTGGGAGACTCAGGGCGTCGCCTTCTTAGAGGCGGCGGCACTCGGATTGCCTGTAATTTTGACAAAGAAGCGCCCTTTCATAGACGTAATGCCGGAAGCAATCCTTATGGAAGATGTAGCAGGCTTTGTCCGTGCAATAAAAGGAGCCTTTGAGTTTAAGAAGCGAATGGTCTATTCCGAGTTAGACCGATATGACAGCGATATGATCTTTGAACGTCTCTTGCAAATTGTAAGAGATATGACTTAGCATTTCTGGGAGGAAAAGCATGTTTTCACTTACAGAGTTTAAGGTAGCACTGGACAGGTTGAAGTTGGAAAGCCCGGACGGGACCAAAGCCCGAGCAGCTGAACACTTCGACCAGGAACTGATGAACGCACTTCCTATTCTAGTAACTCCAGATCAGATGCTCGGCATTCTTATTGGCCTGGAACTTGCTTTTCTGAGACAGGAGGAAACAAAGTGATTGTTAATGGTGTTGATTTCGGCATGTATGCCATAGCGGATGAAGATTGGGACTTTATCTATTCCGCTTGCGTCCTCAACCAGTATCAAACAGTCACGGAATTTGGAGCTGGTGCCTCGACCGTTCTCTTCGGGCTTGCCGAACTCCGCAGAATCATCGCGGTAGAAACAGACGACGCCTGCGCCGACAGGGTCCGACAGTTCAACATGTCAAATATTGTTGTTGTCGGGCCTAATGCAGCGATGCGGCCTTCTGACCTCGTCTTTGTTGATGGTCCCTTTATCTCTAAGGAGCGGGTAAAGAATATCAAGGCAGCAGCAGTCCTTGCCCTCAAAGGGGTTATCCTTCATGATTCCCATGAACCCTGGATATTGGAATGGGGAGCGGAGTACCTTGCCAGCAATGGTTTTACACAAGTTGAGTTCGGCGGCTCCAAGTATGCCGCCCAGCCTCCCGGTGCTGCGCCTTACGAAAATAGATATAGGTGCACGCACTGGAGGAAGCCATGAAAGGACAATCCTTTGGCCGCTTGACTGTCCTTGAATATAGAGGTAAAACCAAAAGCTACGATAAGCTATGGTTATGTCGATGCCAATGCGGCACAGAAAAAGTTATGTCCGGAAGTAGCCTTAGACGAAAAGATCGTCCTTCTCAGTCCTGCGGTTGTCTTCAAAGAGAAATTACAAGACAGAGGATCGGTGCAAAAAATAACAGATGGAATGGAGGACGTAGTTATAGTAATGGCTATTTGTTGTTGCGGATGCCCGAGTACCCTCGTGCAGATCGTCGTGGGTATGTAAGAGCCAATATCTTCGTTTTGGAACAGAAACTCGGAAGACCTTTAGCATCTAATGAAGTGGCGCATCATATCGACGGTGATATCACAAACAATAGTCCAGATAACTTGGAGCCTAAAACACGATTTGATCATGGTAGCCATCACCATAGCGGGGAAAAATGCTGGAAGGCAAAACTTACAGAGGAACAGGTGCGGAAGATCCGAAATTCTCCAGACAAAACACAAACCGCTCTGGCCAAAGAGTACGGCGTAACACAAGCCGCGATTTGGTATATCCTCAATAAAAGGAACTGGAGGACATGCCAATGAATATTTTAATGGATAGTTATCCGCATTATGATTACATGATCGCAACTATCAGTCAGGGTTTGCAGAAACTAGGACATACTGTCGTTGGACGATATAGCAATAGACATAACTATTGTCAGGCAGAGCCTACGGCGACGTATGACCTTTTCATTCAATGCCAAGCTGGCTTTGATCCTATTCCTGGAATGCCGAGCGTCATGTTGTGGGGCGAAGATGCCGGGATGGATTGGCGCCGTTCTTTGCCAAAGGGCTTTCAGGCTATATTTGTGCGGGATTATGCCGGCGGCGGACCCGCCCATGTCTTCCCTATTAACTTCGGCGTAGAGGAACGATATCTCTGCATAGACAGGAAGATACGAAAGCTCGGCATCAGACAACGTCCTATTGATATCGGCTTCTGGGGTAACATCGACACCCCTAGTCGCATTGAGTGCTGCAAAGCTATTCGGGAGCGGTTCATACATGGGTATAATATCAAACTTGAAGGACAGGTGTTTAACGAACCTGACATTTATTGGAGCCGATGGACCGGAACCTACAGGCCCCACGATCCAAATTACTTTGCAGCGTTGGCGAACTCCAAAGTCCTGGTTAGCTTCGCAGGCCACGGCCCAGACTGCGGCAGGCATTGGGAGATTCTAAGTGCAGGCGCAGTCTGCCTTATTGAGGATATGGGGACAATTCTTTGCCCCCCGGCTCCCGTGGATAGTAGGCATTGCTTTTTCTTCAAGACACCGGCGCAGCTTCTCGGCCATATTAGTAATATCCTTGCCGACCCTATTCAATACCAGCACATAGCTGACAATGGGCGTAATGCAGCGCAAGGCGTATTCGCTACTCGTTCGCGGGCGAAATACCTGCTCAAGACATTGGTTGAAATCAAAGTGATTAAGGGAGGGTTACTATGAAGGTCGTTTCTAAACTATGGGCAGAGCTTGCTCCATGGTCAAGGGCCACATATGGGTCTATCAAGATCTGTTTTAGTGGTGGTTTAATCCTCATATCCAGGGTCCCGGAGGGCATCAAGGCTGCCACCATTACCGAAAGCGAGAAGAAGCGACTAGCTCGGCTTTTAGGCAGGTTAGGCGATGAAACCGGCGGGCTTCGACTGCTCAGTCTCTTTGGTGCTTCTCGAGAAGATGACGAACAGTTCTTTTGGCTCGAATACAAGAAGGCGGATCTTAGATATGCCATCAAGCCGGACTATCTCAATATGGTTGCAGAGATGTTTCCTAATGCCAAGCTATACGGGAAGCCCGGAAGCAAGTTCGTTCGAGTACTAGGCGGGCCGAAAAACAAGAGCCCGTATCCAAATAACTTGGTTGCAGTCATACTGCCTATAAAGGATGCGGACCCTGAAAAGATCAAAGAAGTGTTCAAGGACTGAATGTCCTTTGTATGGGAGTGTCGAGGTTCCCTATTTCGGACATGCGGCTGCAGAGGTTATATTCGTAGGGGAGTCTCCGGGTCGTGAAGAGGAAAACGCCACGCCTCCCCGGCCTTTTATCGGCCGTGCCGGAAAGCTTCTCAGAAAGGGCCTGTTACGACTCGGCGCACCGCCCGGGCGGTTCGTCTTTGTCAATTCTGCCCGCTGTCTTATCAACAAGAAGCGGATGTCCGCAGACGAAATCAAGAAGACCCTCACGTATTGTCGCTTCCCCCTGGTTAGCTATTTCAAACGGCAGAAGCCAAAGCTCTTGGTCATCCTTGGCGAGTATGCCCTTAATCAAGTCCTGCGGCTCGAAAAAATATCCAAGTACCGGGGCAAGCTTGTCTGGAGTACTGAATTCAACTGCTGGTGCCTTCCCACGTATCATCCCGCTTATATTCTAAGATCACCGCACAAGGAGCCAATATTCCTTGGCGATCTCAAGGAAGCCTTAGTCTTTGTCAATGCTGGATTCAAACCGAATAACGATTTGGACTTTGAATCAGGAGAGGTCCAAAGCATCCGGCCCCTGTTGAACCTAGCTAAGACAGAAGTTGTCCGGGCCGGCGCCGACACGGAGACACAAGGCCTCGACTATATGGATCCGAAGAATTTCCTCATTTCTTGGTCTGTCTCATGGGCGGACAGCAAAGGCTGGCAGATATTCATTCATGAACGATGCTCTGCGGAAGAAGCGGAGTTTTTCTACGATCCCCAGGTTGGAAGTCTCGGGTTCAAGATCCCTGTCAAGCGGGCAAAGAACTTCGATCAGAAGATGCGGCAGTTGAGGGAGTTTTGCGAAAACCCCCGGATCTTGAAGATATTCCACAATGCTAATTATGACCTGCACCATATAACGGCACTTTTCAAAAGGTATGGCCTTGCTCCCCCGGAATACTCAGGGATTGCAATGGACACTCAAGCAGCGGCGCATACCCTAGACCCCGCCACCTATGTCAGGACTTCATTGGAAACCTTGCAGCGTGACTTTGATGACAAGGCAAGCCTATGGAAAAAAGAGTCAGGAATAGACAAGACTTTGGTCATTCAGGCGAATCGTGAGGCCCTTACTACCTATGCTTGTCTTTCTAAAGATTCGGTAATTCGCATGGCTGATGGAAGCAGTACGCCCATTCGCAGACTTGTAAGCAACAAGTCAACAAAGGAAGTTTTAAGCTATAATGAACAAACGAAGCAATTTGAAGCAAAGAAAATTAATGGGTGGTTTAGAATCGTAACTTCGCATCGGATTAGTTGGTTTAAGGTTCGTACTGGCATTACTCGAAATGGCCGCGGCGGCTTGCTCGCAGCAAGATATACGGAAGATCATAGGTTGCTGACTGCACAAGGATGGAAAGAAGTACGAGAACTCGTTCCTGGAGATCGGCTTGTTACGCCGTTTGTGTCCCTTTCTCCAGAGCAGCGACAAATTGTGCTTGGCGGGTTGCTCGGAGACAGTGGTTTAGAAAGCAAACGTAAGAGTGGCTTTGCCGCCTTGAAAATGGGTCATTGTAAAAAGCAATGGTCGTACCTTGAGTGGAAAACTTCTTTTTTCAAAGATATGTTACGAGTTGGTGAAATAAGAAATCCACGAAATTCTATTATTAATGGCTACGCTGCAAAGACAACTGCATATAAAATGACAAAAACGGCCTACCACCCAGAACTTGGTGATTTGTTTGCTGCAACTTATGCTGCCAAAGGTAAACGCCACCTTTCGACGTGGGTTGACGAACTCACGCCTCTTGGCCTCGCAGTTTGGTATATGGATGACGGAACCCTCGTAGGCCGCCATACTAATTCTAAGTCAATTAGATTTTATACACTGGCTTTTCCTATTTCGGAAGTTGAACACCTAATTGCCATGTTTAGCCGAAAGTTTGGTATTACTGCTGGGTTTTATTTAGAATCTCGGTATAAACGACCAGTTCTTACCGTAAACACAGATGAGTGCCATCGAGTATTATTTGGACTTTTAGCCCCATATATACATCCATGTCTTTCCTATAAGTTGCCCTATTCCTATCAAGGACAATTTTCTTTGCCAAGCCCTTCTTTCTTTGTTCCTGTGCCTTATCAAACAGAAGTGAAGGCGGTTGAGCGGGCACCCGTATCTGAAAGTAGACGAGGATATAGTTTTGTTCAGTATTGTATTGGTGTCGAAGACAATCATAACTTTTGTACCCAAAATGAAATTGCAAAAAACTGTGGCGACTCAGTTTTCACCCGAAAAGTCGGCCTTATTCTGAAGGAGAAGCTTTCCCAAGACACCCGGCTCGCTCATTACTTCCGCCGGCTCGTCATGCCGGTAGAAATTCATTCCCTGCGTACATTGGAAGAAAATGGGGTGTATGTAGATCGAGAAGCCCTCCGAACCACAAGGGCCGAAATCCTTGAAACTCTAAAGCGAGCAGAAGCCGATGCGATATCAAGAGTCCCCGCTAGGATTCGTGAGAGCCACGCTACGGCATTATCGCTATCCAGGGGGGATCTTATAAGGGACACTCTGTTTTCAACGTCAGGCTTCGATTTGACCCCGCCTGAAGAGACCGCCTCTGGACGGTTCAGTGTCAACAAAGAAGCCCGTGCTAAACTAAAGGCCATGAAGGGGCTGCCGAAGGAGGCTTTGGAGTTCCTTCTGGCCTATGAAGAGTGGCAAGAGTGGAATAACTTCCAAAGCCGAAACATACCACAAATGGCTTCATTCATTAGATCCGATGGCCGGATGCACTCAAACTTCGCCATGTGTGTTGCCGTCACTGGAAGAATCTCTTCAAGTTCCCCGAACCTTTTGAACTTGCCCAAGAGATCTGCGAGAGGCAAGCTAATCAAGCGACTGATCGTTCCTGAACGTCCGGGGTGGTCTATCCTGGAGATAGATCTTTCGCAAGCAGAATTGCGCTGGTTGGCGCAGCTTTCAGGTGATCGAGAGCTTGTCAAGGTATATCAGAATGGAGACGATATACACCTACGCACAGCAAAAGCAATGGTGGCTGCCAGCAAGAAGACCTGGGAGGAGCTTTCCAAAGACGAACAAGAGAGGCAACGTACCTTCGCCAAACCAAGCAATTTTGGCCTAATCTATGGCGCAGGTCCGAAAGGCTTTTCAGATTATGCCCTCACAGCCTTTGGCGTAAAGTTTTCTATCGAGAAAGCAAAACGTATTCGTAAAGTGTTTTTTGACACTTATCCCGGCATTGCAGACTACCATGAGCGGCTCGTCAAACAATGCAAGAAGATGCGGTTCGTCCTATATAGTCCGCTTGGCCGCAAATGGACTATTTCTCTACTCGGATCGGAAGACCTCGGTGACTACGGCGAAGGCGAGCGCCGGGTAAAGAATTATCCTATACAGAGCGCAAGCTCGGACACCGTCCTGCTTTGCTTGGCGAACATGCTTAAAGACAAAGCATTAGACCCCACGGAATGCATCCCGATTCTTTTTGTCCATGATTCTTTGCTTTTGGAGGTGAAGGACGAGAAGGTTGAATACTATGCAGCCCTCGTGAAGTCCTACCTAGAGAACCCCCCACTTAAGCAATTTGGAATAGACCTCATAGTCCCATTTGTTGCAGACTGCGCCGCCGGTCCTAATGCGGCGTCCACCATTAAAATAAACATTTGACACTAAATGGAAGAAATGGTAGAGCCCTCTCCTAGAGAGGAGATCTGACCATGAAACAAAAGGACTTTATCCGCAACTTGAAGGCCTTGATAAAGAAAGAAGAGGCTGTGCAGCTTCATGAGATGACATACTACTCTCGCCAAATGGAAGACGATCCCTTCGATGCACTCTATAAAGACCGGAAAGTCCTTCGTCCCCCTTATGACTTCGGCTGGCTCTATCGGCTATATGAAGAGTCAGATACGCTCCAGAGCAATGTTGCTTCCAAAGTCCAGAACACCTATGGCGCGGGCTACGACCTGGATTATAAAGGCGAGGATGCAGATAGGAAGCCGGCAGTAGCCACGGACGAAAAGGACTTTTTGGAAAACTTCTTTGAGGAACCGAACGACGATGACTCCTGGCTAGAATTGACCTCAAACGCCGGAGAGGACGAATGCGTCCTGGGACAGATGGGAATAGAATTTGTTCGTAACCGTCAAGAGGAGGTATTCCTGGCCTTTTATCATCCCATGAAAGACCTGCGGATGGTCCCTATTGATAACAGCCAAGACCGGGTGGTTGAAAACGTCACCATTAGACGAGGCAAGCAAGAAATCACTTATGAAACGGTCAAGACATATCGCCGGTATGTAAGGCTGCTTCGCAACGGCACTCTGCGGTATTATAAGTCCTTTGGCGACAAACGCCCCATGGGGCAGGATGGGTCCCGGCCCGGCGTCAAACAGAAAAAGGAGGCCTCAGAGCTATGGTGGATCAAACGCAACTTTGGTGGCCTTTCCTATGGACTCCCTGAATATATTGGTTCCACCTTCGACATTTCCGGTAGGCGCAACGCACAAGCAATCAACTGGGATCTGATGCGCTCCCAAGGCCTCCCCCCGGTCATCTTCATGGTCGAAGGCGAATTGACCGACGATTCCTGGGACGATCTTTGGAACATGGTCCTTGGCGCTCGGGGAACAGAGAATTTCAACAAGGTATGGGTCCTTCAGGTTAAGCCTTCCCCGACAGCATTGAACCAACAAGGCAAGGCCTCAATCAAGATGGAGTCCATTTCCAATGCTCGCGGCACCGACCAGATGTTCTCAGAATATCTTCAAGGCACCGATGACCGCAGTTCCGGCGGCTTTCGGATTCCCCCGGCATTCAGAGGCAAAGCCACAGATTACTCGTACGGTACGATGCAAGTCTCTAAGCAGATTGGCGAGGAACAGGTCTTTGGCCCGCATAAGATCAAATGGGCGAAGAAAATCAATCGCCGACTATTCCGGCGCGAGTGGGGCATTGAATATTGGGAATATAAAGGCAAGTCCATGGAGATTGCGGGGCCGCAAGAGATCCGCGACTTTATCTCGGCGCTCACGGCAGCCGGCGCTCTTTCAATCAATAACGCAATCCTGCTTGCAAACTCAGCCCTTGGCCGGAACTTCTCGACATTCAAAGACCCATGGGCCAATTATCCTATTCAGTTGCTCTTGCCGATACTCAACCGCGAGACCCTAGCCGGAATGGAGAACATATCAACGCCGACCCCCTCCGCCCAGGCTGCCTTGCCTCCCGGCCAGCAACAGCAATTGCAACTGCCTCCCGGCGCGACCAAGGCAGACACGATCACGATTCTAGAGGCACTCAAGACGACCAAGGATATACTGGGCATGTTCAACAAGAATGACAATCATACCATTGAAGTTATTTCGCCCAAGAAGCGAGGCAATCCCCATAAAGGGCCTCGCGGTCGGTTTGTGAGCAAGAAATGATTATTGCCCTGCCGGACCGATACTTCCATAAGCTCAACGACCGGGAGCTAGCTGCACTTGCAGTAGCTCAGATGTCCGGCTTCGGTCCTACCGTCTTGCCTGTTAGTTTTATCAAAGCTGCAAGTCATTTGCCTCCGCAGGCAGCAGAAGCCGCCACCTTGACGGCTGCACTCCAGAAGACATGGCTCGGGGTAACAGTCCGGTATAGAAAGCTAATTGAAGCGGCATTCAAAGCAGATGGCACAGTTGATCTTGCTAAACTCAAGGCAGCAGAGAAGGCCCTGCCCAGTATTCAAAAGATCTTAGTCAAAGAGATCCGGCCCGAGGTCAGTAAAATACTGCTCGCCACGGCCAGCAATGCTCGTGAGTATTTCATAGACCAAGCAAAACGGCTCCACAAGGTTGATATACAGAAGGCCACGAATGACTTTGATGCCCTTTTCGCAGAACGGTATTCTGATCATATTGCCTCGTTCATGGAGTCGTATCCCGAACGGCGCATACACCCAGAGATAGACCGGCTCGTCAAGTTCCTTGAAGCGAACCCAGAAACTCGCGGAGCAGAATTGGATGAACTCAAATTCCAGCTTCGGCGGGTTACCTCTGCTAAGGGTTATTCTGAAGAAATGGGCCTTGTGGGCGCAGCCAGAATATGGAATGCCACCGGCTTGCAGATGGCTAGAGAGGGCGGTGCTTCTAGCTATATGTCCATGAGCCAGAATGATTGGAGCGGAGGTAAGAAAGGGGTTTGCCCCGTTTGCTGGTTCCTTCATGGTAAGGTATTCCGCGCGCCACAGGCAGCGGCTCGATTAAATGATTTCCTCGGCTCGCAAGAAGACCCACAGGCAGCCAGACAGAACTTCCCCTTTCCCCGGTATGATGAACTCGATACAGTCAGTTTTGAAGAAATCCGGGATAGAGGATACTTCCCGCCGTATCATCCTCATTGCCGATGTTATGTGGTTCCATTATGGGGTGCAACTCCTCCGGAGGAGATTCAACAGCCAGAACAGCTTGTTCTTGGCGAACGGATCAAACAGCTTGTCGAAGACTTAGGAGAGAAGTGGGCAGAGATCGCGTCTAAGCTTCGGCAAGAAGGCTACAGAACACCGAAAGACAGAAATATTACTGCCAAGTATATCGAACGTGTAGCCTCGGCTCCAGAAGAAGGCCCGAAACTCATTACCGACCGCAACTTGGTTATTGCACGGCTCAAACAAGAAGTGGCCATGAAGAAACCAGCATATGCTGCACAAATTAGCCTTCAAACAGCAGAAGACATGGCGAAAGAAGGCTATCGAGATCCCTTTGGCAACGTCCTGGATGCGAAACAGCTTTGGAAGCTCCATGATGTGTATATCTCGAAAGAGTCTCCTGTTGTGGATACAAAGTCCTGGCTAGATGAGCGGATGGTCCCGGGCACGAAAGTACAAATCGAGCGCTCACAGCGAGGTAACGGTAACAAAAGTACAGCCGTAGCAGATTCCGGCTTGCTTCGGAACATAGAAAACTATGTTGCAGAAGAATGGCCGGAAAACTTCAAAGTCATCGCTGCAGATCAGCCCGATTGGTCCGTTTCTGTGCTCAAAGGAGGCAAGACAAGCTATTCGAACGAAGATACACAGATTGTTTCCTTTACTAAGGAAGGCGGACAGGCAAACACTACGATTTGTCATGAGATGGTGCACAATTTAATCGTTCCTAGAGTCTACAAAACTATTGCACCACGGCAGATGCAACAGGAGTTGATAGCACAAGAAGTCCCGTCATATGTTCACGGCAACGCTTCTGCGTCGCGTATCCCGCCAGGAAGTCGACCAGATTGGCGAGAGCAACAAGCCTTGTTCAATATGCACGAGTATATGGCTATAACCAGTGAGCAATATATCCAAGGACTGTCCGTAGAAGCAAATGCGGACCGGCTGATTGCACATCAAACAAAGAATGTATGGGGTAACGGCGTAGAACAGAAAGCTAACGATGGCACAGTCGATTACAGCAAAGGCCGGGTTTATACCAAAGAAGAAGCAATCAAAGCCATTACGCTATTTGAAAAATGGATCAATCAAACAGTGAACGAGATATTGCAAGGATGATAACACTCTCAAAAAAAGTCATGGCATTTGTAAGCGGCGGCGAAGCCTGCCTCTGTTATGTCTGCGCGCATTACCACAGTAAGCCCCGCTGGAAAGGGGAAACATGCGACGCATTCCCGAAAGGCATTCCTGATGCCTTGTTGTACCTCGAATGGCACCTTAAGCCGTATCCCGGCGATAATGGAATCATGTTCGAAGAGAGGATTGCAGAAGTAGAGAAGTTTGATCCAGACGAGCCCCGAGATGAAAAAGGACGGTGGTCTAGGGCCGCCGCAGAACGGCACGATTCTGTATTTGTCTCGCCGGGCGTAGTTAAAAACGGCGTTCGACAAAAGTTTGCACCGGAAGGCATTCAGCTTACCGTCGAAGGACGAGAATCGTTTTTAGAAGCCATGTATACAACCAGAGCACAAATAAAGGAAGAGACAGGACAAGAGATATGGTACTCTTCACGATATGCAGAGATTGTAGGAGTTGATGCCAAAGAGCAAGGCAAAGGCGACGGTTCCAAATTGTTAAATAGAATCTGTGCTATTGCGGATAAAATGGACATTACGTTGATCGGTTCGCCTTTAGGCAAAGGTCGAATGAGCAATGAAGACCTTATTAGTTGGTATGGTCGACATGATTTTCATAAGCTTGTAGGCACCGGTAACGATATCATTATGGGGCGCGCTCCGCAAAGTCGTAAGGACGAGGTGTTTGAAGCCAAGCATCCGAGGGGTGCACATGGTGAGTTTGGAGGAGGAGATATGCCTTCGCCGCCGCCTGCTCCGCCGGAACAATATTCAGCCGGTCCGCGCCCCCCAAAAGAGGACAAGGAAGCACTCCAACTGTGGGAACAAGATAGTGCCCGAATTAACAAAGAACTTGGCGACATTCGCGAAGGCATCTTCCGACGGCAGCTTGAAAAAAAGTATCCCAAAGAAGACGGCTATGAAATCCATGCACAAATTATTCTGCTGGACAATTTGGGGCGTCAGCTTATAGACTCTAAAACGAAGGAGTTTCGCAAGATAGACTTTGTAGTCATGAAAGACAACAAGATCATCAAGAGTTATGAAGTTACTTCAGAGTCCAAGAATAAAAATGCACAGATGGGCAAAGAGGAACGAATCAAGAAAGCCCGGCAAGAGACAGGCGGTAAGCTCTATGCCAGAATCAGAGGCAAGGAAGACTTGGTTGTCTTCCCTTATAAGGTCAAGACCGTAGTCAAAAGGATCGATCTTCAAAAGTACTTCAAGAAGAGGCTAAAGTATGCGGACTGAGGTTTATGATAAATTGGATTGGTATGATGATCCAGGAGTATTGGCCCGCAAAACTGCTCAGCTTAATGTCCTGGCGCAATGGCTCCTAGATCGTGGCCTTGTTGAATCCTATGTTCGGGACTATTACAAGCCCCCGGTTGATTCGGATTTCAAGCTCAGTCGGAACGACCTCACTACCAAAGGGCAGAAGATCCTCGACAAGCATTACAATACATGGGCAGAGGCTCTCAATACAGATCTGACCATATTAGACAAAGCATTGAAGGAGATTTCACATGGCTAAAACAAAACTGGTTCCTACGGACATTATGAAAGGTAAGGCATGGCAGCCTGCCGAAGGCGAAAGCAAGAACACCTTCTTGTCGCGGTGCATCAAGTCTGCAATGGACGAAGGCATCGAGCAAGACAAAGCCCTCGGCAAGTGCTACGGCATTTGGAATGAGAAACGAGACTCAGCGGATGCAAAAGGCGGCGAAGTTGAAAGCACCTTGTCAGGGGGTCTCCTGACTATCATGTCACCATGAGCAAACATCCCGAGTATCTTGTCCTACGAGAAGGCGGCGTTCCCTGCCCCAAATGCGGACATCGCCAGCCTCTAACTCCCCTTGGGGACTTTACGGTATGGAAGCAAACCTGCGCCGAATGCGGCGCAGGCTTCTATGTCATGAAAGTTACTGAGTACGTCGTTTACGTGGACGATTCTTTATCGGCAAGCGGACGAGCTCGAGGTCAGGGAATCGATTCGGCAGGCGGCTGAACAAGTAATTAGTCTGGGCAATCATTTCCTCGGCAACGCAGGACACGCAGCCCTGCATTCTCTTCACATACTTCTGCTGGATGCATACTCCCGGCCCCGCATAGAATCCCCCTTCCATTTTAGGGCAGCGGCCCGAAAACTTTCGGCGGGCATCGAGGTCTCGGCCCATTTTATGGGCATGGCGATCCTTGATCTTATGGAACCACTGTTTAGCCTCGTCATTCGGCACCGGCTCGCCTTTGCAGAGCAAAGTTAAGCGGTATCGCACCTTCGGTTTCTTTGGTTTGTCTTCATTATTGCTCATGTGATTAACCCTCAAAAAAGTGCCTCGCTGCGTTGTTGCGTTCGGCTGGATACATATTTGGAAGGACGCAGCGAGGCAAGCTGGTTTACTCATGGATACGATGGTCATGGACCAGGAGGCCATGTTCATGGGGCAAGCTATGCTCCACAATTTCCCCAAGCTGGCTCGCTATGGACTCGCTGATCTCTTCAAAGTTTGGGCCGTGCTGTGCATCGGCAGCGATTTCCACCTTTCGCCCATTGGGCGTGATCTTGATTTTGATTTCAGGCATAGTCTGCAACCCTCGCATACAGGATTAGTGAGCCGTCCGGTTCCTCAACTCGATCAACGATTTCCCCGGCAAGGTTTTGGATAGCATTAGTGGCAACCTGCTCCGCATAGGATCTGAACAGCGGATTAGTGTTGTAGTTTGCGGCCAATTGTAGTTGATAGTGATGACCGAAGTCTCTTAACGTCCCGACTGCAATACCATTGGCCTGTTTCACTGTCAAGCCATCAAGAGTCAGCCCCGACTCTTTACAGGCTTGCTTGAAGGCGTCGATTTGGGCCTTCTCGATCTTTACCTCAACAAGTAACCAGCAAGGCATTTTATTCCCCCGCACAGCCACAAGAGATTGACTGCCCTCCGCATATCGGACAGCGTTCCATGTCGCAACCAGGATGGTGCTGTTCCCCCGGCGCAACCGCACAATCATGGCAGTTTTTGGTCCCGTCCCAGCATACCCTATTATAGAGTTTGGTTCCGATTTTGAAACGCTTCACTGTGCAAGCGCCGCCGGGAACCATAGGACGACCACAATACGAACAAGTGGCATTAGGCATTGACTTCTGACCTCCGTTTCTTCCGTCCTACCCTTCGGCCCTCAACTATCTTTGGCGCATTGGCAGCCTTCAGGCTTACCATAGACCGCAACAAAGATATGGAGAGGGTTTTGAGGAAGAACCTGGATTGATTATCTTCCGCTAATAACGGAAGTATTTCCGACTTCTTGAGGAATCGGCCCCGTGCCTTGAAAAAGAAACTCCCCCGGCCATCTATATTAGTGATAGTGGCCTCCGGCGCTTCCGGGTCATCTGTCATGCGGAAAAAGAAGGAATGACTGATTATGGTATCAGCCACGATCTGTTGTACGAACACCTTGATGAGGCTGTGATTGGTCTTGTAGCGAAAGCCGCCCTGAAATTGGCACGCCCCCTGCTTTATCGCCTCATAGATGATCTGTTCGTACCCGTTGATGACCAAGAAGACATGGAGCTTCTTGTCGCTTTCGATTCCGCCTTTGAACTGAAATTCCATTGGCCGACCCTCCGAACGCATAAAGTGAACTTATTCATACCAAAAAGACTTGCACAAATCAACGTTTTGCGCTAAAGCCCTGATTCAGGGAGGTTGAGACAATGTCTAAAAAGGAAAAAATACCGGCCTGCCCCTTCTGTGGGTATGATCGGCCCGAGTTTGTCTGTATAACCCACGTTCCCGGCTATTCCTTCAAAGAGAAGATCTTCAAATGCCCGGCTTGTATCACGCATTTTAGAAAGATCGAAGGACGGCCTTGCTTAGAGTGCTGCGAAGACCTCCGGGCCTATCGGTTCGCCAAAGCTCGCATAAAACGAGGTGAGCCTTTCAATACTATCTTGGAACAAGTAACCATGAGGCACAGACCCACGAGATGGCTTGGCGAAATACTGGAGAAATCGGCTTGACATTCGGATTCTAGTGATATACTATATCGTCAGTGGACAGCCCTCCTTGGCACTAAACGTCCACCTGGATAGTTGCCCGATGGTTCCGCTGACCCGGCCGTCGGGCATACTTATTTCTGGCCTGAAAATTTCATAGGTAAAGTAAAGATATCTCTAAGTCAACTAGTAAAATTTCATGGCAACTTTAAGGGGCATTTTAGGATGATTTTACTTCTCACCATTACCTGTGATGTCAAGTGTAGTTTACATCACTACCCATGCCACAGTTTACATCACTTTTGATTTTTTCGGTGTAAATTATACCTGATACCAACATATTAGAAGGCTATATAAATGTGCCCTAGACATTCTTTTCTTAAGACATCTATAAGAATAAATCCACCGACGGCATCCGGCTACGCCGAATACCTTCGCATTGAGTCTTTTTAAGATTCATGTCCAGACCATACAGATTTAGACTATACCGTAGACCTGTAATACTCCCGACTTCAGGTATTGACTTCTCTCTGGCCTTCATATATAACGCTCATTCGGTATCAACAAACTTTGGAGGTCATTTTTTCATATAAGGGTTAGCAATGAATACTTCCCAGTGGTTTAAGATCGAGCATGTGGTTAGATCCGCAATTGCAGATTTAGTAAAATCCCCCCTTCAGATTAAAACCTGCCTTTGGCTCATAGACAATTCAATAGGCTGGGAGAGATGTACCTTCATTGGTTCGGCTAAAACTTTCCTAACTGATCGGCATTCAGGTCATCGGAGTATTTGGGGTCTAAAATGTACTCGACAAGGCTTATATCTTGCCTTAACCTGGTTGCAAGAGCATGGTATAGTATATAGAAAGCGGCTTGATTCTGTGAAGAGTCGGTATCATCTCAATATTCCCGGCATGCTTGAATTATACATCCAGAAACTCAAAGTCCAAGGTAGAGACACTGATGCATACGATGCGATACTGGGGAATATTAACCATATGTTTGAAAAAGACCAGCTTGAGCACCCTATTCTTCCCTTTTACACGGAGCCAAAAGTGAGCTATCAAATAGCAGATAAAATCGGCAAAGTCCCGCCGATACTCGTCAAGACCAGAGAAAAGCAAAAAGCGAAAAAGAAAAAGAAGCCATGGAACGTTGAGACATTCATGCAATGGTTTGATAAACAGGCCGATAAACGGGATCTTGGCGTTGCATGGTATTTTAATACCAAGCGCCGGTTCAAATGCACGTTTGAAGAAGGGGAAGTTGAAGAGAAGCGATTACAAGCCAAGAACCGGGCGTGCATTAAGCGGTTGCTTAAGGAAGTTTCTTCTAAAGAACTGCGAAAGCGGCTACTCAAGGCATTAGATAATTGGGTTTTAGTGGCTGCATTCCTTGCTATTTCTAGTGACTGGCAGATCATAGAAGACACCCGGGTAGTATTCCCTACTTTCTATCGGTATCGACAATATATTTGGATCTATTTGGAAAAAGACATGGATGACTATACTCAAGGAGTCCCTTATGACAACTTTAGAGATTGGGAGCGATGGTGGGAAGAAGACAAGCGTGACTTCGCTTTATTCGTGGAAGCTTTTGAACGACGTACAGGCACCGCCTCGAAAGATGGCGATTGATAAGCTCACTCGACTTGGTTATGACCTACCGCGGCAACCGCCTGCACCGGAAGTCTTGCTCGAATTAGAAAAGATCATGCGGAAGTTAGAGAATCGTAACCGGTGGCTTCTATTGGTATCGAACCGCCCCAGTATGCTTAAAGCCCTGGCGCAAATAGTCCCGATTACCTACGCCCTCACACACAAACGTGCCGTTCATAACATCAGCCCCCAGGATCTCTACGAACTTTATATCAATGGCAAGGAGCAAGAGATATGCCCATTAGGCATAGATTCCTTGGAGTATACAAACCTTGTCTGGTTTGAACAGTTCGGGGACGCTCTTGCAGAAATGTATAAACTCCAAGCCCGGCTGTCTCGGCTATTTAGTATATGGTGTGAACCCTATACAAGTGTTGTGCTGTCTCATTGTTATCCGTTCAGATACAAGCCAGACAAGCTCCTGAAAACTATTGCTCGCCATTATGGCGATAGCATCGTTGCTTATGTCAATGAAAAAGCGGATGTATTGGATATTCATTAGGAGGGTCAGAGTTGTCAACAGGGTTGTGCTTTTTTCGCAAAGTCCTCGATAATAAGGGTCCAGGGGCCTTTCTTGACACTTACCAGTTGAGGCGGGCCGACTTTACTAAGGACGAAATCAAAGTCCTCGACTATATCGAGGCGCATCTGGAGAAGTTTTCCAAAATACCGTCAACCAAGACGGTAGAGAAGCGGCTGCAATTCAGATTCCCCGACATACCCGACGAGCCCCTCGAGTTTTGGGCCTCCGAGGTTAAGAAACGGGCTGTTACTATTGAGATCCAAAAGAGCGTCAAAGCAGCGGTAGACGAACTACGGGATGGTGACCCAGACAAAGCCGCTGGCATTATTACCGACCTTGCGACGAACCTTATAGCCGCCACTGGCGAATCTAAGGTCCGCACTTTGCAAGAGCTTGCCCAAGAAGTCATGGAACTCCACGACAAGCGGGCGATGCGCACCTCAGACCTTCGGATTCCCTTTGGCTTGCCTACCCTGGATGACATTACAGACGGTGCACAGAGAGGTGACAATGTGGTTTTAGCCGGACCGACCGGTGTAGGCAAGACTGTCACTCTTTGTTACTTTGCAAATTCAGCCTATGCCATCGGGCGCAGAGTGCTTGTGCTTACCTTAGAGATGACCCGGCAGCAAATGGCAACTAGGCTTATAGCCTGGCAATCCGGGGTCAATGAGCGGATTATACGGCGCGGACAACTAGCCAAGTTTGGCGGACGGCCCCCTGTAAACCGAGCGATTACCCAACTAGAGGCCGGACCGCCCTTTTATATCCTCGACGGGGCAATGGTTTTTGAGGTCGAGGATCTGATGGTTTACATCCGGGCCTTGAAGCCAGATGTGGTCTATATAGATGGTGCTGATTTGGTTCAAACAAGGAATGCACAGCGCCGGGGTAAATGGGAGCAAGTTGTCGATGCTGTCGAGTACGTCAAGCGAACAGCGATCAGAGCAAATGTTCCTATCATCGGGGCTTATCAACTAAACGATGAGGGCAATATCTATGGCGGCAGAAGGATAGAGCATATGGCCTCGATAGTCATGAAGATGACCCGGCCCCGAAAGCAAGGCAAAGTCAAACGTGGAGACAGCCCATGGGATGAGGAGCTACCAAACGCTCGGGATCTAGTTATCGACAAAGGGCGTTTCGGCGAACTTGGCACAGTACGGCTCGATTTCTACCCGGAGAAGTCATTCATAGCAGAAGCCATTTAGTAAAATTTAATGGCAAAGTTAGAGATATTCCTAAGTCATCTATGAAAAATACACAGCCATGATGGAATCAAACCTCATTAAGTTTTTGGCCCTATTAGGCATCAAAGAAACACGCCGATACGGGGAGTGGTTGCAATTCGCCTGTCCTCTGGCTTCTATAACTCATGGCAAGCGCACGGATCGCAACCCTTCGGGAGGAGCATTAATCAGTGACGACGGACCTAGCCTGTTCAGATGTTTTAGCTGCACGCCGAAGGCGCAGCCGCTTGATACTCTATTGGCCCGGCTTTGGCGGTATAACAAAGGCGCAAAGGAAGCCATCTATTTTTGGGCATCTTATGAACTATCTGAAGATGTCTCTGTTGATGGCATTGCTGCGGACAGGTGGGAAACTGAGGTAGAGAGTCCACAAGTATTGGACTCTGCAATAGTGGAGCGGTTCCCATTAATTGGCACGGTCAATGGCGATTTCAGTAAGGATGCTCTCAAGTATCTCAACTGCCGGGGTGTCTCGCAAAAGACGGCACAGAAGCGGGGAGTCAGGCTATGGTCGGAAAAGGATGCTCTAGTCTTTCCCTACCACGACAACAAAGGCCGCATTGTTACTTTGAGGTGTCGGCGGCTATTTTCCAAGACCTTGTTTTTTGTCTCTTCGGAGAACACCGGCTTGCCTCGTGATGCCTTTCCCCTATTATCACGGACAGGCGCGTGGTTTGGGCTGGCAGCAGTCAACTGGCAGAAGCCAGTTGTCCTCGTGGAAGGGGAGTTTGATGCTTTGCGGCTGGTCGAATTAGGCCAGTCAAATGTCGTAGCCTCAGGTGGAACGAGCATAACCAACGCCCAGCTAAAGGCGCTTTTGGGGCGGTCTCTATGGCTAGGGCTTGATGCAGACAAATCCGGGAGGGAAGCCGAGACATCGCTCGTTCGTAGGTTAGCAACCAGAGGCTACGATTTACATTTTTTGGACTGGTCCGTTGCCAAGCACAAAGATGCAGGCGACCTGGAGAATGTCCAAGAACTCAACCGAGTCTTGCAGAGGCTTAAATAGGGAGGGCACATAATGACAGACTACGATGTGGACGCAGCCTTAGCAAAGGCGGCAAAAGAGGCAGAAAAGTCACCGACAGACAAAGTTCTCGCATTCATTGTCCGATGGGCATTGAAGCTTGGGTTTGTCGGACTGACTGTTTTGTTTTTCATTTGGACATGGGCAAAAGTCGTAAGTTATCTATTCTAAAAAGGAGGGCGTAATGGTCAAGAAGTACGATCCAGACGAGGCTATTAACAGAGACAAAGAGGCCGAAGAGGATTATAAGAAGAAGCGGCGCAAGGGCGGTAGCCGTTTCCGCCTCGATGTCGGCAAGGATGGCGATGTGTTGCTTATAGACGAAGCACTCATTCCCCTGACCGTCCATGAAATTTATCATGGCAAGAACCGCAAGTCCGATTGGGAGCCCTGCCCGCAGAAGGATTGCATAGCCTGTGAAGACCCGGACACCAAGGATGCAATCCCATATCTCAGTTTCGGCACGGTTATCAATCTTACCGGCTTTGAGGACGACAAAGGCAAGACCGTTAAACTTTTCAAGCAACTTTTGGTCTTGAAGGGTGATGCTAAGGTCGAGTTTCTTCGGCAGAGAGAAGACCTCATTAAGAAATACGGCAAGGAGGATACGTTAGCCTGGACGGTATGGAATATCCGACGTGGTTCGGATCAGAAATCCCTTGTCACCGGGCAGTATTTCACGTTCAAAACAAAGACCTCCAAAAAGAAGGCCAAAGAGAAGCTGGAAAAGTTAGGTGCCTCCCCCGAGGATTGGAAGGCATTTTTGGAGCCTCTGGACTATGAGGCGCTCTACACACCTAAGAGCAATGCTGAGCTTGGTAAACTAATCGGCGCAGCGGGCGGGCCTCGCCCCGGCTCCAATGATGATGCGGATGACGATGACGAGTTTCCGCCTTCAAAAGAAGCGGATAGCGAAAAGGACATTGAGGATCAGATCGAATGGTGACGATCAACCGGGAAGTTGTTTGGGTTCCTAAGACCCTGATTGCGGATCTTGCAGCGGAACGCAAGCGGCTTACCATTAGCAGTTACTTCGATCGCGAACAGAAGATCCCCTTGTACTTGGAAACTGCAACTGCCCTTGGCTATCCTCGACATTGGAAAGGCTGGTGGCAGAAGCAATGGTATCTTGTGGAAAACGAATACGAAGATCAAACAGTACTAGGGGATCATATCTCATTCAAGATTAAGTCGAGTTACCGGGCGGGCCAGGAGGACTTTTTGAACCAGTTTCAACGCAGGTTGAAATCAGGTGTTACCGGGTTTCTCTTCGACCTTCCCATGGGGAGCGGAAAGACATTTGTCGGGCTTCATGCCATTCAGATCATAGGGCGGCGTGCCCTGGTAGTTTTGAGCAAGTCCGATCTTATTAGGCAATGGCGGGAGGAAATTGCCAAGCACACGGATATTCCAGCCGACAAGGTCGGCATTGCACAGGTAGGCAAAGTCGATTGGAAAGGCAAATGGATTGTCCTCGGGCTTGTTCATACCTTTGGTAAGCAGCGGTTCAGCCCGGCGCTTCATAAGCATTTTGGCACTGTGATTTGGGATGAACCCGACAGATCCGTTCCCCCGGAGACATTCGCTCCAGTGGCCTGTTTATTTCCCGCCCGATATCGTATTGCAATGGGCGCGACTCTGCAACGCAAGGATGGTATGCACCGGGTTATCGAGGCACACATGGGCGAATGTTATCTCAAGAGCGACATAGGAGAACGGGTGGCGAGTAGTGTTTTGGCAGTTAACTTCAAGACACCAGCTCCTGCTCGTATCTCTCCAAAGATGCCGTTTTACATGCGGCGCACACGGCTTTTGGAACTGCTTACAACAGACCCGGCCCGTAATGCATTCATTCTATCGCTAATCAAGTCTTACCTAGTTAAGCCAGATCGGCACTGTGCAATAGTGGTGGAGCATACGGCCCTGATATACACCTTACGGGCGCTACTCATTCAACAAGGTATTGTCAAAGAGACAGAGATAGGGATCTATGCCGCATCGCTTTCTCGACTTAAAGAAGGCCGATCCAAGAAGGGAAAACTCATTCATGTGCGGCAGTCCTTGCGGACAATCAAAGCAGAGGAACAGGACGCAGCCAAAGACAAGCGTATTATCCTCACGACCTATGGGATGTTCAGTTATGGAACGAATATCCCGGTCCTGGCCGGGCTTATAATGGCGCATCCTCGGGCAGATATTACTCAGCTTATAGGCCGTATTGAGCGGGTAGCTGACAACAAGCCTTTGCCTATCCTTACAGATATTGTAGACATAGCATACCCGGATGCAGTCAAATGGGGCAAAGCCCGGCTAAAAGTCTATCAGCAGCGCGGCATGAAGATAGGTCGTTTGAAGGAGGCAAAATGATCACCACGCTTTTTGTAATCGGATTTGTAGGTATTTTGGTAGATTTGATAATGTTTTGGCCGCATCCTATGACTCCGCTTCGCGCAAAGATATCTATAGCAGCCGGGAGTGTTGCATATGTTGCTTTTGTGTTGTTATGGATTCTATGGGGAGCAAATAGATGAAAAAGATTGAAGAGGCAGTAATGATGGTGCGTCGCACCTATTCAGAAAGCGGCAAGATTCTCAAAGTATCCGAGAAATCCAAACCTATTGCTGTGAGGATCTTTGCCACCGAACCGGCCAAGACCTGGGCTTCTGTTCATAAGACAATACCGCTGGAGAAATACGGCGAGCCTTACGCAAACGTCAAGATTGATGTGGGCTTGGCAATGCCTTGTTATGCAGAGGAGGAGCCAGAGGCTTACAAGTACATGCTAGAAACAGTCAAGAAGAGGCTGCTCACTGAGGAATCCAAAGTTCGCAAAGCCTACCGAAAGAAGGGCATATGAAAGAACCTACCAAGCCAGCGATTGCCCCACGGACACTTGCAGCGGCTCGCCTTGCCGTTAATAAGCAATGGGGCAAGAACACAGTGACAGCGGGCGATGAACTTATGTTCCATGCCCCGAAACTATCAACAGGCGTCTTTATGTCTACCTATTGCATGGGTGGCGGCTACCCTGTTGGGTTTTTGACCCGGCTAAAAGGCCCGGAGAGTGGCGGCAAAAGCACTCTTTGCCTGGATGCTATGCGGTCCGCCGCTGCGTCTTGTTGGCGGTGTTTCAACATTGCAGAGTTTTGCACTTGCAGTCTTCCCCCTTTGCGGATGCGTAGTGTGTTTGCAGACCCGGAGAATACTTTCGAGCGAGCATGGGCGGAAGCAATCAAAGTCCCTTCAGAATCATATGAACATGTTCTCGCCAATGACGGCCAGGAGTATCTGGATATTTGCGAGCTTATGCTAGGTGCGGATGACTGTGGTCTTTTGATTGTGGACTCCATTGCCATGCTTCTGCCCCCGGTGGAGGTTAGCCGTTCCATTGGTGACAATAAGATTGCCAGCCACGCCGCACTCATTACCGGCATGGTCAATCGATTCCAGACCAAACTTGGAAAGGAGCGCAAAAGAGGGCATCCCTGCATGGTCTTAGCTACTAATCAACTACGCTCTAAAGTAGGCGTCCAGTTCGGCAACCCCGAATCAGAAACTGGCGGCCATGCGTGGCGGCATTTGTTTGTCTTCGGTCTTCGTATCAGCAAAGTGGCTCCAGAGGAAGGCGACAAACTATTCTGGAAAGGAGAAGTTCCTAAGGAGCTAGAAGAAGCCCCGCAAAAGGGTAAACAGATATTCGAGGAGCCGGAAGACGAGGGCGACAGAAAGAAAAAGAACAAGAAGGTCAATCTCTTTGAGAGCACTAGTCGCAAGATGCGCCTTGTCCAGCGGCATAACTTTACCATTGACAAGAACAAGAAATACATGATCAGCCCTCATGGCTCGTTTCTCCGGGTGGTTGATAATGTTTGGGATCTATCAGATCCCCCGAACCTCCTGCATCCTCGTGGCTCCATTGTTGACCAGAAGCAAGTTATCAACTATGCCAAGCGTCATGGCCTTTTGGAGAAGGTCAAGGAGAAATATAGAATCAAAGGGCTGATTGACAAGGTAGACACGCAAGAGGAACTCTTGACCATGCTCAAGACGAACCTCCCCTTGTATTACCAGTTGCAAAAGGTTATTGCCGACACAGCACGTAAACAGGCGTTTGGAGAGTAACAAATGACATCGCCATTTGATAGGTTATTGGAGTCTATTCCATGGGAAACAGTTAAAGAAGTGGAGGAGGAGCCCATAGAAGGCGAATTGCCGCATATCACTCACAAAGGCGTTTTGAAAATCATGGATGTAGAAATTCAAGTTTATCAACTTAGCAATGGGATGCGCATAATTCCTGAAGAGGAATTTTATCGGCTTGGTTTGTTGCCATTACCAGGAGAATAGCCATGCCTACAGTTCATTGCACAGTTTGCGGGAAACAAATGGCCGTCCGTCCGCAGTCTATGAGAACAGTCCACAGAGAAACCGCAACCTGCGGGGCTGAGTGCTTTCTGTCCCTTCTCAAGTCTGACAAAGGTGCTTTGCCGATGGAAGCCCTTTATAACACCCCGGATGACATGGATTGTTCTTATACTGCTTGGTCGGCGCTTCTGAGGACGGCATTCAGATCCGGCAAGGAACGGTCCTTTGCCGAGTTCATGTATCATCAAAAGATTGACTTCAAATATGAGCGGTATGTTCTACCGATCGGCACCACGATTTCGATCCCCGATTTTTGGTTCCCCCGGTGGCACACCTTCGTTGAAGTCAAGGGCATGTGGGCGATTGGCGGCCCTGCCAAGCTGCAGGCGCTCGCAGTCAAGTATCCTAACATGCGGCTATTGCTTTTAAGCACTCATATAGGATGGGATTATGACAAGAGGTGTAAGTAATGGAACATAAATTTCATTTGTGCAAAAGAACGTCTTGCATGGTATGCAATGGCGGTCTTTCGCTTTGTACTATTTGTGGCGGCGCAGAAGGGTCATTGACTACGGATTGCCCTGGTAAGCAGCTTACAGGAAAAGAGCAAGACAAGATTTACGCCGGGAGCCTAGATTTTCGAGACGGTAGTTGGGTGTCCGCACCTAATCCTACTAATCAACGTTGGCGACAAGCTAGAAGCTATCTGGAAACTAAGTCATGACAGGCTATCGTTTAGTCGGCACTAGCAAAGGCCCGAGTAAGTTTAACCTTACGGAAATTGAACGCAAAGGCTCGGCAGAGGATGTGGCGATTGTTCATACCTTCGCCGCGCCTGCGGAAGAGAGACAAGACATCCGACTGCCAAGGGCATCAAGCCTATATTCGGCCTGCATTCGAATGCATGTTCTCGGCACTCTGAACAAAGCAGTCAAAATGGAACGCATAACTCCAGCGCAGCGGGCCACGTTTGGTATTGGTAAAGCAATCCACTGGTGGGCGCAGAACACTAATGAGGTGTTCGGTCAGAATAGGTATGGCTGGTGGAAATGTCTTGCCTGCGGGCGGCGTGTCGGTTTTGGAAAGCCCCGGACACGTAACTGCAAGTGCGGGGCGTCCCCTCATGCTTTTCATTATGATGAGTTCCACCTTGAAACAAAGAGCCCTCTTCCCATGACCGGGCATCCTGACATGTTCCGGCTGGCCTCCCCTGGGCTGCTTCGTGTTTGGGAGATTAAAAGCATCGAGCGGGACAACTTCAAGGCCCTGATCGCCCCCTCGATAGACTACACGTGGCAGATACAGGCATATATGTGGGCCTCGCCCAAAGCAGAGGTCATGCCAATGAAGGTCGATCCTTATGTCGGGTATGTCATCTATGTCGCAAAGGGACAGACGGGCGGTTACCCCTTCAAAGTCTACCCCGTCAAGCGAGACAAGGTTATCCTGGCACAGATCAAAGACAAGCTCCGTGCCTATCATCTAGGCGTAAAGACCGGCATTGCCCCTGCCCCGCAGGAGAAGTGTCAGCGGGCCGACTTTGGTTCCTATGAGGCCCGGAAATGTCCCTGCGTTGAACTATGTAAAGGAGTCTCATGACCACAATAAAGTCCGCAAAAGCCAAAGGGCGAGAATTTGCCAAACGTAGTATGCTGCTCTTTAAGTCTGCCTTCAAATTGGAGGAGCATGATATACGAACCACAGTTGGGTACGAGAATGGCGCAGACTTCGTCCTAATAACCGACAAAGCACGCAAGCGGATTGGACTTTCCGTGGAATGCAAGGACCGAAAGTCCCTTGGAATATTTGCCGCCCTGGAACAGGCAAAGAAGAACCTTTACCCCGGCACCGTCGAGGCAGTTGTTTTCAAGAACGGTGCACCCGGCTTGCCAGGACAGCATAAGACCTATATTACTGTGCCATTGGACCATTATCTCGGCATCCGACGGCGATTAAATGCAGCGAAGAGGAAGATCAAGAAGCTGTCTAATAAATTGGCAAGTTAGCCGAAATCTAGACTTTTTACCTGTTTGGCATTATACTCCCTCTGATTTTAGTGCCAATAGCAGGAGGGTCAGTTGCAACCAAGTATCACCGATCTTTTTCGTGCCTCTTATTCCTGCATCTTTATCCCAACATCAGACTATGAGGGAGCAGAAGAAGCGGTCCGAGAGGCGGTTGTTGTTCTTAATAGGGACGACGACCGGCGCGACAAGGACGGTAAGGCAGTTGTGTCCAAATTTGCTGTCTGGAGGGTTACAGATGGCATGAGGACATGGGACGTCAGCGCGGCAGATGGTTCCCCATTGGCAGACAGGCTCCAGCCTGCGGTTGCCAATGCAACATTTGTTCAGGCACTGGCAAAGATGGTCCAAGAGCCAGGGTCCACGATTCTAGTCATGCACAACGTGCGATCCTTCATTAACCAGCCCACAAACAGTCAGCTAGTCATTGATGCAGCATTGGCGGCCCGCCAGAAGTTTTCCAGCCTAGTCTTTATCGGCCCGACCCTGGAGGCCCCTCAAGTTGGAGGGGTAATGCCGGAACTGGAAAACATCGTCTATTTCTATGATTTCCCCTTGCCAGACCGGAAGAAGCTCATTGACATACTGGTCGATAAGGTTGCTTTACCAAACAGGGACACAGCTCCGGAAGCCCTTATTTGGCCGGATAACAAGGAGCGCCCCCCGGATGGCGAAACTTACGAACTATTCAGGAAAAGGAGGGTCTATGAACTAAACAAGGATCTATTGGACCACGTTGCAGCCTGTGCCTCCGGCCTCGACCCATTGTCGGCAGAAAATGCCTTTGCGTTATCTCTGGCGATGACGGACCGATTCGATCCGAAACTCATTCAGGAGCAGAAACGGCAAGCCATCAAGAAGTCGCAAGTCCTCTCGTTCATTGCTTCCGACGAAACACTAAAGCAAGTCGGCGGCTTTCAGAGGTATAAAGACTGGCTCAATATCCGCAAGTGCGCGTTCACTCCTGAGGCGGAGCAATACGGCGTAGATCATCCCAAAGGGGTGCTTTTCGTCGGTCATGCTGGAACTGGGAAGTCACTGGCGGCAAAAGCAACTGCCAGCGGTCTTGGGCTGCCTCTTCTGAGATTTGACATGTCGGCCGTATTTGGAAAATGGGTCGGCGAATCGGAAGGCAACATGCGGGCGGCGCTTAAGGTTGCAGAAGCGGTTGCACCTTGTGTCCTATGGTGCGATGAGATTGAAAAGGCTATTGCCGGGTCCAGCGGCGGCGCAGCACAGAGCGGCTCCGGCACCACCGCTAAGGTGGTCGCGCAGTTCCTGACTTGGAGACAGGAATGCAAGGAAGCCATCTTTATTTGCTTTACCTGCAACGATGTCCAAGCTATTCCCCCCGAATTCTATCGGCCGGGAAGGGTGGATGCCATCTTTGCCGTGGGGCTTCCGAACCAGGAAGAGAAGGAGCAGATATTCAAGATCCACCTACGCAAGCGTAAGAAGAAAACCAAGACGCTGGACATACCTGCATTAGCAGAGGCGGCTAGCGGGTTCACCGGTGCAGAGATCGAACAAACAGTCATTGAAAGCATTTTTGCCTCATTTACGGCGCGTAAACACCTTACCACAGAGACAGTTCTTGCAGCCATCAAAGGCATCGTCCCGCAGTCCAAGCGCAATGCGGAACAAATGGCTGTCCTCGATAAATGGGCTGCCGAACGTGCCATTTCCGTTAGTTATCCATTAACCGAAACGCCCCAGAGAAGGGGCGAACGTCCTATTTCTCGGAGGAGGAAGTAGTTATGCCCAAAGCAGCGACGAAAACTAAGCAAGCAGAGGCGTTGAGCGAAGCACAGCTAGCACAGCAGTTCAGAGATATGGCCCTTGCATCTTCCCGGCAGATTGAGACTGCATACCTGGATCTGGCCGAGTCTCTTTATGCCATTAAGTCAAAGGAGTATTACAGAGACTGGGGTCCGACTACCTTCGCAGACTATTGTGAAACGGAGCTCGGTATGAAAAGCGGGAAGGCGAATGCCTTGACCAGCATATGGGACAAGATCAAAGGCATGAACCTTGCAAAAGAGCGGCTTCAGGAACTCGGGTTTTCAAAGGCGTTTATTCTTACCCGGTATGCCGACGAGGCGAACGTCGATCAGCTTCTCGATTGGGCCAAGAAAAACACCTGCGCCAAGTTCGAGGAAATGGTCATTACCAAGTATCGCAAGACCCCCGGAGGGCCAGAGTCCAGAAGCGGACTGAAACTGATCTTTCCCGCAGGCGACATGAACGCGGCCCTCGTTTCCGAGACACTGGCGAAAGCCAAGAAGTTTTTTGGAACTGAAGACGACGCAGCAGCGCTCGTGGCACTAGTTACTGACTGGAATGGCCGCACCGGCGACTTCCCGGAACTCTATGATGTTGAGGCATTGTTAGCTATCCTCAACCGGAGCTATCCTGGCCGATTTGTTTATCAGGAGGATGGCGAGACAATATTCATAAGTGCAGAGGAAGAGGGCCCCGAAGAGGCAGCGCTAGTGAAGGAAACGAAAGCCAAGCCAGAGAAACCCGCCAAGAAGGAGACAGCGGCAGAAAAGAAAGCGGCTGCAAAAGCGGCAGCAGAGGCAAAGAAGGAAGAGGCCAAGAAAGCTGCCGAGGCCAAGAAAGCTGCAGCAAAGGCTGCAAAAGAGGACAAAGCCAAAGGCAAGAAAGCCGACCTCAAAGTTGTAAAAAAGTCAGAAGCAGCGGATGATGACGAGGAAGAGTTTGAAGCTCCTGCCGAAGAAGCCAAGCCCGACGAGGCCGCCGTCCTCAACAAAGCCAAACAGACCCATGCAGAGGAGGAAGAGGACGAAGATTGGGATGCTAAGGAAGAATCCGACGATCCCGAGGAGGAAGAGGAAGACGACTGGGACGAAGACGATGATGACGATGATGACGATGATGCCGAGGAAGATGAGGATTGGGACGGGGAGGAGGACGAGCCAGAGGAGGAGGAAGACGAGCCAGAGGAAGAGGAAGAGAAACCCAAGGGCAAAAAGGGCAAGAAGTAAGTGGCTCTAGTTATCAATCAGGCACTGCTTGGGAGCGAGCGTATGCGTAACAGCAGTGATGGCCGGTTTGTTGTTACGCATGGACAATCTAAAGCTAGAACTCGGGCATACAGGGCATGGTCTGGAGCAAAAGCAAGATGCCACAATCCTAATACGCCTATGTATCAATATTACGGCGCCAGAGGAATAAAAACGTGTGTTAAGTGGAGAAACTCATTTGAGGCTTTTTTTTGCTGATATGGGACCGTGCCCTGCAAAGATGAGCTTAGACAGGAAAGATTCAAATGGTGATTATGCCCCTGAGAATTGCAGGTGGGCGACTGCGGCGGAGCAAAGTAGAAATAGGAGGGATAATATTAAGATTGTTTATCAAGGGCGACATCGACTCTTGAAAGAGGTTGCAGAAGAACTCGGTGTTTCCTATACCACACTACAGAGCCGCTATTATCGAGGCTATTCTGATGAGGATATTACAGGAAAGCCGGTAGGTCGAACTAAAACCAACGCCGGTGGAGAAGTATATGGCAATCGTAATCTGTCGCGCGTTGTTAGGAAGAACCAAGTCAGGAAAAGATCCGGTGACTAAGATTTTTGAAGGCTATGGATCAGGACTTTCAGTGGCAGTATCCAGGAGCGACATGGATCTTGCCCGGACCTGCTTTGAGCGGATAATGACCGAACGGTCTGCACCTACCATAGCCCACGACCTTGTCGAGATAGCCCTAGAGCAGTGCTTCTATCTCATTGGCGACATCATTCCCATTGTTCGGGAACAGTATCCCAGTAAGGAGCGACTATGGCGGGGCGTTCAATACATGGTGGCAGCACCCACTAATAAAGACGCCGCAGCTTTATTGCGCCTCGCCACCGCAGGAGACGCGGAACTTGAGGACAAGGAGTTCCTGATGGCGAAACGTCTCTGTTCAAAGTCCCTTGTCAAGGCAGTTCGTATGCTGGAGGTATCAGTGAATCAGCTTCAGCTAGACGAGCAGCAGAAGGAGGTGGCGACATTCCTGATTGCAGAGGCATCGAAACCCGGTCTGGCAACATATCGGGCGCTATGCCTTCTTGCCCTTTACCTGTTCATTGCTCGCGGCATTACCAGGAAGAAGGTCCACAAGGCGATAAAAGCCAACGGTCCCTTGAAGAAGGGCAAGACCCGGCCTTTGCCCTGGTGGGCCTTTTCTCCTGAGGCTACGGTCGGAAAGCTCGCCATCAAGGCGTTTATCGCAACTTATGGCGGCATAGATGAGAAGACCCTTGCCCGTCTCTGGTATCTTTATGAAGTCGAGGCTTGCCCCAAAGTTAGCGACATGGCCGACATTCCCAAATGCGTGCAAACAGTTTGGTGGCCTCGATATCTGGAGATGATAGGCGGATACCAAGGCAAGTCGAAAGAGCATACTCATAGCCTCTGGATCGGCGAGATCCGGCAGAAAGTCGGGCGCATGGTCGAGAGAATCATATCGGAGGACTAGATACAAAGGAGGATTCAGGATGTCACCGACTATGAAAGTAGTTTTCAAAGAAACGAATGTGTCTAAGGCAAAAGACAGCTTAGCGGAGGCGATTGATATTCAAATGGCACGGCTGAGAATGACGCATAAAAGGGAACAAACTAGCAAAATTCCGCTTGCGATTACAGACGAAATTGTGCGCGGCTTGGCTTATCTTTGTGACAATTATTGCCGCACTGTAGAGTTTGAAGAGCCGAATCCCTGGGATGACGACGACGAAATAGCGAGACGCCCAGACAAAGGAGACAATTAGACATGGTGAATATGGGATTGACTGTGCGGCTCACCTTTGATGCCGCTCATTTTTTGAAAGCATATGAAGGCAAGTGCGCCAAGTTACACGGACACAGCTGGCAAGTAGTCTTTGTCTTTCGAGCATTACAACCGCCTTCTGGATACCTTCCTGGCATCGGCATGTTTCAGGACTTTGGCCCGCTCAAGCAGGCGCTCAAGGACATTCTACCTGATCATGAATGCCTCAACAGTTACATTCCGATGTTCAACCAGGATGGTGGATATAATCCGACTGCCGAAAACCTGGCTATTTACCTGTTTTCTCAAGGCGTAAAGGTGCTTCAAGTTCCAATGAAGGAAGGACTCATGCCACTATGGCTGCACCGGGTAGAAGTTTGGGAGTCTCCAAACGCCTGTGCATGGTATGAAGAGGCATGACAAAATACTAGCTGAGATAGAGATATCTCTGACTCAGCTAGCAAATTTACAAAGGAGGATGCTTATGGGATTTGGTGTTTATGAACGAAATGGCGATATTTATATGACTGAGGGGTCTTATAAGTCTAGAGTCGAGGCACTCAAGGCATTTATCCGTCGCCGCAAGAAGCACAAATTAGAATTACATGCAGAGATCCGGCAGAATTCCCGCGTTATTCGCAAAGCACTTGAAATAAAGAAGGCTGTATTGCGCACTCTTGAGAAACCCGCCCGTCGTGGCGCGCCTGTCTCCGAATAATAGGTTGACATAATTTATAGGCTTTGCTATTGAATCCCCCTTAGGAGGGATTCATGGCTAAAAAGCAGTGGAAACATGGAAAGTCGCAAGTCCTACCTCTCGATATGGTAGAAGAGAACACTTGGAACCCGAATGAGCAAACAGAGGATGAATTCAATCTTTTAGTCAAGAATATTAAAGACCATGGGCCGCTCGACTATCCTCTAGTCGTTCCCGTTTTGGATAAGAAGGGCGGACTCCAGTATTTTAGGATGATTTCCGGCGCACATAGATTCCGTGCACTCAAGAAACTAGGCAAGACAAAAGGCCGCTTCATTGTTGCAGATCCTGCCAAATTTGACGAAACTACGCAAAAGCAACAGACAGTCGCATTCAATCAGATAAAGGGCCACATGAATGTCGAGAAGTTTCAAGCTCTCGTTAAGGATCTTGTTACCTCTGGCAAGTTGGATCCGAACGTGGCTGCTGAGAAACTAGGCTTTGCGGACGAATCTGAATTTGATCTCTTAATCCAAGCGGCACGGGAGCAGATACCTGTCGGCGCTCGACAGGAGTTTGACGATAAAGTCAAGGATGCAAAGTCAATCAACGAAATATACACCTTAGTAGACCGCCTCTATCGAAAGTACGGCGAGACGCTGCCTGCGAATTGGATGATCCTTGCCCTTGGCAAGTCTAGCCGGGGCTTGTGGCTACGCATTGATGGTCGGCTATTCAAGGACTTTGAGAAGAAGGGCCGGGAATGCCTGGACGCCGGGGTGACTTTCGACTCCGTGGTAGTTCAGGCCCTCAAACAACTAGACGTAGAGGCATTTATCAAATTGAATGAACAAGACCTCATTGCCTGCGATGACGAACTCGTAGACATTGAGGATTATTTTATGGAGACGCCCCTCGAATGAACATCAAGACATGGGTTCAACTTATCGGTGAGGATAAGATAGTCGAACTTCGCAATGCGGCTGCCCCTCTCAACAAAAAGCCCCTCTGGATCGCCACCTATTGCGACGACGAGCAGATGGCAGAAATCTATTATCGGATCTTTGAACGTGGCGAGGACCTAAAAGAAATTGCCAAGATGGCCCGGAATATGTGGGGCATTCGCAAAGATTGGCAACTTCAGGACTTCGTCCGAGGCATGGAACGCTGGAAGCAACGGCTTATGACACCCATGTCTTCGTTTATCCTCGGCAAAAAGAATCCCGAAGAGCGGCGCAAAGCCAAAAAGTTCAAAAAGAAGCAGCACCGGGTATTCAAGAAACTGGATGCCCTCGGCACGCTAGGCTATGCAATCAAAGTGCAAGTGGAACGATTGGCGATTACTCATGCACGGGAGAAAGCAGCCAAGATGCCACTGGAGATAGTGGAAGGCATACAAAAGAACCTCACTGAAATGATTAATAGTTATGTGACTCTTGGCGTTAAGACAGGTCTCATGGATGGCGTCCCTGCCGAGTATAACGTCAATCTAAAAGCTCAATCAGATGCGGTCCTGACCCATGTTGTCGGAGATTACGGCCCCCGGATGATACGAGGAGCACAGAAATTCCTTGAGGCAATGTCCCAGCGGGCCGAAGTAATCGACATGGATTTGGAAACCGGAAAGATCCTCAGTATCACAGGCGGAGAGGATGGCGAAAGTACTACCTCTTAGTGTGGCCTATGAGTGGGCTTATTCATACATAGAAGAGGAAGGGGTTCCTGAGAATCGGGCCGATACTCTTCAGGCGTATCTAAAAGAATGTCCCGTGATTCGCGGCACTGAAGGCGGATTCTTTGTTCCAGAAGAAGCAGTTAAGGCGGCAATCTGGAATTTCATGAAGTGGATCGAAACTGCGGATGCAAATATACTCAAACGCAAGCGCGGCCTCAAAGTCTCAAAAGTCGTAGACATAATCGAGTTTGTCGAATCCGAAGAGTTCATGGGGATGAGAGGTGGGATCTTCCCTATTGTCAAGGAAGCCTTATGGGAGTTTTGGCATGGCAAGAATCCCTATGTCCAAGCTTGCCTTACAGGAGCGACAGGATGCCTTGCTAGTAACGTTGTTTTGCGGCTTAGACGAGGCCCAGGACGGCATAGTGGTAGAGACTACACAGTTCGAGATGCTTTCCTTAGGTTTAATGGGATCAAAGAAAAGCGGATAGGTGCAGGAACAGGAAACGGGCAGCGCCCATGGGATTCTGCGATACAGACGGATGCTTTGTCCATGAAAGAGGATCTCGTTGGTTTCAATCAAGTTCAAGACATTGTTTATAGCGGTGAACAAGCTCTTTATGAAGTCACAACAGCAGCGGGCCGCAAGATCCGGGTTACAAGTGAGCATCCGTTTCGAGTTCCTGATGGAACAGAGGGAGCAAGTCCAGATGGGTTTAAGCCTCTTAACACGCTAGTTCCAGGGGATGCTGTTGTTTGTCAGATGAATAGGCGCAGACCAGCAAACGGCAGACAACCAAACGCAAAGCGAAAATGGGTGTATTCGATTCCGTATCATCCCTTTGCAATAAAGCAAGTTATCGGAGGAAAGGATTACAAGCGAGATTCCTATGCGCGGCTAGCGGTTGAAGCGGAGATGAATAGTCTTTCGGCTAAAGAGTTTATTCGGATATTGAGAACAGACCCTGAGAAAGCAGCGTCTTTGGTTTATCTTCCCCGTTCGCTTGAAGTGCATCATAAAGACCACAAGCCGCTGAACGACAAGAAATGCAACTTGGAGGTCTTGACTCATAGTGAGCATTGTTTACGGCATTCCAAGGACGCCATCAGCCATTTTTCGCATTTGTCTTGTGAAGTTGACACAATTGCAAGCATTAAGTCTTGCGGCACGGAAAACACTTTTGACCTGATTATGACTTCGCCATATCGGAACTATATTGCCAATGGCTTTGTTGTCCATAACACAGGTAAGACATTCTTTGGCGAGATGTGCACGGGCTACCAGGCCTATTTGACCTGGACATATCACGACATACAAGCTGAACTCAATCTTGCCAAAGGTTCCCCTATTTATCTGGCATTTCAGGCCGGGACCTTTACGCAGGCGAAGAACATCGTCATGCGCCCCTTTACTCGGCGCATTCAGACGACCGACTTTTTTAGGAAAGTCTTCCCTTACAACAAGATGGTGACAAGCGAACTCTTATTCCCGAACGGCGTTATCATTGCCCCGTTCAGCGGCTCCGATGATGCTGTTCTCGGTCTGACTATTTTGTATGCCCATGTTTCGGAACTTAATCGTATGGCTTATATCAAAGCGAGCAGCCGGGCCCGGAACCTTACGGACGCAGGAAACTACGACCAGGCCGTTTCAATCTATAAGACCCTTGTTAATCGTATGGTCGGGCGAACCATGCAACTTGGTAAATTGATGGGAAAGATCATTCTAGACGCGGCGTCTGAGCATCCGGACGACTTTACCTCAGGATTAGAGAAGCAAGCCGAAGTTCAAGAAGAAGGCAAGAAGACCATATTTGTCTATAAAAAACGCCAATGGGACGCCCGGCCGTCGTCTGTCTTTTCAGAAGGCACCTTCTTAGTGGAGGTGGGCGAAGCGAATCGGCGTTCAAGGGTCATTCAGACACGAGATCAAGCAATCAATCCTGAAAAGGTTTTGGAGATTCCCCTTGATTACAAGCAATGGATAGATGTCCCGGACATAGAGGGCGCTTTACGGGACTTTGGCGGCGAAGTGGTCGGCTCTAGGGCTGCCGCTATTCCCTATCGTGAAAAGATCTATGAAGGCGTGGAAAACTTCGAGAAGATCAATGGCGACAGGCAGTTATTTGCAACTCCTAATTGTGTTTTGTCCGACATCGTCCGAACTGGTTTAGATGGTGAACTAGATTGGTGGGATCTTGTCAACAAAGAGTACTTGGAGGAAAACATTCTTGACAAAGGCATTGCATTTGCCGTGCATGTAGACCCTTCAATTAAACATGATGCAGCAGGTCTTGTCCTTGGGCATATTTCGGGCTGGATGCTCCGGCCTAGAGTTAAGCGGTATAATCCCCGCACCAGGGAGTATGTCGAGGCCCACGATGCCCGCGTCCCTATTATCACTGCTGATGGCATGCTTGAAATAATAGCCCCACTAGGCGGCGAGATTGAGCTTTTGCTTATCGAGGAATTGGTTATCTTCTTGTCTCAGGTCTTGAACCTCGCCATCGTTTCAGTGGACAGTTATCAATCTGCACAGATGCTTCAAGCATGGAAGCGCAACGGCATAGCCTGCGGCAATTTATCTGTGGACGACACTCCTGACCCTTACAACAGGGCGAAATGGGGTTACAACGAGGGACGGATCTGGACTCCACGCCATGAGGTCTATTTGGACGAAATAATCAATTTGCAATGCGAGAATGAGAAGTACGACCACCTTCCAAATCGCAGCAAGAACGTTAGTGATGGGCTTGCTGGTGTGGTTTATCTTTGTGAGACTCATATAGCCAACGTAACAGCGACTTCTGGTAGACGACCAGAGGGAAGCCAAGGACGTAAAGTAGGCCGCCGTCAAGGCCGCCGAATACCAATGCAATCAAGAGGGAGGTTCGGATGAAAGCAGTAGTATTGTTGAGTGGGGGGCTCGATAGCTCCACTGCCTGCGCGTTTGCCAAGAGCATACAACGGGAGATTTATGCCCTGAGTTTCGATTATAACCAACGGCATAAGATAGAATTAGAGGCAGCAAAGAAGGTTGCGGCAGCATTAGGTGCAAAGGCGCACAATGGAGGATGTACGTAGCGCAATTCGATATTATAAGCCTAGCGAGAACTTCAAACGGTTGCTTAGGCTAAAATACGGGGAGGGAATCATATGATTAAAGTACTGGATCGTGTTATAGTGGATCTGCGAGTGGCACGAAAGCGCCTCATTCAATGGTCGATTGAAGACGAAGAGATTGAATCAGAACAACTAGAAGAAGTCATGTCAGCGGTTGTTAGCTTGCACAATATGCTGAAATTTGCTAAAGGCGTTAAAAAGTCTCGCATCAGGCGGCGACCCAAGCAGGAGACGCTCATTCCAAAGGAGGAACCTACAAATGACGGAACCGAGCCTGAAAGACGTAAAACGAGGCATAACAGAGACCGGACGACGGCAGATGACGCCGGAAGAGCGGGCGAGTTGGGATAACGTGGCTGCCACAGGTAAGCATGAAAAAGATCTCATGCTCCAAGGCATGGAAGTGGCAAGGATCGAACTCGAGACTCCAGGGATAGAGTAATGCCAGACATGACGATAGATGCCCGTATGATGAGTCCTGGTGAGCTTACCTTCGACGAGGAGACGAAAGAGGCGATCCATAGGCTTATTATTCAACAAGACTTCGACACTATGGAAGAAGTGGCTGAGTATTTCTTAGCCATAGGCATTAAGTTAGGGTGGTTGTAAAGGAGGTGGGAAATGAGGGACCCGATTACAAAAGACGAGCTTGTCGCGGCATGCAAAGGTGCGATGAAGTATGCGCATCCAAAGGATGACTCAGAAGAGGCACGAACGGTCATTACGCAAGAAGCGCTCAAGCTCATTAAGACCCTGGACGGCAAGATGCGCGACCCTGCGAACAACAATAGCGGGTTCGACATGGCCCGTTTCTGGTTTGCCGTTGGAATGTTCACAGCAGACGGGCGCCACGGCAGCCAAGGCGAAAGCCTTATAATCATACCGACACTATGAAGATACTTGACCACGACATACCAGTTGTTTCAGAGGTGCCAATGCCAGACGGCACAGTAATGATGGTGAGTTCCGCGCAGCCTGGAGATGTTCCTTTCATAGACGTGAAGGACACGAAAGTGACCTCCGAGAGGAAGGATGGAAAGGTCGTGATCACAGTTGCTTCTAGAGTCAAGATTGATTATACGGAACTCAAGAAACGTATCAAAGAAGGCCGGCTCACAATCCTAGATTTGGAAAGGGACGGATGAAATGGCAAAAGAGCCGCTCAAAGTCGATGTTGTCACTCCAGTTGTTAGCAATCTTGCCTCATGGACATGGAAGACGGTCCTGATGGCGTTTTTCTTGGGCCTCATGGGTGCGGTTTATTATCTCTATACGGATAACCAACAACTGAACGCCAAAGTTGGCGAGCTTTCCGCCTATAAAGGACAAGTCGAGATTCTAAGGGAGAAATGCAAGTGAGAGGAAAATGCAAGGACTGTAAACACTGGGCAGAAGCCTGGCTTCCCGGGCATAAGCAAAAAGCCCCTAGCTGCACTAGGAATCCGCCTCAACTCTTTGCCTTACCAGGTGAGCCGGCTCTTATGAGTCAGATTCCAAGGCTTGATATATTCGGCGTGTTTCCGCCTACCACAGAGGATGTCGAATGTGGAGGGTGGGAAGAGGCAGACACATGAAAGAATTATGGTTAATGGCACTGGTTTTAGCAGCGCTAATGATAGCAGCAGGCGTCCTTACTGGCAAGCTCCGGCCGTCATCGTATTCTGTCGTAGTTCCAGTAATCGAGGAAGGCAAACGATCCCTACCAGGAGCAAAAGTAACTCCAGAGCATGACTATGGTTGCAGTCAAGAGTACGACGAAGACGACATCGAGGGTCTTATGCTTTGCCGGGAACGAAGGGCAGATTTTTGGAAAGATGAATTGTCACAAGAAAACGTGAAGGCATACTTCAGAACAGACGACGGTAGAGATCCCTTCATGAGAATGAAATGAATACGATTTAGGGAACGACTCAAAATAGGGGCGACAGGTGATCCACCGGCCCCGAAGAATGAAATGGTAAGATAAAAGGTTCTCTTGATTCACGGGATAGAGTCGTTCCCCTTTTCAACCTACCTCGGGCAATAATATAACCTAAAAAGCCCCTTTTCCCCTTTCATCTTATTCGGGCAGATATACTATAAAACACAAAGGCGCGGCGGCCTCTACTATACACCAGCCCTAGATATACAAGTCGGGCCCTAGTCACTTCTACTTCCCTATGCATACATATATGACCTCTAAGCCCTAAACCCAAACCTAACATGCAAAGCAAAGAACAGCAGCAGATAAACCCTATAGATACAAAAGATACTAGATAACTGGTGATATCTATACCTCGGCGGCGGCGCGGAGGCAGGGGCCGGAGGCGGAGCCTGTCCCGAGAGCAGCCGAGACTCGGCGCCTCGAAGCTCGACTACAGAGAGCCTGCATAGAGAGGTATATATACGCCGTATATATGAAAGGGGTTGACCTGGGCAGAGCATATATGTATTGTATATATGAGTATTGAAACACCAGCACTGGAGGGACTAGTAATGAACGTGATGATCTCAATGCCGAAGGAAGTGAAAGAATGGGCAGCACAGTATGCTGCTAATGGAGGGCTGAACTTATCCTCATTGCTTACGCTTCTAGTGGTCTTATTACGACGAGATAAGATCAGGATTCGGTTGTTGGTAGATGCAGACAAGCAACTTAAGGAGCAGGAAGAGTGGGAGGATGAGCAAGACAGCAAGAGTCAGCAGACACAAGACTGGGGCATGCCCTCTGAGGCAGCAATAGAAGATACCCTCTAAGCTACCTAGCAAATTTTAATGGCTGAGTTAAGGATATCTCTAGATCATCTAGCAAATATTCAGAGGCTTGACACTGCGGGCAGTATGGTTTACTCTACGCAACGAGTTCACCAGAGCTCAAACCAAACTTCTAGTTAGTAGCCCGCCTCGACCCCGCAAACGATTGAGGCGGGCATCTTTTTGTTTGACATCTTCATACCTGCGGCATATAGAGCACGAGCAGATATATCTCCTAATCCACAGCCCGCAGGTGCGGGCTTCTTTTTGCCCCTGTCCCTACCACCCGAGGCCCTACCCTCCCTATTGCCCCCTGCCCATATCCCCCCCGGGGTTCGCCGTTTCCCAGGAGGGGCCGGGACGGGGGGTTTGTGGAACCCCTTCTGAGCAGAAGCATTTTTTCACTTGGTAACCTATTACTGGCTGTCCTTGGGCTTGTTTGAGCAGGCGGGGTAGCCTACTTCTTGGGGTTTATGGGCGTTGTTGTCTATGGGCTTTAGTGTCGTTGTCGCCCACTAGCTTTTGCGGATTGTTTGGATATATACTGTCTCGTAAAGCACAAGGAGGGTTTTGTTATGCACATTAAGGTTTACGATCCAAAGACGAAGAGGGTAATAGTGTTGGTTTCCGAGGATGTAGTGTTGGCTATATGCCCAGACACGCCAGAGGACGTGAAGTTACTTCGGGGGCTACCAGGGCAGGAGTATAATGCAGTAGTTGGCCCGGAGGGGTTAGATGAAGAGGCCAAAGCGGCGTTTAAGAGGGAGGAGCAGGAGTGGATGCTTCTTAATACCAGGAGTAATATGGAGCACTGAGGAGGGCATGATGGACGCTAAGATTAAACGGTTCGCGAATGTGGTTGGAACAGGGATGGCCGAGCTGGACAAGCGAGTTCGGGTATTAGAGCGGCAGCAGGAGAAGTGGGAAGTTCTACTGACTGCGGTGATATCGGATTTGACGACTTTGCTGGAGGATAAGCGTAGCGGAGCGGGAGGAGAGGCTAAAATAGGCGCGCATGTTGGAGCAAGTGGTGCGGTTCGGTTTTGTGATGCCGACAAGAATCCTCATGTCAGCATAGATCCCCCTGCTCGCAAGGAAGGGTCTTGACTATGTTATTCGATCTATTGAAACGCTGGCTGCGAAATGCCGAGCGGGTTATGATTTTTGGATATTGCAATAAGGAGACGCTCATGACAGAGGAAGACAAAAAGCGATTTAGGAAGGCACTCGGACCTTCAATCTTGGAATTGAAGAAAGGCATTAAGCCGGGTCACAAGGAGCTTGCCCGCGACTTAGAAACCGTCATCGGGGAGGTAAAGGATGAACATAGCCAAGCTGGCTAAAAAAATAGCCGAGAAGAGCGGCCTTCCCTACGACCGCACGCGTGCGCTCGTAGCAGAGATTGCTTGGGCCACAGGCAATAACAAAGAGAAGACCAAGGAGATTATGATACGGTGCGCGAAAGTAGCCTCCAAAGGCAAGGAGGACTTCGGCATATTAGTATTCAAGGAGCGGAAGAAACTCAAGCCGCATGGTATCTTTTCATAAAGGAGGATTGAATGAAACTCCAATGGTATCAAGATGGCAGATGGCATGAAGTATCCGGGCCGAGGTTCCTTTGGATGTATTCCCGGCTCTGGCTTCGGGCGGTACAGCTATATGCAGAGATCGCAGTCTTAACAACTGCAAATTGGCTGTGTGAGAGGACGCGATGATTTGCTCTTATTGTCGGTCGGAATATATAGCAGTCCGCGACGAGCAGAACTGCCGGAACTGTGGCGCACCTGTTCCCCCTTCCCCTTGGGCGGGCCAGGAGATCCTCACGCATAAAGACTATTCAAGCGGAGTGCTTATCACTACCACGATAGACCTAGGAGAGAAGGACTTTAAGATGCGGAAGGTGCAGAAATGACTTTTGTATGTCCCTATTGCGGCCAGGAGTGGGACGAAGACCCGGACCTGCTTCGTATATACCTCGGAGAGGGTTGTGCGCATTGTTATGAATGCGACCGGGACTTTGATATTGAAGCAACCGAGGTCGAATGCCGTCCTTGTGAAGATTAGATCAGGCGTGAAAATGGGAAGACAAGGCCTGAAACGACTAGAATGGAGAAGGAAAGGCGAGAGAGTGGCGAGATTTGGAAAGATGAGGCCCGAGGCGATAAGGGTAGGAAAGGAGAGAGCGTGGCATGATACGATAGGAAGCGATGAGGTTAGGAATGAGTCAGGATAGATCAGGCACGAGAGGAACCGGTAAGAGTAGGGAAGAAATAGGCATGATTGGAGAAGAGGCGGAAGGGACAGGCGAGAGATCGGCGAGAGTAGATAAGGAAAGAATGGACCAGACCAGGAAAGGACAGAGCTAGGTGTGAGAAGGATTGAGAAGGGATGAGAAGGACAGAACTCGGCATCGAACGAACCAAACAAGGAGGGAAAGAAAGATGAACTTTTTAGACAAAGTAGGACCAGTGGCTGATTATAAGCACTTCTATTGTGAGATTACAGGTGTGACGCCTATTACCTGGAATCGGCAGATTCCCGAGGATGTTATTAAGGAAAAGAAGCGAACTGCGGAACAAGTGGAACGGGAATTGTGGCGCGAAAAGCTCCATTATAGGCAGGATGTCGGTTTGTTTCATGTCGCCGATGGGCTTGTTAAAATGCTCAGCGGCGGAGCCAAGAGCTGGGGTGCGTCTATTCCAGGCAAAGGAAAGCAAAAGTATTCGTCGCAACTCAATGCCGCGATTACTCTTGCATCAGATGTCGTCATTATGTCTAAAGACGGCAAGAAGCTTACGCCAGAAAGTTCCCAAGTAACAGGGTATGAACGGTATGTTACCAAAGACACCGGGCGACAAGTGTTTATTATAACGCCGATGGTCTATGAATGGACCGGACGTTTTGCCCTTACAGTTCATAACCCAGACTTTAAGGGTGTAGTACTGGCAGAGATTGTCAAATATGCCGGACTATACTGCGGTTTAGGCGCATGGTGGACCAAGTATGGGCGATTCGAGCCGACCTTATTTGAAGACGGCGGGCCGGAAGTTCATTCCCGGATAGCAGATTTCTCTTGACATTAATACGGTGATTCTGTAAAGCCTCTGTCAGCCAATGTTTTATAAGGCGGCAGAGGCACTTTTTTATGAAACTTCCCGAAATACTTCAGCCCAAACGCAAAAAGAAACGACTCCCCGGCACGGATGTCTTTCCAGAGATCCCCACGATAGGCAAAGGAGGTAGTATGTCTAAGAAACAACGACTTATGGCGGCACTTGAAAAAGGCGGTCCAGGATCTGGCCCGCAACCGGGAGGCGGAAGTGGCGGAGCGCCTGGTGCGATTGCCACAACAGATCAAGCAAAGCTCTTGCAGAGGCAGTATAACAATGCAATTGCCGCAAGGAAGACTCCCGAAGAGGCCATGAAGATAATGCATGCGGCTGCAAGTCGGGTCGCAGGCGTGGAAGATAAGCATATCAAGGAAGCCGAAGCCGCCATCGCTGCACGCAATCGGCTTACCGTAAGCAATAAAGCCGACATCCGGGAGAAGATCCGTAAGGCATTTGACCCTGAAAAGCATCCCAGGAACAGCGGCAAGTTCGATGCGCATACGAACCCCACGAACAAAGTATTCACTCTCAAGGACGGTACCAGACGTATCTTTGTCAAAGATACAATGACAGGCGAACGGCATAGAAAATACTGGAAGCCAGGCGAGCCCGATGTGGTAGTGCCGAAGGGCGAAAAGCGAACCCTGCTCAAGAAAGCCCTTTCCAAAGGCAAGGGACATCCCGGTCCGAGCATTAAGCCCCCGGACGATAAAGGCATGCTAGCGAAGCTGAAACGATTCGGCAATGTCCCGCATTCTTTGCTTGGGAATAAAAAATAACTCTCGCCCCTTGTCCCTACCCCGGCCCCCGTACGCCTGGCCTTGCCAACGAGTGCAACACTCTTGTGATTCCAGGTATCCACGGGGGCCTTCTGCGTTCTGTTCTATTTAAGAGGAATATACCAGATTGCAAAGACCGCGCCAGGAACGCCCCCCGGTTTGAAATTCCTGCCAAGCTTTTTCTTTAATCAGACCAAACTTTTTTGCCCAAACACAGTAACTCATTAATATTTGGCAGCATATATTTTGCCGCCTAGCAAAAAATACTACGAATTTTTCTGGACTTCCATGAAAAAATACTATATTCTTATCTTGACACTTAGTCACCCGGCCCCAAAAAGGCAAAAGGATTCGAGGCTCCGGTCCTGGAGGACAAAGACCTCGATGCAACGGTGGCCCTGGTAGCCTCTACCCCGAAAGTCGGACGACCCCGGGAAAAGGAGTAACACGGAAACACAAGACCAGGACAACCACTTAAGGCGGTAGGACTCCGCCAGCCCACGACGGGGCCTGAGAGATACGATCTCCAAGACGGCCTGACGAAAACGTGAAGCGGGGGCAAGAGGATAGGGGGATTCGGTTGTAAGACCGGGTTATGAGGCGGTCTCGGACTACCTTATAATTGAGTTTTACAACAAACCGGCGAAAGCCGGAATACAAGGAGGGTTAGATGAAAGCAAACGAACGGGCAATATTAGTGGCCTTTGCCAAGCGCATTTGTAGCTTATTGATTGAGAAGGACTTTCCCGAGCCTATTTGTCAGTTTTGTACACGCAAAGGGCGGGAATACTTCCTGATTACTTTTGGTGATTCGCTCGCCTGTTACGATCTGGACAAGAAGAGGGGTCTGAGCTACTTCACATGGTTGACACTAGGCGGCAGCGGCAGACCAAACGATCTTGAGTTTCTCAACTTTGCGAACACAAGGAGGGCGTAGACAATGGAATTTCAAGATTGCGTGCATCAAGGCGAATGTGATCACTCTTTGTTTCCTTGCGAAGAGGGTTGCGAAATGTTCCAGACCAAAGCGGCGCAGTCGGATTCTATGGCGGCGCGCGAGAACCGAGTTTATCAAGGACTCTGCAAGCTGATGGAAGAAATCCCGGAGCCGCAGGTTATTTGGATGCCGACAGCAACGTTTCTTAACAAGCTTACGTATCCGATGCGGTGGAAGATTGAGCATGAATGGGAGTATCCAGGCTTCAGTTCTCATGGCAAGGGATACACCTTTTGCATTGGCGCAAACGCGGACGGCACTTGGTGGGCGGGGCTTTCCCAGGCGCATCGGTATTTGCCTCTCGGCACTTTTCCAACAGCAGACGAAGCAGCAGAGCGTTGCTTCGCAGAACGAACCAGTCTCTAAGTCTAAGGAGCATTATAAAAGGAGGGTCAGATGGAAGCAAGAGACTTCGAAACAGAGCAGGAAAGAGAATGGGCGGCACTCATGGAGTCTTGTCCTGATTGCGGCAAGAGCGGATTTGACTGTGAATGTCCCCCTCATTGTCCTAAATGCGACAGTCGCAACGTCGAGGGAGGTGTGTTTTCGGACTTTGGAGGAGAAAAGATCAGTTGGAGCCGCTGCGCTGATTGCGGCTATGAGGAATACGAAAACGACGGGCAACATCGTTACATCTAAAGGAGGGCTAGACAATGCCAGTGAATCCGCCAGTAGTATGGGGAAGAGCGAAAACAACGGTAGCGCAACAATGTGCATGGATAGGCGACAGGAACCGGCCGTTAGCAGTTATGCGGCCTTGTCCTTGTGGATGCGATCAGAGGGAAGGCAATTTTGGTGTTGGGTATATTACCGGCAGCGATAGGGAAGGCAACGGCTTTACCATTTGGATTGAGGACGAAGTGGTATTTCAGCGGGTATCTAAGCTGCTGGACTGCGTGTTCGATTGATGCAATCTCCTGCTTCAAGCGTCAGAGGCAGGAATGTTGGATCAAACGACAAAGGAGGGTAAGAAAGTGAGAGACACAACAGACGTAGCAACAAGCCAGAGTGAGATGCGGATCAGGGATTACTTGTCCCAGTTAGAGCAAGACTGTCCGGCAGTAGAGCACCAGAAGATTGCCTATAACTGGATGGTTACTGCTCTAGGGGCCGTAAGTATTGCCATCATTGAAGGTGGCGTTATCCTTTACTTGCTATGGAGGTGAACAATGAGACCTGTGGAACTCCAGCAAATAGCTCTGGAGCTTATCTATGTTGCCGGGAAGTATCTAGTAGAGAACGGCAGCTTTCCGCCAGTAGCCCACGCATTTAGTCCGAACCCCGAAAAGCCGGATGCAGCCATTGCTTTTTCAGAGATGCCAGAGAAGCGAGAAGCGCGGTTGCGTTTGATGCAAGTGCTTGTGGAGTTGTGCCGGAGGGAAGGCTTCGATGGGATTGCTTTGATCGCGGACAGCTTTATAGCAACCGGTCGTGGTCCTGTGAACCAGTTTCGCGGTCCTGTCAAGGACATTCCTGGCAGGCGAGAGGCGTTGATCCTGGTTGGATTTGTCGAAGGGTATAACCTTATGGTAACCCAGTATTATCGGCGCAAGATCAAAGGAGTAGTCTTAGAGGAAGCGACTGGAATGGAATCAGGCATAGGCCCAGCAGGCATTCATAAGGGCGGCATCTATGATCCCTTGCTCGAACTATTCGAGCCGATGGCTTCATGCTAAAGGAGTGCACGATGGCTGAAGAATTCATAATTGAAAGTATCGAAACAGAAATGGCCTCTGATGGCGGGCACGTGGAGTTGGTGTTTTCTAACGATACTTGTCTCAATATTGCACTGGATGGGAAAGTCCTTTTGTATGATAGAGAAGATGGCGAGCCAATAGGTGCTTGCTCTATTACTAAGTTGATGGTGGTCTTGAAACAGTTCAAAGACAAGGAGTCTCCGGCTTATAGGAGGATGTCATGGTAGGGTGGTCTTCACTGAAACGGGCGAGAGCCGCCGCAAACAGGATGGGGTTTTCGCCAAAGGTCGAGATCGTGGCTGTCAAAGGGAAAGGCAAGCTTCCTGGATATGTCATTTATTTGCAAGCGTCTACTGACGGCGGTCCTGGCGAGCAGATTGTCCTTCCCCATGACAAGGTAGTCTCAATAAATGAGTTTCTTCGGAGTTACGACGTTAGATTTTATTTTGAGAGGAAAGAGAATGCGCTTATTTGAAGCGATGTTCCATGTCGCACTGGTTGTTTCCTTGAAGCGCCCTGCTCAGGTATCAAAAGAGGAGCATGATGTAATCATTGACTTGATGGACTTCATTGCATGGAAGTGCCAACAAGTCGGGGCCAAAGGGGATCGAACAGAGATTACGATAAGATGGTTGTCGGCGTATAACCGGCTGATTTTCGAGAGTCCGCCGGAAAACTAGAAGGAGGGTCAGATGGAAGGTTTGATCGCTATTGCAAAGGCAGAGTTAATGGCGCTAGCGGAATGTAGCAGGCGCAGATATGTAGAGTACCAAAAGGATGGATTGACGCTGGATGCAATGACCTCGCTCGCGCGTGCAGAGGCATACGAGGATGCTGCAAAGCGGCTTCAGGTTTTAGGGCCGAGCGTTCCCCCGGACCTTAAAATTAAGGTTCCCCCGGAACTGTCCCTTGAGTTTTCCTCAGTGTTCGAGGACATACACCTAAGTCTTTCGTTGCTTAGGCGCAGAGTGCGGGACGTGGAGAATCCCGAAGTGGTAGCTCTCAGTATTTGGCTGGAACAGATCGGCCTTCGCGCCATGCGGCGGATGCGGAAGATAATGAACATTCCCTTCTAGTAAATTTTACTGGTAATGTTAGAGATATTTCTGTATTACCTAGTAAAACTTACAAGGAGGCGGCAATGAAGGAACCGAAACAAACTTCAGAAATAGCGGACCCGCTCAAGACGGCAGAGGATGTCCTTCAAAGGACAGCACTCACAGCGCATCCGGTCAAGTTCGGAGGGGGATCTTATCTCAGCCTGCTGCGGACTACGCAAGAGCGGCTCGATGCGGAGCTTACCAAGCAACACGAGCTTGCAGAAGCCTTGACATCGGTAGCCGAGCGTATCACAGAGGTTTATCAGGCGGAACTCATGGATGCCACGACATTACTTAAACGCAAAGCGGCGAAACTGAGGAAGAAGGAAAATGGATAGACAAGGGGCTTTGCAAAAAGTCCTGCCCATTAAGCGGATGTTTAGGGAGTTTCGGACAGTCATTGCCGGGGATCTGAGGCGCGGTGCGCAAGAGGTATCTTCGGCAGTGATTGTCACTCAAGCCCCCCCTTACCAGGTCCACGAAATCTTGTCAGACTATCAGCCCAAATGCACCGTCAAGCCCCAGACTTGCCGGATCGTTGTTGATGGATTCAATATCAATATCGTTTCCGCAGGCCCCGAAAATTGGGGCTCGACTCTCATTCTTTATACCGGCCCGTGGGAATTCCGTTCCTGCATCTGTTCAGATGCACGACTCCTGAGTATGAAGCTGGACTCTAAAGGCTTATGGGTCAAAAAGGAACGCATTGCAGGTCGGGAAGAGAGGCAGATTTTCGATGTATTAGGAATACCCTACCAGAGGCCCCGGGACCGACGGCAGTTTATGTCCGAGGCTCGGTGGGAGAAAAGGAGAGTAAAAGTGAGAAACCAAGCGCCTACTGAACGGCGGGCAATCTGGTTAGCAATGGATACGGTTATCAGAAGCCGTAAGAAAGGCAACGCCCCTGCCAAGCGGAGCGAAGCCATGCGCCTGATCGAAGGCATTGAAATCCTGGCCGTAGAAGTGGCTCTGCAATGGCTTGCCAGGCACAAGCTGATTATACCTGACGGCCCCAAAGCCTGGAGGGTCAATTCAAAAGTCAATGTGGACCAGGTCTGTTGGATTCATGGTCGGATTTTGGAGCTACGCGGGACCTGTGAAGTCTGTGCGAGGAAGAGACTGGAGGGGAACGAGAAGGCATCGCAGCTCAACGCTACGGTCGGGTAAGTATCCTCTGGAACTTCCCCCCTGGAAAACTATGAAATCTTGACAATTTTGGAGCTAGCATTCCCCTTTTTTGAGTCAAAGCACTCGGACGGTTTTGACCGCAACCCTCCCCCGAAACTGGAGGAAGGAACCGAAAGCCAAGGAGGCCAAAGTCATGAAGAAGAATAGCAAACAAGAGGCGGGCGCAGCTCAAAGCTACGACCATTTGCAAACAATGGTGGATGCCCTATTTGAGAAACAAGAGCAAGCGAGAGAATTGGGCAAATCAATCGACACGTTGAAGCAGGCGATCAAAGAAGGTGCGCTGCTTCATGGTCTCCACGACATCGTAGGCGAAACCGCCAAGGCCAAGATCAGTGACATCCCATCGACCAAGATCGGGTATTTGGAACTGAAGGCTTTTCTCAAGTCCAGAGGGCAGAGCAAACTTCTGAAAGAGCTTATCTCAGTGAAAGTGGAGCCGTTCACGAAAATATTTGGCGAATCCGCTGCCCAAGAGATCGGCGAAGTCACCGTCAAGCCCTTCGGGCGTATCCTCGTAACCCGTAAGTAATTCCTACCAAGCCGGGCCGTAGGTGGCCCGGCTATTTTCTTGCCTGTTACCCTTCCCCGTTTATCTAAGAAAATCACCATTTGAACTACCTTGAAAATTTTACTAGCCAGAGCTGCGGCCTTAAAGGAACCTAATTAGGTTGTATGTCTAGGTTTGGCTATTTAGCCCTTGGTTTGTCGCACACTTACCGTTAAGACCCTTGCCAGAGGGAGTTTTCATGCTTCTGTCCACTAAGATCGTTATAAAGAATGAGGCCGAGAGGCTGGTTTACGGCGAGGTGTATATTCCCTACCGGCTGGACACGGACGGAGAATTCGCAGGGCCGGAAGAAATCCGCAAAGCCTGTCATTGGTATATGGAGAACTCCGGTCCCGATGCGGTTGACCGCAATCATGACTTCGTAGACACAAACTGCACCATAGTTGAAAACTTTATTGCCAAGGCCAACGATCCGGACGGTTTTGTCGAGAAAGCCTGGGTTGCAGGCGGCCATGTCCACGGGGACGATATTTGGAATGAGGTCTTGAGTGGTGGCCTCAATGGCTGGTCCATGGCAGGCAAGGCTGACAAAGAACGGAAGCTTGTTCGGCTCACCGCGGTGACTCATATCAAAGGACAGACCGAACCCTCTCTAGGGCTCCAGAAGGCCGACAATCATCGTCATTCCTTTGCCATCAAGTTTGATGAGGCTGGTCGGGTCATCCCTACTCGGACGGGGACAGCTGCGGGACATAGCCATGTGATTAATCGCACAACGGCAACCGAATTCGAGGCAGGCCATGCCCACAGATTCGACATTGATTGGACCCTCAAGAATCAGGATATGACCCTTGTGGAGCGGGAACAAAACGCGGTCGAACTTTCTAACATACAAGCCAAGAAACTGTCCCTGGTCGCACACGGCGCTGTGCGGCGGGGATTCAAAATAGTTAAAGCAGACACGTATGAGGTAATAAAAATGGACCGTGTAGTGCAGGCTATCCTCACGCCCTCACTAGGACTGGAGGAACTGGTTACCGTTCCCGGCCTCGAATGGCTCAATAATTCCAAGATCAAAGCAAAGACTCAGAAGACGGACGGAAAGACGAACACTTTCATGTTCAAGGCATCAGAGGACTTTGAACCCGGCACGCTGAAGTATCTCGAAACCAATAGCCCCGGCGTTATGCTCTGTGTAGGCATTCTAAAAGCCGATGCAGACAAAGCCGATGCCATTGTTATTGATACTCAGGAACCCTTGGGATCGATTGGTATTGAGGAACCTGGGCAGAGTCCTTTAGGAATGAAAGTCATGCAGCAATGCGGCGCACTCATGTCTTCGGTCCAGAGCGCACTGTCTCAGGCCGGCATGACTCCCGAAACGGCGCAGCAGAGTATCCAGAATGCGATTGATGCATTCCAGAGTTTTATGAATGATACGTTTAACCAAGTGTCGACGGCGACGTCGTCTAGCACTTCCAAACAGGAGGAAGAAACGATGGAAGAGAAAGAAATACGAGCATTGTTCACCGACATGTTCAAGGACGAGGTTCCCAAGGCGCTGAAAGAGCACCTTCCAGGGATGCTGACTGAAGGCTTCACGACTTTGAAGGAAGACATCCTCAAGATGCTGAAGGAAGAGGACGAGGAAGTTGAAGCCAAGAGTGCTGCAGATGCGCTCAAGAGCGTAGCTGAGACAGTCAAGACCTTGGCTGAAACCCAGAAGGCCCAGTCCGAGTCCGTCACCGCAATGGTGGAAAAGATGGACAAGTTCATGAAGTCCGGTACCGACACCAGCTCACACGATAACGATGGTGAGGGCGACGAGGACTTTTCAAAGGGAGATGACAAGGACAAGGATGGCGTCAAGAAAGACGACGGCAAGTGGGGCGGAGTCCTGTTCGCGCATCATAATCCCAAAGTCAGGGCTATTCTTGAGAAAGCCGCCCGCGCCCGGGGCTAAGCAAAGCAATCATAGGAGGTGACCGGATAATGGATATCGGAAAAAGAAACAGGGCTCTATGGGAGTCAATTCAGAAAGGCGACATATCTGTCGGCGATCTCATTACCGACGGTGGCTATTTGCCCCCGGAACAGGACAACAGGTTTCTGCGAAAGATTTATCAGAAGACCCGTCTTCTGGGCTTAGTCCGCCAAGAAACCATGACCTCGCCTATCAGGAAGATTCACAAGATCGGGATCACCGGCAACTTTTTGCATGGCGCACCCGCCAGCGGCACCGCCCTGGATGCAGCCAAGCGTAGCAAGGTGTTCACCGAATACGTCCAGCTGGTGACATCGGAGCTTATCGGCTCGATGTACATTCCCTATGATGTTATCGAGGACAACATCGAGAAGGACTTGCTGGAAAATACCCTTATGGACGAGATCATTCCGCAGAAAGCTGCTCGCGATCTCGAAAAGGTTATGATTCAAGGCGATTTGCTCTCCGGCGATTCGTTACTCAGCAAGTTTGATGGCATTCTTGCCATTCTCAACAAAGGCATTGGTCCGGCCGGCGCTGGCTCGATCACCACAAACGTTTGCCAGTTCACGGATATAACCGGCGTTCCGAGCGACAATATGTGGGAAGATTGGCTCGAAACTTTAGGTGACGAGTATCGTGAAGAGGAAGACAACTTGCGATACCTGGTCAACCGAAGGGCCATCGACACGTACGCTCGTAACCGGCGCGCGAGACTGACCGCTGAAGGCGACCAGGTCCGGGTAGCGGGGCAGCTCTTGGATGAAGTCTGGAGAGGCGTTCCCATTCTTAGTACTCCAAGGATGCCGATGGACTATGGGCTGCTTAGCAACCCGCAGAACTTCATTCTTGGCACGCAGAGAGGGACCCAGATCGAGACGGCCCGAGACATTGAAGCACGAATGATCGTTATCGTGTTGACAATGCGGGTCGCGGTTGGTATCGAGGAGTCCGAAGCGGTGTCAATGGCCGTTGGAGTCAATCCCTCGAGAACGTCCTCGACAACCGTTTAATCCTATTTCTTGGGAGGGAAGTAAGATGGAAGAACGAAAGGCACGGGTACTATGGTTGCAGGAACGAAGGTTTGGAGGCGAATACCGGATAGTTACAGCCCCAGGAACGTCGTATCTCTTCAAGCCCCAGATTCCTGCAATCGTACCCGAATATGTAGCGCATCAATTGGAAGCAGCGAATCAACGGGCAGGCAGGACAAAGTTCCTCATAGAGTATCTGACTCCTGCGGGAATCCCGGAGATTCAAGGGGTGACTCTTGTACCTGAGATTAAAGGGAGTGCCGCCAGGCCTGAGAAGACCAAGAAACGGCCTTCGCAGCCTACCGTTGCGGCCCTGCTGAGAAAAAAGGCAGCATAGATGGAACTTTCAGCAGTAGTGGGCAGCTCTTGGGCGAATTCCTATGTGGAGTCACTCCAAGAGGCCGACGAAATAGTTGCCGAGCTTCCCGCCAGTGCCTCAACTGCTTGGGATGGCATTACCGATGATGCTTACAAGCAGCAGATCCTCATGGGCGGCGCGGAGTTCATGAGTCTTGCCCTTACTCTCAAAGGGTATAAAGCCTACCATAAGCAGCGGCTCGCATTCCCCCGAAAAGACTGTCAGGAACACCTTGGGTTTGAACTTTCTGAGATCCCCTATGCTGTCAAGCGCGCTCAGGTTTACTGTGCCGTTTTCATAGTTCACAGGAATAATGCAAGCCTGCCGTCGGCAGTTACCGGTGACACCGAAAAACGAGGCGTAGCTAGCTTCAGCATTTCCGGCCTTTCGATTTCGTTGAAAGACAACGTTGCCGGAGCCGGGACTATTGAGGAATATATCAAGTCGGCGCACCTGCCTCTATTCCTAATGCTTAAGGACTTTATCACCCAAGCAAAAGGTGGAGCAGTTAAGCATCGACAGCATCTGCGCGCAGTAGATACGACCTCGACTACGACAAGCACAACAACGACAACCGAAACGACGACAACGACAACAGTAGGGGGTTAGATATGGTCTGGAAACGTATAATCCGAGGGCCTCAAGGCAAGCGCGGGAGCGTGACAGGCAGTGTATGGAAAGGGAACGAAACCTCGCCGATCAGGAATATTGGAACGTCTGCGGGCCGAGAATGGGAAAATACCCGTGACTCGGCAACCATAGATGACGGTTCCGTGACGACTACCACGACCGCAGGCTAAGCAAATGGCTGAACTGGACGTAGTGGTTTCGGCACTTCTTGAGGTGCTAGACTTTTTGTTCCGGCAACCGATGTTGGTAAAGTCGGTGACCTATACCTCATGGACGAAGCCGCAATTCGATGAGGCAACTCGAACAATGAAGGAAGTTTCGACAGCGACCGCCGTGGACGCAATAAACGTAGGGGCGGTTATCGGAGCCTTTGGAGAAGGAAACCTGCCCTTCGGCAGTGCCAAAGTGGATTTTATCTTTCGGGCGTCTAGTCTTTCCGGTCCACCTTCAGTCCGAGATAAAGTCACTGTTGACGGCACTGTGCGGCAAGTTTCAGGAATGGTCCCGTATTTGAATCAAGCCTACGGCGTAACGCTTGAAGGAACTAGCTAATGGCAGGTGCTAATTTCACGATTGATGTCAACAAGGAGACAATGGGGCAGCTTGAGAAGATGTTTGCCCAGTTTCCAAAAGCGGCAGAAAGCATTCTTAGAGACTTTGCGATTACAGTAAGGCGGATGCTGCAAGGCCGTACTCCGGTTGGCAAGAAATATGTGAAGAAAAGCGACCGCAAGAGTAAAAAGTCCAAGCCCTACGTGCCATCAGGCAAGCTTAAAGCTTCGTGGCAAGGTCCAGTGAAAGAAGGCGACTCATGGGTTGTCTATACCGGCTTGCCTTATGCTTACATTTTGGAGGAAGGGCGTTATCCCGGTGTCGGCCCCCGAACAGTGTCTGCTGTGGGTGGAGTTTATTCCAGCCAAGCCCCCGGCGGCATGATTGGACCGATGCTTGCTGACCAAGAGTCACCACTTGGCGGCGGATTGGTGTTAGAGGCCGCATTGCAGCAGTTGGAAGCCAGATTACTTGTGAGGCTGCCATCATGAGTTTAGTTTTACCAGTGAGAGAGGACATTATCCGGGAGATACACGCTCGGCTGTCTCAACTGACAGGCACCCTGGTCTTGAGGAATCCCAAAGTTCCGCCTAAAGCCGAGGACTTACCTGCGGTTTCTATCATCTATGAAGAGGACGACGAGGTAGTGAACGACAGCCTCACAGGAGATTATCCTCAACTGGACCACAGATGGCCGATCAAGATCATTCCCTATATGATCGGTAGCGACGGCACAGATGAGACGGCAGAGACAGAGATTCATGCCTTTTGTGATGATGTCCGGCGGGAGATATGGCGCGGAGGAGCGTCGCTCAGCGGCAAGTGTGCAGCAATAAGCCAAGCGAACACTGGCGGGCGGCTGATTAAGCCTCATATTGGCGAAGCAGGAATCGGCCTGCCGATGACATTCCTTGTCATATACACGGAAGACACGGAGCAGTTGTTTTACTAGCAAAAATACTGGCAGAGTTAGAGATATCTCGACTCTAGCTAGTAAAATTTCCAGGAGGTAATGATGGCAACTACCAAAGTACTTGGCCGAGGAAAACTGTATGCAGGCGAGTTCACAGGCGCGTCTAAGACTACGCCTCCGGCAAGCCTAGATTTCATGGGCAACGTTCCGGAGCTTACTCTTACGGCAGAACAGGATGTCCTAGACCATAGGGACTACACCGAAGGGTTGCGCGTGATTGATGATGAGGTGACCCTTGAGGCCCGTTATAATGGCACCATTGCAACCGACCATATCTCTGACGAGAACATGGCAAAGCTTTTAAGTGCAACCGTTGTCAATGGGGAGATTCGAGCCTTCACAAACGTGGAGACAAGATGGCAACTTCGGTTCGAGCAGAACAATGCCATCGGCCCGAACAAGATCTTTCGGTTCAACAAGGTTAAGCTCAATGCAGGCGGTGCTTTCGGCCTGATTGCAGATGACTGGCAGAAGATCACCTTGAATTTTAAGGGATTTAAGGATGCTGACAATTACGCGTCCAGCCCTTATATAACGGTTTACACCACAAGCACCACGACATCGACTACGCTATAACGTAGTCCGGGAGGGATTTACGTGGCTAAAAAAGAGAAAGAGAAGTCCACCTTAGAGCGGCTATTTCCCGCTGGGGAGATTGTGTACGAGAACACAAGGGTTGTAATGAAGCCCATGTCTCTTGCACAACTCCCCATGGTGGTCAATCTATTTGAGAAGTTCGAAGAACTGCGCGCACAGCAGAAGTCTGATATGGAGATTGTCAAGGAAGCCCTCACAGATATTCTGTCTGTTGTCGGCCCTTGCTTGGACATGCCCCTTGAGGACATACCTGCTGCAATGGCACCAGACATCGCCCTCTGCTTTATTCAGCAGAACTTTGGGCCGGATGTAGTGGGAAAGTGGCGCGCCCTGGGAAGCGAGATGGCGGCTCTGGTTCCGAGTTCCCAGGGCAAGGCCTCTTAGAATCAGTAGGCCGCAAAGCAACGGCATTGATCCTTGATGGGTTCGCCCCGTCAGAAGTCGGAAAGCTTCCGCTTTCGGCCCTAATGGTCATAAGCGAGGAACAGGAACGGAGGTGGAAGCGCGAACAAGAAGCTCTGAAGAGGAATAGAGATGGCTGATCGCGAAGTAAAAGTCAGGATTACCGGGCAGGACGATACAGCACAGGCTGTTAGTTCTCTTCAAACCGGATTCAGTAGCATTTCGCAGACAGTTACAGCGGTCAGCACAGCGTTTCTCGCCCTTACACAAGGCACTCAATTGCTCGGCGCAGCATTTGAGGCCATGCTTGCCCCCCTCAAAGAAGGTCTTGCCAAATGGTCTGACGCACAACTCGCTGCAAAACAACTTGCCGTGGCCTGGGAATCCGCAGGCCGGGCCATGCCCATTGCTCAAATTGAAAAGTTCAACGAACAGCTTTACAAAACAACATCTTTGACTAGCCGGGAAATAGACGGCGTTGTCAAACGGTTCGCCCCTATCAAAGCAATTCCTGATGAGATGCTCCCCCGCCTTATGAAGCTGACTGCGGATGTTGCTGCAACCACTGGCCAAGGTGCAGAACATGCTGCAATGTCTATCAGTCGTATTATGCAAGGGCAGTATCAAGCTCTCAGTCGATACGGTATTAGAATTTCAAAAGAAGTTGTCGGCACTATGGACATAGACAAGATCCTTAGTGCGATTGAGCAGCGCGCTTCTGGTATGGCAGCTCAAGCCCTTGAGACATGGGAAGGCAAGTCTGCATATATCGATAAGACTTGGCGCTCCATTAAGAAGCTCATGGGAGATATTGTTGGAACCCCGCTCTTGCCGATGATGGAGAGTATCCGAGTTTCGACAGAAGGCTTTCTGGAAAGCCTTAAAGAGGCCAAGAAAGCAGGCAAGTTTG